GGAAATTCTTCGGAAGGCGGAACAGGAGGGTCGGCATCCACAGGCGGAGACCCTTCTCCAGCGGGCGGAGAGTCCGGCCATGCGGGAGATCAGGGCGGCGGAGCTTCTCCGTCTGGTGGCTCGGGTCAGGGAGGCAGCGGGAGCTTCGCGGGCCAGGGCGGAGAGTCCGGCCATGCGGGAGATCAGGGCGGCGGAGCTTCTCCGTCTGGTGGCTCGGGTCAGGGAGGCAGCGGGGGCTTCGCTGGCCAGGGAGGCAGCGTCGGGATAGCGGGCCAGGGAGGCAGCGTCGGGATAGCGGGCCAGGGAGGCTCGCCACCATCTTGCGTGACCTCGTCCGACGAGACGGGCGAGGAACAGTGCTCCGACGGCTGCGACAACGACGGTGACGGCCTCGTCGACTGCAACGACAAGACCGGGTGCAACTGGCAGTATAGGCACATCGCTGCCTGCGCCACCAGCAAGGAGGACACCATCGAGAAGTGCTCGGATGGATGGGACAACGACGGGGATGGCTTCACGGACTGCAACGACGCCGGTTGCTGGAACATGGAGATGTGCAAATGAGCGACAACATCATGGACTCGGTACAGAACACGTGGGCATGGAGGTGCTGGAGTGGAGACCTCCCACTTGTTCATAGCGGTTTGAAGGGCGATCTTGCCTGCCTGGAGCTTCACATCCCGTCTGCCGAGGAGGCCCTCTACAACTACAGGTCGGAGGCAGCCTGTGGGCAAGCCACCGCGGGAAACTTGATGGTTCTCCAGCTCTCTGGAGCCATCACAGATGCATCGTTCGGGGACAGGAAACAGGCCGCCGAGGCCCTTCTATGCTTGGCAGCCCTGGCCATCAAAGAAGCGGATAGACTACGTTCCCTCGATGAAACGGACGAACCACCTGTTGGAGAGAGCACCGAGTCGCTTCGACCTGATTTTGTCGATGATCACTGACGGCGGTCTCCTCGTCAACATGCGCAGGGCCAGGGCCACGACAAGACCGCTCCGGTTCCTCCCCTGCGCGCAGGTGACGAGCACTTTGCCTCCGCCCTTCACCACCTTGACCACTTTCTTGGCGGCAGCCACGGCGCCTCGCAGCTCCTCCATGGTGGGAGGTGCCCCGCTGTCGTCCAGAGCCACAGAGGTTGTTCTCACACCGTACCTCTCCCACCCATCCGGAGCAGGCCACTCCTTGGCGCAGAAGAACACGGCGTCGAAGCCCTCGCCTCTCACGATCCTCGGACCAAACAGGTGTGGCGCAGAGCCTTGCCATATGCCATGGCTGATGTGCGTGGCGTCCAGCATGGAGGCATCTTGGAACCGCTTGAGATAATCGGCAAGGTGGAGTTCTCGTCCAGCGACGGAGTCGTCAACGTTCGACTTTTCCCTTCGCCCGAGTACGTGGAGATGGGAATGCCGACCGTGTTCTGCGGGCAGTCCATAACAAGAAACGATGCCGCCCTCGACCTTGTCGGCAATATGCTTGAGTGGGCCGACTCAGAGCAGGACGACGGCGACAGAAAAGGGTTCGCCGCAAGGTGCGTCGTCTTGGTCGTGGTTCACGAAGTCCAAGACGAACTCGAATGGGAAGTCAACGAAGACCCTTGCGAAAAGCCGAACTGACATGTCCGTGATAAGCGATCTGCACGAAGAGGCGTTGCGATACTTCCAAGAGGCAGAAGACCTGGCCCTCCGTGGGAGCAAAGGGGAGTCCAGGCGCAAGCACATCGACGCCATCGATCTGTCAGAGGCCGCTTGTAGGGCCTGCCCAGAAGGACATCGTATGTGGGTCGAGGTCCACACTCTCGCGGCGACACTATGCCAAAGGCTTGGCAGGGAGAACGACGAGAGGCACTACAGAACCATCCTGAGCTGCAAATGAGCGACAACGTCGACCACCCGAAGCACTACAACTCCCACCGATCTGGTGTCGAGTGCATCCAGATCACAGAGCACCTCAGCTTTTGCCTTGGCAACTCTATCAAGTACCTGTGGCGCGCTGGCCTGAAGGGTACCAGCGAGGAGGACGCCAAGAAGGCGGCCTGGTACCTTCGCCGAGAGGCGGACAGGGAGAACGCCGCGACAGGGCCCCTCATCCTTGGACCCTACTGCGCCAGCGAGGTGTGCAGGCTGCTCATGGCAGTGTACTCCGCCGAGGGACAAACACCCCTCGGCAGGCTGTGCCATCTCATCGCCAGAGGTATGTTGTTCCCGTCGAGGATGAAGGCCATCGCCGACGAGATCGACCCACAATTACGGCCTGCACAAGACGTCGTCGTCACACGCGGACCACCCCATCGGCAGTGACGTGTCCTCGTCGACAGTGCAATCGTCGAAGATTGCGGTTTCAGAACCGCTTGCGTCAGACATGTCGCAGCCGTAGAAGTCGCATCCCTTGAACCTGACCGAGCCCACGTAGCAGCAGAACGTGCATTCCATGAACTCGCAGTCGTGGAACAATGTTCTGGCCATGTTCGTGTTGTCGAAAACGCACTTGAAGAAGATGCAGTCCTTGAACCCGCACCAGTCGAAGCCGGTCTCGGTAAAATCGCGGTCGGAGAACCGCACCCTCTCGAATCTGGATCCGGCGGCGTCGATGTTCTCGAACGACTCTGACGAGAAAGACTTGTTCTTGATCCTCGAACCCGGCTCGATGTCGGCTTCGTCAAACTTGCTCATGGCAACAGGTCCTTCGTTGTGGTTCCCATCCATAGGTCCGAGGTCTGGTTGCTACAAAGATAAGCCTCGGAGATCCAGGCGTGACCTTTGTCTCCCCACTCCTCTCCCCACGAGTTTCTCACACGGAACTCTCTGGCGCCGTTGAGCCTCGTCCTCATCCCGACGATGATCATGGCGTGGCGCCCGACTGGGCTGATCGGAGGGTCAAAGACAAGCTGAGAACCGTTGTAGTCGGCGAAGTCCTGACCAACGGCGGTGCCGAAGACGACAGGCTGCATGAATCGCAGGCACGCCTCGACCTCGTCGATCCTTGTCTGCCCGGTGCCGTCGATCCTGAAGAGGCCGCGGATCTGGTGCTCGCTCGCCTCGTTGAAAGCCTCCAATGGCGGCGAGGTGAAGACGTTGTCTTCGACATACGCCCACGTGCTCTCTCTCGGTATCCCTAGCTCAAGAAGCTGCCTGGCCGCGTCCCTGATGAAGCAGCCGCGATCTTCGTGCTGGAGCTGTGACTTGCATCGCGCCGTCCAGTACAGGAAGAGCCGAGAGAGCTGCGGGGCGTCCTCCCCGAGGTCGATGCCGAGCATGATCTCAAGCGCATCTGCCCATGCATTGGCAACGCAAGATCCCAACGACAACTGGTTGGAGATCGGCGTGTACTCGGGAAGGATGAATTCGTCCTGCCAAGCAGTGGGCTTCTCGACGAGCTGGCCAATCACGGCCGACAGCGGCTCTTCTTTGAGGTCGTGAGGATCTCGCTCTCTCTCTGGGAGCCACCCGCCGACCCTTACTGGGCTTGCACACATGAGTCCACCTCGTCGCAAGATGACACGGCCGCGATGCACCTTGGGTTGAGCCACACGCCGGCCATGTGTGTCCTGAAGCACCGCTCTCGAAAGGGAACGCCCTTGCTGTTTGGGGCACCCAGGAGCGCCCCCTTGCTGTCTCGGCATCCGAGCTGGAGAAGTCGGGCCTCCGCCTCGTCGCACATGTCCGTGTCAGTGACGGCGTGGGCCCGTTTTGGCTCGGCTGGCGAAGCGCAGTCTGCGCCGAGCAGGAAGACGAAGGAGAGGATGACTGGGATGCGCATGTCGATCCACATGTTAGCATGGTCTTCATGAGCTACGAAAGATTGATGGCCGAAGTGAGGGCGGCTGCTGCGTCGGGGCTGCTTCCGAAGCAGATGACCCTGAGCGAGAGGATCGACTGGGTCTACGGGTGGATCGCCATGAGACGCCCTGGCATGACGAGAGAAGAGGTGGCGAACATTGTGCTTGACAAGGAGCGAGAGGCGGCTGATGATGCCGGGTATGACAACGAGAAGCGCGACGATGACAAGCGTGAGTCCGCCCGAGAACGAGCGGGATGAGGTGTTTGAACGCATCTGGGTGGGCGAGTGGCCCAAGACCAAGTTTGCGGCCACTAAGGTCATCTGGGTGCAGTGCTCCAGTGAGCTTGTCGGGGAGAACAACGAGAACGTTGACGGCGTGAAGGTCGTCCTACCGTTGCGGGACGAGGAAATAGGCCCAGACAAGGTGCGGCTGTGTCGATCTTTGGCGTCCCAGTGCGCCTCATGGTGGATCGACGGCTACACGATCCTCTTCACCTGCACGGCCGGCATCAACAGGTCCGCTCTTCTGGCCTGCATGACCATGTTCAACCTCGGCGTCTTGCCAGAGGACGCGATCAGGGCGGTAAGGGAGAAGAGGTCTCCCCTCGTGCTCGACAACAGGCACTTCTTCCGCGTCATCATGGCGATGGGGAACGGGATCAAGCGATGAGCAAGAGAAAAGCGTTCGGCTGCGTCATCGAGCACGACGTGCGCAAGGACGTGGCCATGATCTACAGGGAAGGCACTGAGCGCCCACCCTTCGTCACCTCGGAGTCTTGGGTGACCCACCTGGACGGAACGGCTTGTGCTGTCCAGTTCTCGAAAGCCAACGACCTTTGCCTGGACGTGAAGGGTGGCATCGTTGCGACCATCGTTACGACGCTTCCTGCGGATCTGGCCGCCGCCTCCGTCTACTGGTGTTTCCATCTCAGGCATGAGTGGGTCATGCGCGAGATCCTCAAGGACATGGCTCAGAGGGCATTTGTCGCTGCCAGCCTGCTCAACCGGCACGATGCCACAATCGGAGAGGCCGATCGCTTGTTGTCGTGCAGGTTCTTTGTCGTCGATCGAGGGTCGCGTCATGTCATCGCTGAGGTTCGATATGACTGCTCGAAAACAACGGCAAGAGGCGCAACTCTCGATGCGGCGAGCGTCGTTGGGGCATCATACAACTCCTTGTCGATGTACTCTGGGACAACGATGGAAGTGAAGGTCGTGCCCGCTGCGACAGTTGGTCCCAGATCGAGCATAGATGTGTCAGACATGGACGCCGACGTCCTCAGCGAGAACGTCTCCATGTTCGGCAAGGAAGCTCTGTTCCATGTGGTCTTTTCACAATCTTCGGATGATGGCCAGTTCGTCGGGTTGTGCCCATCGCTCGGCATCTCCACTCAACCTGGCAGCCCCCAAGAAGCGCTCCACGGCATTCGGAAGGCTGTCCTTGAACACGTGTGGCAAACGTCCGTCAAGGGGGCTGGTAAGTCCCTCAGGTCTGCCTCCGTAACAACGAGCGAGGCGGCGCGGCTTGGTGGTGAAGTGGTTCGAACGGTCATACCATATGAATGACACCAACCCGTCTCCGTTTGAGGCTCTGGTTGCCGCCGTCATGAGGTCAAAGCCGGCAGAAGTTGTTCGCTGGTCAACGGGCGACGTCGCCTACTTCTGCTGGAGATTCGTCAAGCAGGGGAAGCGTGGTCCGCGAGTGAATGAGATCAGCATCATGCTTCGCGAGGACGACACGGCCCTTATCCCTTGCTCGATGGAGCACGTGTCGAACAGGCACGAGATAGGAATGGTCATCGCAGCTCTCAGCCGGGCAGAGCAAACACCCCTGACGAGATGGCGCATCGCCAAGCTGAAGGACGCGCAGCGACTGTGCGGGAGCATGAAGCCATGAAAGAGGACGTTGGTGAAGAGTGTCAGCCGGCGACGGCGGTTCTGGAGAGCGCCCTGCGCCTCCACATGTCCATCAGGGGCTCCGTCAAGATGTCCTCAGAAGACGAGTCCGACGTCGCCGATCACCTGCGAGCCAAGCTCTCGTGCTGGAAAGAAGGGGATCCAGACAGCGCATGGTTCGACAGGGCTGTCAAGAACCTAGTAGAGGCCGTGCTAAAGGAGAAAGAAGTATCTGAGAGGCGTCTCCAAGGTGTTCCAGCGGCTGGGGAGCGATGCTCGTTCACGGTGGGCTCCGACGTGTACCCGTGCACAGTTGTCGAGGTGAAGAAGAACGGTCGAGAGGTCGTCGTCTGCCAAGACACGTACAGGGTCGTCAGGGTGCAGTACCCGTGGTCGAAAGAGCTGGATGTGAAGCTCTTCACTCACAACCCCAAGGGTCCACGAGTGACCTTCACACTGAGGCGAGACGGGCAGTACAGGAGGGCAGGCGACAAGCACGGAACCCTGGTGAGGGGAGGGTGGGATGCCTACCAAGACCCGCACTTCTAAGAGGATCTTGTTCGTCTGCGGCAGCAGAAGCCTCTTGAGCGACAAGTCCCTTGAGGCGTGGGGAAGGGACACTATCTTGAAGTTTGCTTCCAAGGCAAACTACGTCTTCTCCGGGGGCGCAGTGGGGCCAGATTCATGGGCCATTGACTGCGCCAAGTACCTCGGGACACCTCACGTGTGCTGGAACGCAGATGGGAGCACGACGAAGTCCTGGGATAAGTCACAGTCGTCGTGGTTCTACAAGGACGACGATCGCTCGTTCATATACACGAACAACATCAGCTTCCCCCGTGGCGGAGCTGGATACACAGAGGTCATCGACGTTACGAGGAAGGGCGCCGTCCATCCGGCGCTCGTCTTCGCTCCCTCGTGGGGCATTCTTGCTCCAGAGATCAAGGCTCGGCGGCAGAGCAGTCAGGATGACGAGGACAGGTGGAACGCATACTCCGAGGCTTACAAAGAAGAGCTGGAGATGGCCATCTCCGAGCACCCAGACGAGTGGTCTTGGCTGTGCAAAGCAAGGAACCCGACTCTGCTGTGCTACTGCAAGGACGCACTCCGATGCCACAGGAGCATTCTAGCCCATCGACTCAGCGTCGACACAGGTGCTCCGTACTGGGGAGATGGGCCTACTCCGCTACAGCGAAACACGGCCATGGCAGAACACCTGGCGAAGCTGTCGTCTGTCGGCTACAACGTTCTCGCCATAGCTCTTGTTGACCCCAGGTCGAAGACCGGAGGAACGCTCTTCACAATCGGAGAGCTTCGTCGACTGAAGATCGAGACTCACGTGTTCAACCCGTTAGGAGAACGAAGGATGAAGAGGAACATTGCCGAGATGATGCTTCCTGAGCTTGCTCAGGAGTTGCACCAGATATGCACAGGGTCGCAGTGCGACTTTGGCGACGACGACCGGGCCTCCGAGATATACAGGATGCTCAAGCGTCGAATGGAAGAGTGGGAGCCGTCCACTGAGCGCACGATGACCTACGACGAAGCCGTGAGAATGCTTGTCATCGTTGCTGTTTCTGAATATGAAGTAGACGTGCTGCATGAAAGGCTCGTAGGTGCCGCGTTGTCGGGCCGCGAGAGCGAGGTGGTGTCGTGACACCAATCGCCACTCTCCGCTCTCTCGGCGCCTGCGAGGCGTCTATCGACTGGGCACTGGCGCAGTGCGACCGGAGCCCGCAGGCGCTCTGGTCCGCCTGCCCACGGGGCGACTGGCTCGCCTGGTATCTAGGGCGTCTCGGCGCCCGTGACGGCCACGGGTCGCCAGCGCACAGGAGAGCCGTGCTCGTCGCCTGCCTCTGCGCACGCACCGCGTCGCGCCACTGGCGCAGCCCAGCGTCGCGCCACTGGCGCAGCCCAGCGTGCGAGCGGGCCGTGTCGTTGGCTGAAAGGTGGGCCTGGGGCGACGAGACAGTCACGCGAGACGATCTGCGCGACGCCTACGCCGCCGCCGACGCCGCCGCCGCCCGCGCCGCCGCCTACGCCGCCGCCAACGCCGCCGCCAACGCCGCCGCCGCCGACGCCGCCGCCTACGCCGCCGACGCCGCCGCCAACGCCGCCACCAACGCCGCCGACGCCGCCGCCAACGCCGCCTACGCCGCCACCAACGCCGCCTACAACGCCGCCGTAGCCGCGCGCGCGGCGCACCTCGCCTCGCTCGCCGATCTGATCAGGGCGGCAGTGCCCGAGGTTCCGCTGTGAACGCCATCGACATCTTGCGCGCTCTTGGTGCCTGTGACGATGCGCTCGAATGGGTCGAAGCCCAACCCGACCAGAGCCGAGAAGCGCTTTGGCGAGAGTGTCAGCGAGCCGACTGGATGCTTTGGTACCTGGGCACTCTCGTCGATCGCGACGGCTATGGCTCCAAAGTTCACCGCCGCGTGATTTTGATCGCCTGCCTGTGTGCCCGCACCGCATCCATCCACTGGCGCGATCCATCGTGCGAGCGTGCCGTGTCGTTGGCTGAGCGGTGGGCTTGGGGCGACAAGTCGGTCACGTGCGAGGAATTGCGCGCCGCCTCTGTTGCCGTCGTGTACTCCAACCACGCCCACGACGCCGCCGCCGACGCCGCCCACGCCGCTGCCGCTCGCACCGCATACGCCTCCGCCGTCGCCGTCGATACCGCCTATGGCGCTGCCGTTTACGCCGCCAGCGCCCACGCTCGCACCTCCGCCGTCTCCGCCACCTTCGCCTACATCAACGTACGCATGGCGTACCTCGCGAATCTCGCCGACTTGATCCGCGCCGCCGTCCCCGAGGTGCCAATGTAACTAACATTCACATGAGTATCACACGGCCCCGTCACCCTCGGAAAACCGAGGGCCGGGGCTCGGGGGCGTGGAGGTACATCATGAGGATCTATGTCGCGAGTTCCTGGCGCAACCCACATCAGGCAGACGTTGTCACCGCGCTTCGTGCTGCGGGCCACAAGGTCTACGACTTCAAAGAGCCGACCAGTGGCGAAGCTGGCTTTTCATGGTCGAAGATCGACCAGAACTGGCAACACTGGACCCCGCAGGAATACGTCGAGGCGCTGAGCCATCCCATCGCGCAGGCTGGTTACAGAAACGACATGACTGGCCTGGAGAACGCCGAGCTGTGTCTGTTTCTGGGCCCTGCTGGACCTTCAGCCATGTGGGAGCTGGGCTACGCCAAGGGCATGGGCAAGCTGACGTCTGTGCTGCTGCTCGGGATGCGCGAGCCGGATCTGATGATCGCTGACTGCGGCCCATTCTTCTTCGACGTGAACGCTCTCCTCGGCTGGCTCGGGGAGAAGGACCGATCGATCGCCTCGTATCTGCGCTGATAGGTGAACAAGATGAGTCTTCTCATATCATACACGCATCAGGGTGCGTGCTTCGTTTGGACATGCGATGTGGTGGGATGCAAGACCAGGATTCCATTGGAAGGAGGCGACCCGCCGGACGGCTGGCTCGTGCTCCACGAGAGCCTCGGAGTGAGCGCTTGCGTTTGCAACCATCACGACAGGACGGGCACGTGCAACATCCACCTGGAGAAGAAGACGTGAGAAGGTCGAGCAAGGCCAGCTCCGTCTCCCTCACGTACAGGGACGCTACTCCTTCGGAGAAGGTCGTGTGCCTCGCCTGCGAGAGGAGAATGGCGGATCTGAGAAAGCTCTTGCCGTTCGGCTCGTCTACCTGTCCCGCCTGCGGCGAGACAGATTCCATACGATACTCCGTCTGTTACGGTGCAGAAAGCAGAGGTGTCATGAACAGGCTAGACGCTATGCTGAGGTCTTGCTGGCTTCGTGTCGGGGCGCACTTCCACTACGTGTGCCGGGGATGCTATCATTCATGGACAACAGCGTCCCTGCTGACTGACTGCCCGTAGGAAAAAGGAAAGGGGGCCCCGGCACCATGCCGAGGCCCCCTTCGTTGAGCTTGGTTCCCTAGCTCATGAAAGCTCTCACAGACGCGGACTGATGTCAAGGTCAGAAGTCGCTGCCGCTATAAGGCTGCCTCCGCAGGGTCAGGACGTAGACAGGCCCACCGTCGTCGAGGTTGATCTCCATCGAGACCTCGTGCGTGTCCGACTTCGCCGCAAGAACCTCTTCGATCGCGTCTCTCATGGCGATCTGACCGAACGCATGGACCTGAGCCACGTGGTTTGCGCTCTTTCCGGCGCCGCGCAGACGGCCGCCAGCCTCTCCGAGCTTGAGCACGGCGCCAGGGTTCTTGTTGTACTTCTTTCGAGCCATGCGCGGATCGTAGCACTGGACGCACCGATGCGGCGCGCAACGCACGGCGCGCAACGCACGGCGCGCAACGCACGGCGCGCAACGCACGGCGCACGCGCGCGTACGCGCGCAATCCTCTGTGTACGCGATGCGTCACGAACTGATAATGCTGGTTATCGGTACGTCCCTGGGGGGTACGTAGCGATAACTTGGATTATCTGAACGTTCATTCCGGCTGGGGGACCCTGGGTACGGGACCGCCATTAGAGGTGAGGGCGGCACTCGCCCCCCTCGCCGATCCGTGACAACCCGATGCCCCCCCCTACTGCGGACAAGCCGCTTGTGGGGCGATCTTGACCGCACCGTTGCGGGATCACGATCGCGTCAAGCCAGACGGAAAAGAACGGCGCGGCACATACATGCGTTGTGTGTGCCACCTAAGCGCCTAGCTGTGAGGCTGCCTGTCTGGCAAAACGTGACCGTGGTACCAAGCGGGATGTTCTTGATTGCCACGCTAGCACAATGTCCAACGTCGGGGGGGCCAACGTCGGGTCAGTAGCGGGTCAACGGGTGTGAAAACCCGGCCTGTTCTATGACAACTAAAGCTAGAATTGTTGGGTCTAGTTTGTAGACCTAACGGCCCAAACGAGCGGACGGAAGGCAAGCGCAACCTATTCGATTGCGCCCAGATTACCGGGATACGCTAGCAAGGCGAGGCTTTGCCTCGCCCCGAATCGGCTTATGCCGATCCTAGCCCTACCTGCAACATAGGTCCAACCCTGTTGCAATTCTCCGCGCACGGCGCAGTAAGCGACGTGCACTTCGCCATTGTGCGAAGGCTAAAAGGAAGCGCCACGATGAAGGTAACCTAAGTGCGCGCTAAGGCGACGGCTTTACCCAACAATTCTAAGAGCTAGAAAACGCTACTGATCCAAGCAATTGGAAGGGCGAAGTTTGCCCTGTAGTCATGTGTCAATGCACCGTGCGCACTGGCTTGCCAGTGCGCCGCGGTAGCGGCGGCAACGAAAGGTAGCGAAGTCCTAGCCCATGTGGCTCGCCATGGGATGCGAGCCCGATGCGGATAGTGCGCGCACCCTGCCAAACAGCGCAGGCCAAGCGCGCACTGTGAATCTGCCCCGATTCCCACGGGTTACGGTTGCCCCCCCTGTGTGCTGTATGCACAGGGGAGCGGCGCCTAGGGTGCTCCCACAAGCAAAATGTGGGGCGGTGTTGTGACGTTTACCGCGCCTCTCCGGCCGCGATCGGAGGGGCAAATCGAGAGCCGTCTCTCGCGGGTTGTGAGCCCTCGACAAGCGGCGCGTCGGTGTTCCGCGTGCTCATCGTAAAAGCGCGCCGGGGTCGTCTCATGCCCCGTGAAGTCACGAGACAACCGTCGCGGCCTTGACAGGGCCGGGCGGCTCTTCGCCCCCCTAGGGTGCTCACGTGCCCTAGGGGGTCGAAGCGAGCATGTGACTGCGGTCGCGTGCTCGCTCCGGCCTGAAGCATGGTGCTTCGGGCGAATCCTTGCGGCCTAGTGCCGCAGAAAGGAGCAGCCATGGTGGCTGTTCTGGAAAGCCTCCCATGCCCGACAGCGGGCACGATGAGGCATCGCGCTTGTCATCGGCCGCTCATGGCCGACGGCAAGCGAGAAAAGGCGCTGTTGTGCGCCCCGTCGCCTTACCGCACAGCCCTGTTCGGGCTGTCGCGGGAGGCGACGGCGGCGCCGCTCTCGCTGGGGGCCGGTGCTCCCAACGAGATCGTGGTGCGCGATGAGCGCACCGCGTTCGCGGCCGAAAGGCCGCTCTCGTACGCAGCGCGTTTCGGGCTCAAGGGCCCGGACGCGCTCGTCGTGATGGCGACCCCTTGCCCCCCGGCGCGGGGCGCCATCGTCGCCCCCGTCGCGCCTGAGGCGACGGGCTGCGAAGACGGCGTGAGGCGGCGATGCCGCCCCGACGTCTGCGCCCCCGCGGGGGCAACCGTTTGCCCCCGCGCAAGGGGCAAGTGCCGCGCCGTGCGCGGCGTAGGACGGGCCAAGGCCCGTCCGTTCGTGCGGGGCGACCGGCCCCGCGATTGTTGGGCGCCTCCGGCGCCTAGCAGAGTCGCCGCTGGCGACGTCACCCTCATCGGTGACGCTCGCCTGCACCATGAGCACCGGGCGGCCATGAGGGCCCCCGGTGCCGCGGCGGACTGTCATGTCCGCCGCGAATGGTCCGGCACGCTGCTTCATGTGAAGCGTTGCCGGACACAGGGTGCAGAACGCGCCAGGGCCATCGCGCCCGGCGCGTTCTGCACCCTCGCGTCGCGGTGCGCTCCGATGAGCGACCGCGACGCGACCCGCTGGGGGCACGTGCCCCTGGCGGAGCGAGAAGCCCACATCGCCGAAATTTCGGCGATGTGGGCTGCCAAGCCCTGCCGCGCCGTGGCTGGCGCGGTGGGGAACAAGTGCGTCCGCTTGTCGGGCGGACGCACGATGAGCGAGGGGCGCGGGCGCCCCTGCGGGGCCCGGATGGCCCCCCGTCGCTTCGTCGAAGGGGCCTGTCGCCCCGACGACGGGCGGCGCGTCGTCTGACCCCTCCCCCCACCGTGCAAGGGCGCCTGCCCCTTGCGCGGTGACGCACGAAGCAGGACGCCCCCCGCACGGGGGCCCACGTGAGGGTACGGCTACGCCGTGTCCTCGCATGGGCGTTCGTGCCCAGAACACGCGGCCCAGCGCCGCAGAAAGAGAGGCCAGCAATGGACGACGTCAAGCGCGTCTCCGCCCGTTGGACGGGCGAGGGCGCCGAAATCGAAATCGTCCTCCGCGGCGAAGGCCAGGAGGACGACGTCAGGCTCGTAGACGTTTTCGCCGATGGCGCAAGCGTCTACGACTACTACTACCGGGGCGCGAGCCTCGGTAAAGAAGCCACGGTCTTCGGGCCGTCGGCGTGGGCGCCGCCGTCAAGGCGGGCAGTAGATGAATTCCGGCGCGCAAAAGCGCGCCGGTTGGCGACGCCGGAGGCGGCTGTGCGCCGCCTCCTGAACGTCACCGGCCCTTGGGGTCGGTGACCCATCCCACGCCGCGCGAGGGAGCCTGCCCCTTGCGCGATGACGAACGAGCAGGCCGCCCCCGCACGGGGGCCCACGTGAGGGCATGGCTACGCCGTTCCCTCGCATGGGCGTTCGTGCCCAGAACACGCGGCCTAGTGCCGCACGAAAGGAGGCCAGACATGGCCATCGAAGTTCCCTCGCCTGAGGACGACAACGTCCTCCGGCACGTTTCCCTCGCGGGGGGCCACCGGCTCCTCATGTGGGAAACTGGCAAGACGGAAGGTCGCGGCATAATGTGCCGCGACCTGGTAGGCTACGCTTTCTGGCCCGCGGGCCATGAGGCGCCGCTCTTCCTCGGCGAGGATTTCAGTCCCTCGCCGTGCCTCGCGATCGACAGCGACGATGCCGTCGTCGCTTTGCTGGGCTTCCTGACGTTGGAGCCCGGCGATACAGACTCGGAATACTTCGAGAAGTATTCCGAAGAACAGATCGACTGGTCACGCAGCGACCAGTGCGAGACGCTTGGCTTCTACCTCACCATCTTCGATGAGGATGGTGATGAGGATGGTGATGAGGATGGTGATGGTGATCGGTTCACACTGATCACCGACATCGAATTACATCACGCCTCGCCCCGAGACTGCCTGTCATCAAGCGGCCTGGCACGCCGCTTCGGGGCCCGCTGCCTTCGGGCGGCAGAAAGGAGGCTTCATGATGTTCATGAGGCCGGCCCTGTACAAGGGCGCTTACTACGCGGTGGAGACCACCTCGGGAACGGAAATCGTGCCCGAGGACGTGGTCGGAGAGGCAGTGCGAGACCTGCCTCTCTTCTGCGAAGGAGATGTCCTCTCCTTCGAGAGGGTCGAGAGCGGCATCTTGTGCCGTCTCTCGGCCCCTGGGTACATGGATTGCACGCCGTGGTCGGCGTGCAAGACAGTCGAGGAAGCGAGGGAGCGTTTGCTCTCGCTTCTCGAAGGAGAAGACGATGCCGAAAGCGCGGTTGATTCCGCGCTGAGGAGGCTGTGATGTCGTGCTTCGTACTGCTCCGAACGAAGCACGACATCAACGGCAACTGTAGGTTCGCCGTGCTTCACCTGCCTTCGGGCGAGGTAGAGCGAGGCGACGCGCGCGGGGTGGGAGCCTGCGTAGATGACCTGGCCAAGAGGCTGGGCGTGCCGTCTCCGCCGGCCGGCAGTGGGAGCATGAGAGAATTCATGCTCACGCCTGCCGAGTTTCGTCGGCAGACGAAGGGCGCGCCATAGCGCGCCTGGCCCCCGCACGAACGCCCACGTGAGGGTACGGCTGTGCCGTTCCCTCGCATGGGCGTTCGTGCCCAAATAAACGCGGCCTCGCGCCGCAGAAAGAGAGGCCAGACATGGTCGTCGAACAAAACAATCTCTGGCTCTGCCCAGACTGCATGATCGTCGCTGTGAACGGCGATGAGTCTGGCGTGGAGTCGGAGGAAGTGATCGCCCAAATCCGCGAGGGTCTTGCGGATCTGGGCCCCCATCTGGTCCCGAGCTTCGACTCGGATACCGAAGATGGCATCGTGCAGCGGCACGGCTGCTGCGACGCCTGCGGCCGGAGCTTCTGGTCGCGGTGGCACAGGTTTGCAGTTCTTGGCGAAGAGCCGACGTTGAAGGACGTCGAAGCGTTCCTCGCCAAGAAAGGCGGGCAGCTTCGCGTGTCTCATGGAAAGTCCATGTGGCACGTCAGGTTGTACGTGGGCTGGCGTGTGGCGAGTATCTCGTCGCACAAGAGCCTTGCGCAGGCCATCCACGACATGATCTTCGTGGCATGACAACGACTCAGGTGACCCGATGACAGGTCACCTGCCCCATGATGCGACAGGCATCTTGTGCCGTGCGAATCGGCACATGGGGACCACGGCCCATGAGGCCGGAAAGGAGCGTCATGAGTAGCTGTGTTGAGCTGTGTTCTGGCTTGAACATCAGCCTGGACACGATGAAGATGCTGATCGAGTCGTGGCTTGGGAAAACATTCTCAGGTCACAACGAAGCGTTCGCGGCAGCGGACGCTCTTGGCTGGGAAGAGCGCACTTCTTTCGAGGAGCGCCTCTTTCGAGTGGCGCACCTGCACATGTTGTGCCCGTGCGGCAGCAAGCGCGAGTCAGAATGGGCTTACGACGCGCAGGGCATCCCATTGTGCCGCGTGTGCCCTTCATGCAGGGAGAAGAAACTGTCCGTGTATCGAGAAGAAATTCTCGAAGGGTACGGACAGCAGGACGTCGATGAGCCCATCGACGGAGAGGAGGACCAGTGACTCCCATGGACAGGATGCATCGCGTGAAGCGCAGGCTTCACGGCGAGCTTTCGAGGTACAACAAGCTGGAGAGCCAGGCGAGGAGCTTGCGGGACGACATGCTCCTTCGCCACGCCCTCGCAGCGGAACATGCGGTGCGTACCGCGATCGGCTTCGTCGATGAAGAGATCGACGAGATGAGGCATACATGAACACGAAGGACATGGTAGACTTCGCCACCTTGGTGGCGACCCTGGCGGTGAGGCTTGGCCTCCCGCCGTACTCGGCGGCAGTCGCCGCAAACGAGATGCGGGCTCTCTCCGTTCGACTCCACCGGCTTGCGGTGAGAGCCTGCAACGATCCCATGTGGGGAGAGGACGACGACAAGCGCGTACTCTCCTACGAGCGGAGAGCGCTCCACATGGTGGAGCAGATCGACAAGGGGCGCGGTATCTGTCGAGCCGTGTTCGGAAGGGACCCCAGGGGAGCCTGCTTCTGGATCGAGGTGAAGGATGGTGATTTGAACAGAGAGATGTTCTTCTGATGCAAGCGCGGCACATGCCGCGCACATGGCTGGTTCTGGTGATAGCGACGCTTGCGGTGGCGACATGGTGTCGTTGCCGCACGTTGGTCATCGTGTCGCGAGCCGGTTCGATTCCGGCTACAGCCACCGCTGCCTTCGGGCAGCCAACAAGGAGAACGATGATGAGCAAGGTGCTCGTGTTGAGAACGTGCAACTCTGACATGACGGCCCACGGAGGCTTCGTGTGGCCCACGGAGGGCCCGGTGGAGGCGCCTGACTGGAATCCGAAGCCTCGGTGTGGAGGCGGCCTGCACGGCTGCCTCTGGGGCGCTGGGACGATCGGCTACTACGATAACAGCGACGACGCGAAGTGGCTGGTGGTGGAGGTTGACGAGGACTGCATCGTCGACCTTGGCGACAAGGTGAAGTTTCCGCGCGGCGTCGTGGTGTTCTGCGGCGGCGGCCACGACGCTGCCAAGTACATCGCAGACAGGGCGCCCAAGAGCGTCGTCGTCAACTTCGCCATCGTGACGGCGGGAGATAACTGTTCCGCTCTGGTCGGCCACGGCGGCGCGGCCACGGCTGGTAACCATGGCATGGCAACGGCGGGTAACGGCGGCAAGGCCACGGCTGGTAACCATGGCACGGCCACGGCGGGTCACGACGGCAAGGCCACGGCGGGCGCCTTCGGCACGGCCACGGCGGGTCACGACGGCAAGGCCACGGCGGGTAACGGCGGCAAGGCCACGGCGGGTCACGACGGCAAGGCCACGGCGGGTAACGGCGGCAAGGCCACGGCTGGTAACCATGGCATGGCAACGGCGGGCAACGACGGCACGGCCACGGCGGGCAACGACGGCACGGCCACGGCGGGTCACGACGGCAAGGCCACGGCGGGTCACCGCGGCACGGCCACAGCGGGTCACCGCGGAAAGGCCATGGCTGGCGACTACGGCAAGGCCACGGCGGGCGACCGCGGCATGGCCACGGCGGGATACGACGGCAAGGCCACGGCGGGCCACCGTGGCATGGCCATGGCTGGCGACTACGGCAAGGCCACGGCTGGCAAACACGGCACGGCCACGGCGGGCCACCGTGGCATGGCCATGGCTGGCGACTACGGCAAGGCCACGGCTGGCAAACACGGCACGGCCACGGCTGGCGACTTCGGCACGGCCACGGCGGGAGAGGACGGCAAGGCCACGGCGGGAGATGGCGGCAAGGCCACGGCGGGCGATGGTGGCACCATCTCGATCTGGTGGCATGACGGGGAGCGACGCCGACTCGCTGTCGGATACGTCGGCGAGGACGGCATCGAGCCGAACGTGGCGTACCGCCTTGACAAGGGCAAGTTCGTCAAGGCGTGAACGAAGCCCCGCGCTGGCGCACCGAGGATCGTCCACTCGGGCGGGGCCCGCTGCCTTCGGGCAGCTAGCAAGGAGAACGACGATGAGTCTTCAGTTCGGGCTACAGCCTAGCCCTGACGCGAAGATGGCGTGGGGAGCCCGCGCCATCTTCGCGCGAGAGACACGGACCATCCAGCAGAAGAGGAGAGTCCGCTCTGTGAGCGGACAGATGGTCACCAGGCTCACGACGGTGCGCAAAAGCGCAATGGTCGTCGATCTGGTCTGGAACAGGACTTCCGTGATGCCAGCGGAATTCCCCAAAGCCCTCAAGAAGAAGGTCGAACAGGGGATGAAATGGGTCAGAAAAGAGGCCCAGAACCTGTCCCCGGAGGATGAGACCGAGATCCGAAAGGATCTCGGCGGCGGCTTCACCGTGAGAGCGTCCCCGCGGCGCTCGTTCGGATACCTCTACATCGTTGTGGAGGGATCATGAAGAAGTGCATCACGATGTGCTCCCGCATTCGCGAAGCTGAGTGCGAGGCGCGCGAAGTCACGCAAGACGAAGATGGAGACCCATGTTGCTACGGGTACCACTCTCGCCTCGGCAGGTGGGCTGGCGTCGGCGTGTGGGCCCGATGCCCGTGCTGTCGTCGCTTCATCATCGCCCACGGCTGCGTCGTTGACCGGCACAAGGTGAACGCCAGCCTCTTCTCGTTGTTCTTGGGGATCAAATCCCCAGAGTACGACTGCGACGGCAGCGGGCACGTTGCGATCGAGTACGAGCGGGAGGAGAACGAAGTCGCTTCCGTCGCGACGAACGTGTGCAAGCCCTCCCCGCTCGCGAAGTACAAATTCGACGCCTTCTGGGAGGGCGTCAACAGGAGCCTCGATGAGGCGAGGGAGAAGGGCGATGTGACGCACCATCTCCCATGGAGCGCCACGCCGGCCGTCTTCAAGAAGAAGACCAAACGCTTACCGCTCGGGGAGCCGACAACGGTCGTCTCCCCCATGGGGCAAGCGTGCCCAGAAGGAGAGAACATGATCACGAAAGACACCAAGGGGGTCGCGATTCATTTCGTACCCCTGGACGAGGACATGCACCCTGGCGGGTGCATAGAGGACAACGAAGTTGTCCTAGAGATCCTGAAAGAGTCAAACGACGGCAACATCTTCGCGTGGTTCTGCGCGAAGGTCTGGGCCACGTACGGGGGCGTTTCAGGCGAACCTGTGTATCTCGGCGGCTGTTCGTACGAGTCCGAGGCTGACTTCAAGTCGTCCGACTCCTACGACGACATGGTGGACGAGGCCGTCGCGAACCTCGCCGGGAGGCTCTCGGAGCTAAGGCGTCTGCTCGCAGAGGTGGAGCCGTGAAGGTCCGCGTCAGCCTTGAGCCCGAGGGCGTCAGGATGCAAGTGCTGACGCCAAACGGAAAGCCCAGCGAAGAACAGCCTTTCGAGGCTCTTCGGCAGGCTTACAGGGTGTTCGCTGAGGCGGCGGCCTCCGCCGCCCGCTCGCGAGGTCTCGAAGACTTCGCCAACTCGATAGAGGGGCGCGTGATCCCTCGCCACACGTCGAGGACGGGCGCCCTGTTCCAATTCGTACCGAGGGGGCATAGGAAGGCCGACAAGGCCGCCTGCCTCTTGGCAGCGACAGGTGGTCAACGAGAGACCATCATCGAACTGTGAAGCCCCGCGCTGGCGCACCGAGGATCGTTCCCTCGGGCGGGGCCCGCTGCCTTCGGGCAGCCAGCAAGGAGAACGGAAATGAAGATGAGCATCGGCCTCACGGTCGACTACCGCAACTGGTGGGGCACGTGGGAGGGCGTTCGAGAACTGATCCAGAACGCCCGCGACGCAGAAACGGAGCACGGAGCAGAGATGAGCGTCTCTCACAAAGGGGACGTTCTCACCATCTCGAACAAGGGGATCACCATCCCCCGCGCCGCGCTCTTGATCGGAGAGTCGTCGAAGCGTCTCCGGTCTGATACGATCGGCAAGTACGGAGAGGGCTTGACCCTCGGTCTTCTCGCGCTCGCACGCGCCGGGCACAAGGTCCGCATCAGGAACGGCGACGAGCTTTGGGCCCCTGCGATCGAGTTCGATAATGAGTTCAACCGGAGGGTGCTTGTGATAAACTTCAGGCAGGCACGCCTGAAGACGAGCGACGTCACCGTCGAGATCGAGGGCATCTCATCGGCCGCGTGGGAGGAGTACAAGGGGAAGTTCCTGTTCCTCTCGCCGCCGAGGAACGCGATCGAGACGACCCGTGGTCGCCTCATCAAAGACCACGACAGGGTCGGCATGGTCTTCGTCAAGGGCATCTACGTGGCGTCATGGCGAATACCTGAGGGGTACGACCTCGATGGCGTGGAAACCGACATCGAGCGCAAGATGGTCGACAGGTGGACGGCCGAGGCGGCCATGGAGGCCATCTGGCTGGAGGCGAACCGGAACGGCAAGATCGCCAACGCGGAGCTATACAAGAAGCTCCGCAGCCCAGACGAGAACGGCGTCAACTTCAGCAAGTACGACGCTCATCGGTTCTCCGATGACCAGGCGAAGGCCATCCTGGCTGAGTTCACGGCTGAGTTCGGGACCGACGCGGTTCCGGTCAGCAACATGGCCGACGCTCAAGAGGTCGAGCACTTCGGCCTGAAGGGTGTCGTCGTGAACGAGGCGCTCCAGGCCGTCGCCGAGAAGGTCACGGGCGCCCTTGGCGACCGGAAGATCAAGCTCAAGCAGGAGGTCACGTCAACGGTACAGTGGGCAGACGTGTCTCCAGAGCAGAGGGCCCGTGTGCGAAAGTGTCTGCATCTCGTACAGCAAGCCGGTCACGACGTTCACCTGGCCAACCTGAAGTTCTCCACGTTCCGAGACCCGAACCTCCTCGGGACGTGTGACGACAAGCAGGGCCTGATCACGATCAAGGCCGCCCTGCTCGACGACGAGCCGAAGATGCTTGGTGTCCTGGTTCACGAGTGCTGCCACATGGATGGTGCTGCGGACGGCAGCAAAGAGCACGTGAGCGCCATGGAGCGCACGTGGCAATCCATCTACGCCGCCGTCACCAAGTAGCAACCACCAAGCCCTCCGCAGTCTGCGAACGAGGCGTGACGCGCCTCGGGAGGGCCCGCTGCCACACGGCAGCCAACAAGGAGAAGAAAGATGCAGTTCGATTACGAAACGGCCTTCTGGGAGGCTGCTCTCCCGTTCTTCATGGGTCTTCCAGAGGAACACAAGAGGCTCGCGTTTGAGTTGGGCGAGGCTTGCAGGGGGATGTCACAAGAGCCGCACAACCTCTTGTGCCCGTACCCCGACGATGAGTCGCTGGTCGAGAGAGTCAGGTCTCTGTGCCCGCGAGATGCGTCCAGGCTCGCGTGGGCCATCCACGCCACCGGCCACTGGAACCCAACTGGTCTGGCACCGATACCGTGGCAGGCGAGCAGCGTCATCGTTCGCTCCATCTGCGAGAAGTACAAAGGACGCCTCAGGTTTGGGTCGTCTTTTCGAGGCGCAACATCAGGCGTTAGCGCAGAGCTGTGGTGCAACGACGGCGCCCTGTCTGTTGGGCTCAGTCACCTGCACAGGTTCGGCAACGTGTTCTCTGTCGGCTGGTGCGACGACAAGACCATCGGTGCAGTCGAGGAGATCGTCAGGCCGCATCTTGCAAAGCTCGAAGGGAGCATCACGAGCCACACTCGTCGTTCTCTCGACAAGGTCTACGATGCCATCGCTGCTGACCTGGAGGCGTTCCGCGGCAGCAACGACGACACCCCGCCGAAGACCGATGGGTTCATGGTGGAAGATGGCGTCGTGGAAAGGAGACGAGAAGCCGCCTCGTTCCCGTTCGAGATCGCCAAGATGAAGCTCGACAAGTTCGCAGCGGCTGCTGTTGCCTGCCTGGACGCATGTCACGGCGGGCATGACGCCGTCTACACGCTCGCCCTCAAGACGGGTGTGTTCAACGAACACAGACTCTCGATGTGGGGTGAAGCTCTGAGGAGCAAGTTCCCTGACGCCAAGGTACCAACCAAGGTGGCCGGCGGCGACTGGCGGGATCTCGCGGAGAGCTTGCGAAAGTACGTTTGACAAGAAGCCCCGCGCTGGCGCACCGAGGATCGTCCCCTCGGGCGGGGCCCGCTGCCTTCGGGCAGCCAGCAAGGAGAACGGTGATGGTTGTGAAGAACAAGTACAAGGGTCGGTGCGGCAAGTGCGCCCGCCCCGTCGAGGCGGGCGCCGGAATCGCCTCGAATGTTGGTGGCTGGTGGGTCACCTTCCACGAGTCATGTGCCCCTGCGCAGAAGGCTCAGGAGCATCCGTACGTCGCGACAGCATCGACGCAGTCTGGCGAGGTTGCTTTCTACTTCGCTGGCGGGCGTTCCGACAGGGACGCTTGGGACAGGGCGAAGCGAATCATCTCTGGCGGTGGCGGCAGGTGGAACCGGGTCACAGGGCCCGGTTCGAGGGACATCGCGTCTGCGAAGGACGCGATCAAGATCGTCCTCGCTCTGCAAGAGGCAGGTTGGGAGGTGAAGGCCAGCGATGAGGGCGTCGGCGCTCTCATCGCCAAGGGAGCCGATGTGCTGAAGCACGAGGCGGAAGCTCACAACGGCGCCATCGAGGCTGTCGAGGCGCGACTGGCTGGCATCCAGAAGAAGCTCGCAGAGCGGGGACAGCGACTTCGCCGATACCAGGAGGAGGGCGTCCTGTGGCTCGCGCCACGCAAGGGCGCGATCATGGGCGACGAGATGGGCCTGGGGAAAACGGCGCAGACGCTCTGCTCGCTCCCCGAGGCTGACAGCGTTGGTGCTGTCGTCGTCTGCCCCGCCGTCGCCAAGGGCGTGTGGAAGCGAGAGATCGGCAAGTGGAGGCCGGAGTTCAAGCCGGTTGTGCTCAAGGGTCGCGGGTCTTTCCGGTGGCCCAAGCACGGCGAGATCATCATCACCAACTACGACATCCTGCCGCCGCCCGACAGCGTGTCGTCTCCACCGATGGGCACCGTCGTCATTGCCGACGAGGCTCACGCGCTGAAAGAGCGTGACGCGAAGCGAACGCAGTCGTTCGCTGCGATGGCCAAAGCCTGTCGAGACAGCGGTGGCCGTTCGTGGCTTCTGACGGCCACGCCGATGCTCAACCGCCCCTTCGAACTGTGGGGGCTCTGCTCTGTGGCCGGTGTCGAGCGGGAGGTGTTCGGCGACAGGCCCTGGGCTCAGTTCCTGTACTTGTTCGAGGGGTACAAGGGGCCATGGGGAGGATATGAATTCGGCGTCCCCAAGAAGGAGACGGGCGACCACCTGAAGAAGGGGATCCTTCGCCGCATCAAGGCTGACGTCGCGAGGGACATCCCGTCCCTCACAAGGGTTCTTCGAACGGTGGAGCTTACGCCCGAGGGCAGGGCCGCCTGTGACGAGCTGGCAAGGGCCATGGAGGGCCTCTCCGACGAGGAACTGCTGAAGGCGACGGCTTCTTTCGAGAAGCTGAGCGCCATCCGAGCGGCGATAGCTCGAAGCAAGGTTCCTGCGCTCTCCGAGATCGTGCAGGAGTACCAAGAGGCTGGCGAGCCGCTCGTCGTGATGTCGATGCATCGCGAGCCCATCGACTCCCTGGCTGCCATGGAGGGGTGGGGCAAGATCACGGGGGAGGAGTCAGCCGAGCAAAAGTCGGCTGTGGAGGAAGCCTTCCAGCGTGGTGACCTGAGGGGCGTGGCTTGCACCATCACGGCAGCAGGTGTGGCCATCACGCTGACAAGGGCCAGCAACGTCGTCTTTCTCGACGAGGCTTGGACCCCTGCTCTCAATGAGCAGGCGGCGGCGCGTGTCCACCGCATCGGTCAAACGAAGCCTGTGACGGTGACGGTGCTCGTCGGCGACCACCTCGTTGAGGAGAGGGTGGCTCAGGTCATCGGCGACAAGATGGAAAAGATCGCCGCGAGCGTCGGGAACGCCACCATCAAGGAGGGCGAGGCTTCTCTTCCACAGAGGGCCGGCGAGGTGTACGTACCGATGATCTCCCTGGCTCCGACGCCTTCGGACCAAGCCACGACTTCCAACACGAAGCCGAAGCACGTCAAGCTGGCAAGGGAGGTTGTGAGGGTCACGCTGGAGGGGAGGCGAGAGGCCGCCAGCCCCGCAGAGGAGTTCGCCATCGGAGCGCTCTACCAACTCCTCGGCGACGATGTCGACGAGGCCAAAGAGCTGAACGGGATCGGTTTCAGCAAGTCCACGGGCCCGATAGGGAGGCAGATCCTCGCCAGGTACGAGGTTTGCGGAAGCAAACTGACAGACGAAGAGTGGCGCGAGGCTGTTGGCCTCGCGCGGCACCACCATCGTCAAGTGGGGAAGCTGCCAGGCGAGGCGGCCTGACACACAGCCCTCCGCAGTCTGCGAACGAGGCGTGACGCGCCTCGGGAGGGCCCGCTGCCATTCGGCAGCCAGCAAGGAGAACGTTGATGAGCAAGGTGCTCGTGTTGAGAACATGTCGCGAAAACATGAAGGCTTACGGGGGCTTCGTGTGGCCCACGGAAGGCCCTGTGAAGGCGCCTGACTGGAATCCGAAGCCTCAGTGTGGAGGCGGCCTGCACGGCTGCCTATGGGGTGCTGGGGCGATCGTCTACTACAGCAGCAGCGACGACGCGAAGTGGCTGGTGGTGGAGGTTGACGAGGACTGCATCGTCGACCTTGGCAGCAAGGTGAAGTTTCCCCGAGGCGTCGTGGTGTTCTGCGGCTGTCGCCATGACGCTGCCAAGTACATCGCAGACAGGGCGCCCAAGGACGTCGTCGTCAACTTCACCACCGTGACGGCGGGCGCCTTCGGAACGGCCAAGGCGGGCCATTGCGGCACGGCCATCGCTGGCTACAAGGGCGAGGCCACGGCGGGAGAGGGCGGCACGGCCATCGCGGGAGAGGGCGGCACGGCCACGGCTGGCAACGACGGCATGGCCACGGCGGGAGATGGCGGCATGGCCATGGCGGGAAACCGCGGCATGGCCACGGCGGGCTACAACGGCACGGCCACGGTGGGCGACCGAGGCACGGCCACGGCGGGCAACTGCGGCTCGGCCACGGCTGGCAAACACGGCACGGCCACGGCTGGCGACTTCGGCACGGCCACGGCGGGAGAGGGCGGCAAGGCCACGGCGGGAGAGGGCGGCAAGGCCACGGCGGGAGATGGCGGAACCATCTCGATCTGGTTGTATGACGGATCCCGCCTTCGCCTTGCCATCGGATATGTCGGCGAGGACGGCATCAAGCCGAACGTGGCGTACCGCGTAAACGACAAGGGCAAGTTCGTCAAGGCGTGAACGCAGCCCCGCGCTGGCGCACCGAGGATCGTCCCCTCGGGCGGGGCCCGCTGCCATTCGGCAGCCAACAAGGAGAACGTTGATGAAGGAGCTTTCATTTGCCCAAGCCGAGCTTTTGGTCGACGCGAGGAGGGAGTCGGTTGGCGTCGGTTACTTCGACGGGAGCCTCAAGCCGAAGAACGTCTTGGCTTCCCTTGAGAGGAAGGGCGTCATCAAGCGCGTCGACACGAGGCTGAGAGACGGCGACATTCCTCTCTCGAAGAACATGGTCATCCTCGACGGCAGGGATGACCATGAAGATCCCGTCTACCGCAGGGTGCACGAGATCATGAGCCTCGTGTACTTCGCCAACCAAATCCTCAAGTCGTGGGACAGCGCGATAGGGAACATCGAGCCGGGCAAGAACATGCTCGCCGACGCCCTGTACTCCCTCGTCGCGAAGCATAGCTTCCCAGGCATCCATCGAGACGCCAACGTTGATGAGTGGCACGACGTGAGAGTTTTCGCCATTCGCGCGCTCCTCACAGCCAGGGGAGCCAACAAGAACGCGCACCGCACCGACAGCTTCCCAGCGGCAATGAAGAAGCTGGAAGAGAGCGTACTGTCCATCTGGCTCCGGCACGAGAGCAAGATGAACATGGGGGCCTACTCGCCGGAGCCTGGCTTCTCAACCACGCCGTTCTTGTCGAAGTTGTCCCTCCGAGAACTACCGATCGGTGGGCGCTGGTGCAGCTCAAGGGTCTGAAAGGGAACGATGATGAACTCCGAGAAGAAGTTTGAATACATCATGAGGAACATGTCCAAGAGCGAGATGATGACAGTCATGTTCTGGCTGGCCATCCGTCTTGCCGGACAAGAGGACGACGATCTTGCCTTCGACGAGATCGTCGAAGAGGCGAACGTGCACCGAGAGCAGGCTGGTAAGAGCAAGCTCTCCTTCGATGAGAAGTGAGGAAGACATGCACCAGTCAGGGTACAAGAACGTCATCACGTTTGACTCTGGAACACCCGTCGGCGAGATGAGGGCACTCGTCGAGTCGCTCGACCTCGGCGTCTCCGTCGAGATCGAGGTCGTCGAGGTCAGGTCTGGCCCGAACCACCGGCCGATGCGAGCCGTGAACGTGAAAGTCAAGGAGATGCACGGGTACGAGGCATCTTCGTACGACACCGAGACAAAGCTCTTTGAGCTTACAGGTTACGACCAGACGCCACCCGAGGAGGCCAACGAATGACCGCTGCCAAGACCACCAAGACCGCCACCAAGACCGCCACCAAGACCGCCACCAAGACCGCCACCAAGACCGCCACCAAGACCGCCACCAAGACCGCTGCTGAGGTGCAACCGTCGGCCAAGACCGTGACGGCCAAGGAGCGAGAGAACAGGGCCAAGGCCCAGAGACTGCTCGTCTGGTCTGTCGATTCCACGAAGAAGACGAGGGCCTTCGCTCGAAGGAACACCGACACCTGCGCCATCGTCGAGCGGACGGGCTGCGTGCTGTACTTCGGCACCAAGACCAACGCGAAGGTCTTCTTCCCAGGCGAGCGAGTCAGCTTCACTGGCTACTCCGACCTCGGTCAAGCCGTCAGGGAGAGCGAAGACTGGGCGGACGACGAAGAGCTGGATAGCCACGGCTACACTTCCGACATACAGGAGTTCTACGCCGACGTGTACGGCGGAACGTTCCCAGAGCCAGGCTGACTCGGGATCCCGTCAGGGGGATCGGACACCCGATCCCCCGAATGGGACCACGAGCCCAGACAAGGAGACGAAGATGCCACAGTGCGACCTGTGCAAGAAGAACAGAAAGAGCGTGAGGTCCGTTGGGAGAGACTTGAACGGCGACTCGGATGCTCCAGACGTGTGCTTCATCTGCGAGAGAGAGCACTCCAGGGGGAGGCTCTTCAGCGCCTCCGTCGGCAAGTATGTCGACAGCGGAGCACCTACGTACGAAGAGGCCATGTCGTACTCTGACCCGACGCCTCACTACGAGGACCGCAACGACGACGATGACGGTTACTACTACGAAGACGTCTACGGCAGCATGGACGGAGAGGACTCGTTCTGAAAGGAGATGGGAATGAAAACCTTCACGGTCAACCTCGTTGACGACACAGGCGTCACCGAGGACATCACAGCAGTCTCGCTCGAAGTCATCTCTGACGAGCTGACGCTCAGGGGTTACGACGGCCCGTCACTGAAGGCTTACGACGAGCAAGGGTTCGTTGCCGGGTACGTGTCGTCCGGCGACTGGAAGTACGTTTGACAAGAAGCCCCGTGCTGGCGCACCGAGGATCGTTCCCTCGGGCGGGGCCCGCTGCCATTCGGCAGCTAGCAAGGAGAACAACGATGAGCAAGAAAGACTTCATGGTTGCTATCAAGAACGCCGAGTCTGAATGCAACGCATTCGCTCAGGCGGTGGAAGACTACAACCAGATCGTGGTTGACAGGCAGAACGAAGACGAGTCGGACAGGCCGAGCGAGAAGGACCTGAAAGATGCGTTCGAGAGCATGAAGGCGGAGAAAGAGTCCGCCGAGAACGCCTTGGCCGAACTCGAATCAGAAGCTCAGAACCTGCTCGACGAGATGACGGAGGTGTTCGAGTCACGCTCCGAGCGGTGGCAGGAGAGCGACAAGGGTTCTGAGTACCAGGACAGGATGTCCATGGTCGAAGAGGTCGCGAGCTGTGCGACCCAGGACGTCGCTGACTGGGACATGCCAGAAGAAGGCGAAGAAGCTGATGTTCCTGACTTCAACTACCTTGACATGGCCAAAGACGTCTTCGAGTGAGCGAGGAAACCATGAGCACCATCGAGAATGCGTTCGAGCTGGCCGACAAGGTCGCCGGCATACCTGGAGACGGGCAGTCTTTCGCGTCCTTTGCGAGAGGACAGGGTCACGCTCCGTCGTGGACCAGCGCGGCCGACATGGCCGGCGCATGGATAGCCATGGGTTGGATCAGGTTGGATCCACACCCAACGAGGTCTGAGGTCATCAACTACATGCGAGGCTTCGAGCCAGCAGACGGCGACATCGACGCGCTCAACTGGCTCGCCTCCCAGGCAGGCAATCCAGAGGGCTTCGTGGAGAGGGCGATAAAGACAGCCAACTACGTCTGGGTAGACCACTGGGACGAGGTCTACGAGGACATCCTGAGGGAGGAGGACGATGACGACAGACTCGGCCTCGTCGATGCGGTTGAGGAGCTGATCGAGGCCAGTGGCGCAAAGCTGTTCGCCACCGGCTCGACGACCTATGACGCTGATGGGCTGAGAGACTGGGCGGCGAGGTGCGAAGGAGATGGAGACCGCGAGGACTACTACGTCTACAAGGACGCCATCGTGCCCATCGGAGAAGACGGGTACATTGAATCCGTCGCTCTGGTGACTGCCAGGATCGAAGACGAAGATGAGTGAAGGCAAGCCCCTCTTAGGAGGGGCGCCCACCAGTGACCATGAGCCTTTATCGTGGCCACTGGCGGGCGAGAATGCTCGAAAGGAGAACGATGATGAGCAAGGTGCTCGTGTTGAGAACGTGCAACTCTGACATGACATCCCGCGATGGCTTCGTGTGGCCCACAGAGGGCCCTGTGGAGGCGCCTGACTGGAATCCAAGACCTCGGTGCGGAGGCGGCCTGCACGGCTGCCTCTGGGGTGCTGGGGCGATCGTCTACTACAGCATCAGCGACGACGCGAAGTGGCTGGTGGTTGAGGTTGACGAGGACTGCATCGTCGACCTCGGCGACAAGGTGAAGTTTCCCCGAGGCGCCGTGGTGTTCTGCGGTTGTCGCCACGACGCTGCCAAGTACATCGCAGACAGGGCGCCCAAGGACGTCGTTGTCAACTTCACCACCGTGACGGCGGGCGCCTTCGGAACGGCCAAGGCGGGCCATTGCGGCACGGCCATCGCTGGCTACAAGGGCGAGGCCACGGCGGGAGATGAGGGCACGGCCATCGCGGGAGATGAGGGCACGGCCATCTCGGCCATCAACGGCAGAGCCATTGCGGGAGACCGAGGCACAGCCTTGGTGGCCTCAGGAGGCGTCTCCACCGCAGGAGAACACGGCAGAGCAGAGGCTGGATACCGAGGCAAAGCATATGCTGGGTACAACGGCACGGCCTCGGCCGGATACCGCGGCATGGCCTCGGCGGGCGACTACGGTACGGCAACAGCGGGAGACCTCGGCAAGGCCAGAGCGGGTCACTGCGGGAATGCCATGGCGGGCTACCGTGGACACGCAGAATCTTTGCTTGGCGGTTCGGCTCGCGCTGGAGATGGCGGCACCATCTCGATCTGGTGGCATGACGGGGAGCGCCCTCTCCTTGCCGTCGGATACGTCGGCAAAGACGGAATCGAGGCGAACGTGGCGTACCGCCTCGACAACAAGGGCAAGTTCGTCAAGGTGTGAACGAAGCCCCGCGCTGGCGCACCGAGGATCGTTCCCTCGGGCGGGGCCCGCTGCCATTCGGCAGCTAGCAAGGAAAACGATGATGGAAAACGAAAAAGAAAAGCTCAGCGTGTACCTCGGACAGGCCAAGGAGAACCGCCTCAGCGACCCAGTCGAGATGGTGAAGACCATGCTCCGCATCGCCAGGATAGATCATAGCCACATCGCCAAGATTGGCAGGATCTACGTGTACTCGGGAGACGGCTTTGCACTGAAGTTGTCTATTGATGGATACAGCAGTGGCGGGTATGCCATTCGACTTGCGCCTGAGTTTGTCGACGGCTGCGAAGACGAGGACGAGGACGTTCTGAAGAGCATCAAAGCCTGGAGATACAGGCTGTCCGGCAGCTCGTCGCCGAGCAAGCTGATGGGGTCGCTGAACACACTTCGTTCTGAGTACGGTCCCGTGCTCAGAAGCATGTTCTATGTCGACGGGGATGAGGCAAGCGCCCGACTCTGGTTCAAAGATCGCGGCATCGACATCGAGATGGCCAGGATTCTTGTGAGCAAGTTGGCCAAGCAAGACAGAAACCTGCGCAAGATCGTAGAGGCCATCGTCGGCACCAACTACGGCGACGAGCTGCTCAAGGACATGTACGAGGAGGTGTCAAATGACTGACGATGACAAGCGCGCGTGGGTATCAAGTGCCCATCCAAAAGGCACGAGAGTCGTGGTCGCCGAACCTGACCTCGCTTGCTATGGAGAGCTTGGAGAGGTTGTCGGCACTCACGTTGTCATGGGAGACAACACAAGACCACCGTACTACAGGGTCTTGCTCGACTCCGGTGTGTTTCAACTGTGCCTTGAAAACGAACTTCGTTTCGAACAAACGTTCACCTTCTTCTGATGAGGCGCGCCATGGAAATCATGAAGATAGCGGCAGAGCAGGGCGCTTCCGACGCGCTCTTGCTGTTCGGTCATCGCATCGCTTCAGTCCAGGTGATGGCGGCGGCTTGCAGCCTGGAGGACATCGGCTTCGTGTCGCCGGACTACGTTCTCTCGTACGTGAACTACTTCATGCTGGAGACCATGCGCAGGTCCAGGTACATCAGCCTGAAGAACAGAATCATGGCTGCCTTGACAGACGAGGAGCTGAAGGATGCCTGCCTGGAGGCCGCCAAAGAGTGTGGCGACAGCGAAGTTGCAAAGAAGCTGCGAAAGGCGACCATGAAGACGAGGCTGGAGCTGTCCAACCTGTTCTTCAAGTGTTACCCGAGGCGTAGGTTCAAGTAGACCTTGCCAAGCTCTTCGAGGTATAATGGCAACATGAAGAACAAGACCATCGCCAACCCGTACCTCGAAGAGCTTGAGCCGTTCATGGGGGACGAAGGCAGGCTCCCTCGCATCATGCCGAAAGAGCGATGGGAACTGGTGAGGAAATACTCGTGGGGTATCCCAGACGAGAAGACCATCAGGGCCATAGCGAAGTATTCGCCCATCGTTGAGTGGGGAGCTGGCAGCGGATACTGGGCCTCCATGATAGCTGAGGCCGGCGGCAAGATATCGGCCTTCGACGCCGAAAAGTGGAGAACAAGGTACTACCCCATCGGGGTGACGGACGACCTGAACGACATGCCGCCAGCAAGGACACTGCTGCTCGTATGGCCACCATATGAAAGCCCCATGGCTTACAACGCTACCGTCAAGCACCTTTCGCTTGGCGGAGAGTACGTTGCTTACTGTGGAGAGGGAGCCGGCGGCTGCACCGCTGACGACCAGTTCCACCAGCTTTTGGCGTCGGCCTTCGATGAGGTCGAGCGGCTCATGAACCCGACGTGGGGCGCTCTGTACGACGAGACAACGATACACAGGAGAAAACGATGAGCTACATAGAGGCTGTGTTCTTTCGATACGAGTTCACCACCGGGAGGCCGGCTGGAGTGTTCGCCTGGATAGATCCAACGTATGGCAGGGCCGGGGCAAGGCTCGCACTTCAGCACACGAGGGCGAAGCTGGGGCACCTACTGTGCGGCAAGTGCAAGAAGCACACGAGGTCTTGCGCGAGCGGCAACCACATCTTCGTGGTCTCGACGAACATCGACCTGGCCAACGCCATCGCCAGGGAAATCCTAGGCACCGATGACGAGAGGCGAGTTCAACTTGCCAACGTCGACACGTCGCGGGCGCTGTCGAGCGCCATGAGGTCGCTTCGTCGGCCTGGTAGTTATCGTGACGGTGGGCTACAATCCGCCGTGTGAGCCTCAGGAGAAACCCCACCGAAACCGCGCTGATCAGGGCCCCCATCGACGAGGATCGTCGTGGCCTCGCTGTCGTGGCTGACGCATGGTCGAGAACGGGGCCTGGCAACGCGCGTCAGTGGTACGAAGACGCCCTCGTTCAGTGGCTGGCCACCTCCCAGAGCGACCACACCAGAAGGTCTTACGCCAGGACCGTCAGGCATTTCTTCGAGTGGCTGTCGTGGCACCGAGGCCAAGGTCGACTGATCGCTCCACACGAGGTCACCCTGGGTGACATCACGGCTTACGCCAGGGCCATCGCTGGGACCAGCACGGATGCTTACCCCGACCTGCTCGGCGAGGGCCTCATCCGGTCCCTGGTGAACCTTGTCAGGGCCAAGGGGAAAGAACGGCTTGGTCCCATCCCGTTCCGAGAGCTTGAGTCCGAGGGAGTCGCCCTGATGTCTCCGTACGACTACAGGGAGACGACTCCGCAACAGGCTCTGCTCTCATACCTCGGCAAGGCTGCCAAGATGGGCTACGTCCACCGGCTGCCAAAGATCCGAGACCCAGAGATCAGCAGGCAGTCAAAGACCGGCTCAATCGTGCGCTATGACCCTTTCGAGCCGCTTGACCCTTACATCTTCTCCTTCGCTCCCGTGACAGAGAGGCCACCTGCCCAACCTTCCACGGTGGCTCAGAGGCTGAGCGCCTTGTCGTCTTTCTTCGGCGCCATGTGCCGCCCGAACCCGGCTCTTGGCGAAAGCCCGGTGAAGGGCAACCCGGTGTCGTGGGAGCTTGCAAAGTGGCACGCGAAGCGACGAGAGAACGCTGAAGAAAGGACTCAGGCGAGGAAGACGAGGCCAGAAGACCTTCGCCTCCTGCTTGAGATCGTAGACAAGGTCGACGTGCATCCGACCAGAAAGATGCGCGACCTTCTCGTCATCAAGATGTTGTACATGATGGGCCTTCGTGTGAGCGAGCTTTGCGGCGCCACGAACGCCGACCTCGACGAGAAGCACCCGTCTGGTCCTGTGCTCAAGGTGCGAAGGAAGCGTTCCAAGGTACAGAGCCTTGGCGTTCCAGCCACCGTCATGATGGCTCTGCGCACGTTCCGAGAGGCGCTCTCCAAGAGCGGGCTTGAGCCTGGCTACATCGAGATGGCGAAGCTGCCAGAAGCGCCGCTCGTTTCGGGGCTGAAAAGGTGGGGAGCAGCCTCTCACGGTGATGGCACGATGGCTGCCCTCGTCCCGATGACGCAGGATGGGATCAGGGAAATCTTCCGGCGATACATACAAGCTCACGCGCCGGACGATCCAGCCCAGCAGGCCGCCCTGATGGAGCGAATCCACCCACACGGCCTTCGGCACCTGTTTGCCGCTCAAGCTCTCACGGTTGCCCCCATCCAGGTCGTTCAGAAGTACATGGGGCACAGCAGCCCAACGACCACTGGCATCTACGCACCTCAGGTCGACACGACCCGCGTTCTTGGCGAAGACGCACTCTTGTCTGTCATGAGGCAAGCTCCACCGGCCGTCGAGATCAAGGAGCCGGTGAATATACCGCCTCCTCAGCCTGTGACGGCAAGGAAAGAGCCAGCCTCTGCTGACATCATTGAGTCTCCGATAGCGTCAGCAGAGCACATCCCGCTCCAGAGCATGGACGCTGTCACGGATATCAAGCCTCCAGCAGAGCCGGAGCGCACGATCCGAGCAATCGGAGAAGCTCTCCCAGGCGATGCGAAACCAAAGATCAACACGCTTTTCGAGCCAAATCCTTCGTGGGCGTACACCAGAGACTTGTTCGTGCCAGGCAAAGGTGGCCGAGCTGAAAGGCTGTCGGTCTCTGCCAAGGGGCTCCCTCTGGTTGTGCAGAACGCCCGCTTCATGACGGGAGACATGACTCTTCTACCCTACAGGGTCTACAGGGGAGGTCTTCCAGGCAAGGGGGACACGAAGTACATCTTGCCAGTGCCTCGCGTTGACAGGAACAGCGGGGACGGCTTCCTCGACGAGCTGGCGCTGAAGCTGGTCGACCTGCACGAGCAGATGCTCGGCTACAAGGCCGTAGACCAGAAGGACCCGAACGTCGCGCTGCGGCCAACTGCCGCCGCGACCATGGTGGAGTGGGTCAAGATCATGCTCATCGCTGGTCGCGCTCTTGGCGCCGCCATGTCCTCGACGGGCATGTCGTGGATGGGCTTCGGTCAGGCCGTGACCAAGGAAAGCTCTTGGGAGGACGCCAAGAACAAGCTCGTGAGGTCTCACTCGGCGGACGGCATAGCTTGGTGGATAGACACGTACGGCGACCGGCTGACGGGCTCGTTCGACCCATCAAGGGACCCGTACGAGTACGCTGTCGAGAGGGGAGAGGAAAGGTACGTGCAGGGAACCAGGAAGGGTTACACCGTGGCCGGCAAGAGGAAGGAAGCGACCTCTGGGAGAAGCGCAAAGCGGAGCCGTGAGTACGCCGGACTCGGATACATCAGTTACAACATACCAGACTGGATGTACGTGGAGGACCCACTGGGAGACGCTGAGCACGGCGTCAAGCAGTCCGACAGGAAGGCTTTTTCCGAGTGGCTGTTCTCCGTCACTCACACGCGGGCTCCGGTGTGGATGCCCAGCGACGAGTACGATATCAACCACGACACCCTCAAAGAGGTCCTCAAGTCGCTGTCTCCTTGGGTCGGCGCCGCCAACGCTCCGAAGCACCGCAAGAAAAGCGACGACTGGATGAGTGAGGCAACGAGGGACCAGATCAGGAATCTTTGCTTCAAGCTCGAAGGCGGCATTCCGTTCGTTGACGTGAGCGGTCGGAGCCACAAGAGGTTCGACCCGTACGCCATCTCGCCGAGCAACTGGAGGTCCGCAGCTTTTACGATAGCTGGCGAGATCGACAAGTACGAAGCAGGCGTCCCCGTGTTCCTTTTCATCGGAGCGAACGAGGAGGACGACGAGGTCATGAACAGCACGGCCTACAAGGTTTTCTCGATGCTACAGAGCATCTACAAGGAGGAGCGAAAGGACCCCAAGACCGGCATCGTGACATACGTCAAGAGGGGAGCGAACAGGTTCAACCAGCTCAGGTGCACCATCGAGTTCACAGAGCAAGAGAGGATCGAGTTCGCCGAGAAGCATGGCGTCGACCCTCAGCTCGTCGCGAGGCGCATCGTCCGACTCCTGTGGGAGAGGAGGGCTGCTGTCCTCTTGTCTGGCGAGGACCTGAAGAGGCAGAAAGCACCTATGCCGAGGAGTACGGAGCCGAGGAAGCTCGGGCGCCCTCTTCCAGATGTCGGCATGGACAAGTTCGAGTCGGACTTCGACCTGGCACTCGCATGGAAGTTCCCGGCACCGTCGAACATCGAGTTCGCCATCGGGCAAGTTCAGCGCAGAGCCGGCAAGAAGATGACCATCGAAGAGATGAAGTCCGTTCTGATCGGCATCGACTTCGACACGGACGTGGAAGTGCCGAAGCTGGCGCGGTTCCTCAGGCTCTCGGAGATGGATGAGGACAGCCTGGAATTCGCCGAAGAGATGTCTCGCATGAGCAAGCAGGAGCAGGAAGAATTCAGGGACTTCATGATTGAGAGGGAGCGGCAAGAGCAGATCGGACAGTTCTCTTTCGTGGCTTCTGGCCAGGACGTGACCCCGCAGTTCGCCGAGGTTGCCTCGGGGGAGAAACCAAGGCGCGTGTCTGCCAGGGAGGTAGTGTCGAAGGGAAGGTACGGCGAGGGGCCAAGAGAGAGGGCACAGAGGGCCGCCAGGGAGGCTCCGGCGGAAGAGACGAAGAAGGAGGAGACTGCCGCAAGGCAGCGACCAGTCGTGAGACCAAAGAAGGCCGGGGAGGCCGCGCCTGAGCCTCCCGCGCCTGCTCTACCTGCCACGCCTGCTGCCTCCCTGGGAAAGAAAGCCAGGACGTACGAGGAGTTCGAGAAGCAGACGGCTGGCAAGACGGTGAAAGAGGTCAGGGCGATGGAGAGGGAGCTTGTGAAGTCTTTCTCGGACGACGAGTGGGAGTCCTTCAAAGACGCCACGCTTGGAATCCTGTCGACGAGGAACTATGACGACGACCTGGGCAGGCTCGAACGATACAGGAACGAGGCTGTCATGAAGAAGAACGCTCGCCGTGTCCTACACGCTGGGCACATCGTCGTGCCGATGAGCGGGTTCAGACCAAACACATCGATCACGCTGCCACCAAAGCCGACCGACTCGGCGCCCACCAACCCCATCGCAGAGGCTTTTGTCCTGTTCACGTGAGGACCAAACATGCCACCGAGGTACATCAAAGTCGTCAAGTGGAACGAGGACGGCTTCATACGCTCAGTGCCCGAGGCGTACATGCCAAACGCGAGCTTCATGGGAAAGAAGGCGTCTTCGTTCGCCAACCCAAGCTCAACCTACATCCGTCGTGTAGAGGCAAGCGCCATAGCCAGAAGGGTGGCCATGGGCACGTACGGAGGATGCGCCATCCTGTCGTGTGGAGGCTCGAAGGGGACCGTCTACATCACCGTCGCTCGATGCCTTCGTGGAGAGAGGCTTGACGAGATACAACTTCTTCCGTGCAGTCTTCGGGAAGCTCGTCAGCACCTTGTCGCTCTTCGAGAGTCGGATCTTCGACTTCTTCGATCTTCGGATCCTCAGGGACTCGGTACAGAAGCTCGTGCTCGATGATCTCAAGCCCGAGAACCGTGCGACTCGGCATCGGCTGGAGGCCCCCAAAGACCTCGAAAACGAGGCACCTGAGCAGATGAGACATCGAGATGCCCATCTTCGTTGCCGTGGCCGAAAGCGCGGTCACGATGCCCCTCGACTGGGGCTGGAACGTGATGGATGCGGTCATCTTTCGGCCGAAACGGCGAGCTTCCTGCGAGCGTCTCATCACCTTGAGGCGCCTGTTCGAGATGAGGAAGTTGTGGGCCAAAGTCATGATGAACGCGCTCACGGTCCATCGTCTCTCTTGGCAGTATTCCACGACTGCTTCCTTGACCTTCGGTGACACGTAGAAGGCCCAGGAGGACCTGGCCTCGTGCGGCACGGCGAGCCTCGGGAGAGCGCTGTGGTACATGGCTCTCGCCTCTCGGAACAGCTCAACGGAGACGCCGAGGGATCGGGCGGCAGATGCCTCCTCGCCCTCGGTGAGGATGAGCTTCGACCAGGCGCTCGCGTAGACGATGCGCCTGATCTTGGCCCTGATGGGGTGTGCGTCTGGACGGCTCACTGAGCGATGAGGCTGGGCGCCTTCTTGACGTCGTACACTGCCAGCACGAGGTCTGGGTCCACCATGACGGTCATGATGGCCCCAGCAGCTTCGTACTCGATCTCGGTGAGGCCAGAGGCGTTCCTCATCGACACAACGCGGCCGATGATGAGGTTGAGAGCCTGAGGCACGACCTCATTCCTTTCGTTTCGACCATGGACTGGTCCGTACCGACCGTCCCTGTCAACGGAGATCATCATGATGGGGGTCTTGAGTAGGACGCACGAGGACTTCTCTGTCATGTTTGCCTTTCGCGGATCTTGACCGCTCTTTCTACCCTGATCTGTTCCTGATAAATCTTGTCGAACAGCGACACGAGCCAGAAGAAAACGCAGACGGCTCGTGTCAACCGGCTCAATTCAGCCGCCGAAGTGGCCCTGCTTGAGAGACTTGGAGGCGTCTGACCACGAAGGGCGCCCCTTCGAGAACGCCATCATGGTCCACTGAGCACCCAGCTTGTCGGCGTCGATGGTCGAGAAGCCTCCGTCAAAGTTGCACCAATGATCGGTGTACCCCATGTCGCGCAGCATCCCGATCTTGGATGACGGGTACTTGTACCTTGCAGGTGCCCACTCAAGGATGAGCGTCGGGAATTCCATCTCCTCCAGGTGCTCTCCGATGACGTGCTCTTCCGCGCCCTCTGCGTCGGCGAATATGACGTCGACCTTGCCCTTGGGGCTCCCAGTATGCCTTCCGACGGCAGCCGTGGCGATCTGGGACATCGTTGCCGCCTGCACGGAAAAGCTCTTTCCGGTACCGAACCCAGGAGACGTGCTGGCCACCATGAACTCCTCTCCAGGCATGGACAGGACAACGGTGTCGCCTCGAAAATCCGGCCCCACGAGAGCCACGTTCTCCACGCTGCTGTGCGGGAAGGCGCTCATGGTCCTCTTCAGGTACGGCATCAGCTCCGGGTTGGCCTCCACGGCCAGCACGTACCCACTGGGCCCCACGGCCTCCGCCGCGATGGCGGAAAAGTATCCGAGGTTCGCGCCGATGTTGATGACCACCTGACCGGGCTTCAGGAGCTTCAGAAAGGCCAACGTGACCCACGACTCCCAGAAGCCGTCCTCGACGATGTACTTCGAGAAGTGTGGCTCTCCGGCCCTCACGTGAAGGTTCGCATTGCCACCGAGGATGGGGCATGGCTCGCCGTCTTTGTACGAGGCAAACTTGCCCCTCGCCGTGGCGCGGCAGAGCTTCTCAAAATCAGCCCGCCTCATCTTGGACATGTCGGTTATCACTTGAGAGCCTCCAGCAGGTATCGTTTGACTACGTTTTCCCATGAAAACGACCTTGCGTGAGCGCGAGAAAAGTAGACCGCAGATGCGACGAGGCTGTCCCAGGATTCGAACGCCTCGGCTAGAGCAGAGCCCACAGCGACTGCGCTGATGGTGGGGGCATTCGCCCCAAATGGCACATCGTCGATGGGGCCATACTCGCCGGTCTTGGCGAAGACGAACGGCAGCGGCATCGTTTCCCACGGGACGAAGAATTCGATGATCTTCCGCATCCACTGACCGTGTCCACCGATGTCGCTAGCAACAACGGGGATGCCCATGCACAGGGCCTCCAGAGGAACGAGACCAAACCCCTCGGCGCGAGAAGGTTGCACGACGAGGTCGTACTCGTCATAGAAGCCTGCCATGTTCCCGAAGTCCGTGAGGGCGGACTCCATCACGTGGATGTGGTCTGAGGGGCTGTGAAGCCTCGCGTTGTTGAAGAAGCACGTCCTGTCGCAAAAGACATGAAGCTCCGCTTCGATGCCCAGCGACTTGATGCTCGATCGCCACGCCTCTGCCAGCTCGATGGTGCCTTTCCTCTGCGACGCAGAGGATGTCACGTGTAGAACTCGGAATCGAGACTTTCCCGCCCTGTCTACGGAGCTTGTTTTGAGGAACTCTCGGCGCACTCCGTGAGGGAACAGCGTGCACTGCACGCCGAGCTGGTTGCGCATCGACTTCAGTCCGTACACGGATGGAGACATGATGCCGATGTCGTATCGTTCCGCGATGTCGCGGACGAACTCCGGCACCATGTCACTGTTTGGAGCGACCATCATGAATCGACGCTCATGCCTCCCCCTCGACATGATGGGGGCAGAGGCAGGGTGGCCGAAGTGGATGGCGACATCACCCGACAGAGCTGCTATCGTGGGCGGCTCTGCCTCGTCATCGAACGTGTCTGTCGGGATGTAGTGGCACTCGAAGCCAGCGTCCTCGATGCCCTCGATGCACCCCAAGGTGATGCTTCGAAACGACCCGTAGCCCTTGCTGGGGCCATAGATCGTGAAGTTCACGCCGACCCCCAGTCGCTTCGCTTGAAGGACGACCAGTACGAGCCGCTCTCGGAGAGGAAAGAAACCGCCGTGGCCTGAGCAGCGATCTCCATCATCCCCATTGGTCGCAAGAAGGTTTCTGCGAGGTACCCCGCGAACTGGTCCTTGCCTTCCTTGTTGGCTTCGACATAGGCGGAGAGAACGTCCTTCAGCATCCCAGGCGTCACGACACCGCTCCATTCGGATGGCCAGAACTTGCACCTGTTCGAGATGGCTTCGGACGCCGATCTCTTGTCATGCCAAGCAAGGGCCGCTCCGATGGCCCACGCTGAAGCCATGAGAATTCGCTTCGCTGAGTTCATTTGGCTGCGTCAAGCACTTCCTGGCAGAGGTCTGCCATCAACTTCCCGACCGACGCAGCGCTGTAGCGAGAGAGATCGATCTCACCACCGAGCTGCCGATCTTCGTATGCTTCCCCCATCGATCTGGCAAGAAGGTCAACGTCTACCTTGGCCCACCGCGAGTCCTTCTCCCACCTGTAGTCCACGTGACACGACTCCCTCTCGCCGCTCCAGGCGCAGACAGCGTTGCTGGGAGCATAGTCCTCAGAGCCTCCGAAGCCGACGTGAACAAGCCTCGCCCTGGCAGCTACGGCGTCGAACGCTGGCATGTCCCAAGCCTCACCATGAGATGCAGAAACGTAGCAGTCCCCAGTCTCGTGAGCCCGCTCGATGTCGGCGTCGGACAGCGCTGACGTCACGATGGCTATCTTGTGCTGGACGTTGGTCATGTCCCAACCTTTATCCCTCACCTCTGGCTTCGACAGCAGTTGTGACAGGGCCTTGGCTGGCGTATCTGGGTACCCAGAGAACGTCCCGAACTTGCTCGTCTTCATCCACAGGAAGGCGCGGTCCTTCGGGGAGAAACGCCGGAGGAACGCCTCGATGATGGCAACGTTGTTCTTGCGAGGCTCCCACTTCCCTATTGAGTAGAAGTAGTACGGGTGCGTTGACGGCTGGAGCTTCTTCTCAGCCCTGGCGACGGGAGCCCTGTAGACGTGTGGCACGATTCGAACGTTGTTGACGCCAGCCGCGAGGAGAGCCTCCTTGTTACGTTCGCACGGAACCCAGTTCATCCCGACCTTCGACAGGAGTGCTCCGAGCGGCTTCGAGACGCCCTCTCGCTCCCACACGGTGAGGAAAATCTTGGCCCTGTTGACCCGCTCGACAAGGTCTTCGTTGCCTGACACCCTCGGCCTCACCCTGGCAAGCACGTCGTTGAGGGTCGGGACGAAGTGGTCGATGGTCAGCAGGGTGCGCTTGAGACCCCTGTCTCTGAGTGGGGCGACCATGGCCCTGATACGCTCAGGCGTGTCCACCATGGGGCCAGACTGACTCATGAGCCACACTGGCTTGTGGGCAGAGAGGGCCAGAGCAAGGCGCCTCGTCGCCTCGCTGGTGCCGTCGTATGGAGCCTCCCAGTGACCTCGCCACACGTACCCATCAGGAGCCATTTTCTGATCCGCGGCGGCCTCCGCGAACTCTGGCCTCGACACGTCCTTCTCAGAGCCAGTCGCGACGAAGCGTTCAAGATCCTTTGTCGTCGCCATGTAATGCCCTCACCGGACGCATCCAAGAGACACCCTCGTGGCCCGTGTCCGCTCGGTCGTCGATGACGAAGGCGAACCTGCACCGCGAGCAAATGTATGTTTCTTCGCCCACAGGCTTGCCGGCCAGTCGGTACGCCTGCCCCGTCTCCGGGTCCACCCACAGCTTGCCTTCGTGTCGTCGGTCGAGACTCCACTTGCGGTGGCTCTGCTTGATGTGGATCTGCGCCTGATCGGTCGAGTACCCTCGTCGGAGGCATCCGGGGCACGGCACGACGAGAGCGAGGTCCATCTTGCCGTCCGTGGACATGTTGACCACGTCGCACTGGGCGTACTCATCGTGACCCGCGATCGTGATCTTCATCACAACGACTGGGTGCATCGTCGGCGACCCGAGGTCGAGGGTCTGGCGCCTGGCTCCGCCCCTTTGAGCAAGCTCCCTCTCCCTGTCTTGTTCCGCTCGGCGTCGCTCAGCGTCCGCCTTCCAGAAGGCGATCTCGCGTTCCTCTGACGTCGATGGAGCCGCCCCTCCCCCAGCCACGAATCCTACGATCTTGTCCCCAGGCTCGAACGGCTTGACCTTGCCGGATCCATCATCGCTCATGGATGCCGAGGCTACCGCCGACACAGGGGCGTGTCAACCGACGTACTTGACAAGGGCCCACGTCAGGACGGCCGTGCCCAGACAAGCTCCGGCGGCGACGAGCAGGGCCTGCTGCTTCGCGGCGCCAATTGCCTGCTGCACGGAGAGGTCTTGGGCAACCTCCACGGCCGCTTCTTTCAGCCTCGGCTTCAGGTGGTAGGCCGCCGTCTCAACGAGGGCTGGTATGTCGGAGATGATGCGATCTCGCGCCACGGGCCAGGCGTTGTCGACCACTCTGGCGCTGAGGTCTTGGATCTGGTCATCGACGATGTCGCCGATGCCGTGTGACCGCAGGTGCTGCCGCACGCCGAAGTAGGGGAGCTGGAGCGCAGTTGAAAGGGCTTGCTGGGGTGTCATGAATCGTCTCCTTCCGCTCTCGCCTCTTCCCGCAGCTCTTTGGCGACGGCGAGCATCGCCTCGATACAAGCCTTCCTCAAGAGCGGGTGCACGCGCGGATCCACTTGTGCCTCGTCCATGGCAGAAGCTGAAGCCTCGAACCTGTCGGCCCAGTGCGAGCTGGTCATCGTCCCCTGTCCTCTTTCTCGCCAGAATACCACCAGTACAGGGAGGCGCCCGCAAGAAGGCTCAGGACAAGCACAGTCCCCCAGCCGTCGAAAATGGCTCGCTTCTGCTCCAGAGTGAGGTCTCGCACCCCAGACGGGGTCCCTGGCGGCAGCGTTTCGTCCCCGAACCCAGCGATGGCAAGAAGTTTGGCCATGGTAACATCACATCTCCAACCAGCCTCATCAGCTTCATGGGGTCCACCTTGACGGTTCTGTCGAAGTGAATCCTTCTCGAACCACGGAGGTCCGCTTTCATGGTGTGCAGCACGTACCTCTCATGGTCCGGCATCACGCCTGAGCAGAAGTTATCCCAGGCGTCAAGGTCGTCTCCTTTCGGGGCGTCCTCGGCCTCCTTGGCGAAGGCCACACTCACCCTCTTCGACCAAGCCTCTGCTTCTCTCTTGCTGTCGAAGATGCCGCTCGCAACAGCGTGAGAGAAAGCTGGTCGCTCGCCGATGTCCCCGGCGAGCGAAGAGAGTGATGCGAAGCTGAGGTTTATAACGCTGGATGCCACCACCGGAGTTGGAGCGTCTGGCAACTTTCCTTCTTCGTACGACCACCTGGAGGAGCTGTTCCTCTCGTGGTACCACGACTGCTTCCTTGAGTAGTACGAGAAGGAAATGAACAGGTTGTCCTTCTCCGTGAACATGATCTCGTCGAGATCGGTCACGTTCATGAAAAAGTCGTCTATCAGGTGCCCCTTTGGGGCTCCGACGACCATGCGAGAACTCTTGGATTCGCCATCTGGCATCGGCAGTGACAGTCCGGCGAAGACGAGTGCGGCGGGGCTGTACTTTCCACCAAGCTCTTGCGCCATGCGTTCGCTGGCCGACGTCGCCGAAGCGTCCAACTTGAAGCAGTCGAAGAGAAAGGCGTTGGGAATGTCGCCGATGCTCTTGCCAAGCCACAGGTCACGGCTGAAGCAAGGCCACTCGACGACGGCAGCGTACGGCTTGTGCCTCGAATACGGCCAGTCATCGAACGTGATCGACCTGGCCCTTGTTGGCTGCTTCTTGGCCATGGCAACGTCACCCGTCCCGAGGGATGAGACTTTGTTCCTCGTGCTCCATCAGGTACCTCATCAGGTTCTTCGGGTCGACCTTGATATGCCTGCTGTACTTCAAAGGCACGTCTTGCTCGAAGGCCCCCTTCTTGGTGTGCAGCACGTACCTTTCGGCGGTTGGCAAAACTTCAGACGCGAAATAGTCCCACGTTTTGGGATTTGCCGATCCAATCCTAGATGTTCTAGCAATGTCATTCGCTCTGGCGGCAAACGCCCTTGCTACCCTGTCACTCCAGCTTTTCGCCTCGGCCCTGCTGTCGAACACGCCGCCGGCAAGGAGTGGCGATGCCGGAAAGAAATTGTTCACCCTTTCCAGCAGCAGCGGGTACGACTTCCACTTGAACTCCACAACGTCGGCAACAACAACGAACTCGTCTGGGCCAGGCAACTTGCCCTCTTCGTACCCGTACTTCGAGTTCCTCTCCCAGTACCATGTGGGCTTGGCAGAGGCGTACACGATGGCCAGGAAGACGTTGTCTCGCTCGGTGAAGAACATGTTGTTTGGATGCGCTTCGAGCCGCTCCAACTTGCCGCGGTAAACGGTACCGACGGTGAAGCCGACGATTTCGGACGTATACGGTGCCTTCGTCTCACCTATCTCATGAAACGGGCGGACCATATAGCCCGGATCAAACATGAGACCATTCAACCGCAGCTCCGCCTCGACACTTGACATGTCAGACGAATCAACGCTCATCCCCTCGACGAGGGATACCGTGGGCACAAAATCTGTTTCAAGACCAGTCGGTATTTCGAACAGAATCCACTCAGCGGTCGCGTAATACGGCTTCGCTCTGGAGTATGGCCAGTCCCTTCGTTTCAGATTTTGATCCATGGCGGGCATTCTCCGGCTCACTTCCCGCGCTTCGCAGCGGCGATGCTGGCGCCGAACCTGGACGCTTCCTCTGGCGTCAGCGAGACCTCTGTCTCACGGCCCGTCTCGGGGTCGATGAAGCGCAGGAGGACGCACGCCTTGTGGACGGCATCGACAACCTGGCACCCTTCCTTCGTGGGGACGCGGCTGAGGGCGGAGCACCCGGAGAGAGCAAGGACGAGAAGAGCAACACTGTGCAACCTGCGCATGTGCAGATTCTAGCACCGTCCATCGTCACTTGCCGAGGCCCGCCTTGAGCGCGTCGTAGGCAACGCGCACGGCCTTGAATCTGGTCTCCGCCTTGTCCTTCGCTTCCTTGGTGCGGAACCTGTCCGGGTGATTCTTGCGCAGCAGCTTCTTGTACGCCGCCTCGACATCTTCCCAGGATGCTCCTGGGGAAAGACCCAACACGGCGTAGTGCTCCGAGAGGTCGACCGGAGGCGGCCTGGGAGGTGGCCTTGGTGGCTCCCGTGGCGTTTCCTGCCTCGCCCTTCGGCCTATCTCCGAGACGCAGTGCCAGCACACCGCGTCGCCTCGATAGGACACGAAGGCGTGCCCCATGCAGGTGAGCCTCCCGCAGCAGGCGCATTGGCAGCTCGCAACAGCGGAGCATGGGCCAGCCACCCCTCCCCTGACGTTTGCCGCCTCGCATTGCCTTCGCAGCGAGTAGACAGCGCTGAGAGCAGGAGGGGCCTGCGTGGCGAAGCGCTGGGCCCATGGAATGACGACATCGCCTAGTACGGACCCGATGCCGGCCGTCTGCGACTTCACGGCACCGAGAAAGTCGTCGAGGATGCTCACGGTGGGATCAGAGGTACCAGGCTCAGGACCGCAAGGCCACGGCTATTCGTTGCCGCGTAAATGACTCCGGCCACCCCGATCGCGCAGATGGCCAGGAGGACGATCCTGCTCTGTTGCTCGGTCACCGCATCGCCATGTAGGCGCCGCCGACCACAAGGGCCGCGAGGGCTGCCCACATCAGACCATCACTCGATGCCGAGGCGGTCTGCCCTGGCCCGAGGCCGAGCTGCGACCAGAACCCGACGGTCGAAGGCACGCCGAACGGCAGGTAGAGGGTGAAGAAGGTCTTGTTGCCGACGGTCTTTCTGAACTCGTCGGGCGTGAGGCCCATGTAGCGGACGGTCTTGTTCGCCGCCGGACCACCTTCCCTCATGATGACGTTCGCCCCGACAACGGGCTTGATCTGCGCCGTTGGCAAGGACAGTTGCGTGGTCTTGACGCCCGCCGAAGACACGACCGAGGCGATCTTGGTCTGGAGCACGGGAGGCTTGTATGACACCTGCGGCATCGAGCCCTGCATGACGCTGGTGTACTTGGGCGTGGTCATGGTGATTTGCGCTTGAATCGCACCAAGCCCCGAGACCGACTGAGGAGTCAGCGGACAGATCGGATCGTCGAACGTGACGACGACGAAGCGGCCCGAGTCGACGATGGCCTTGACGAGCCCGGAGAGGTTGTTCGGGAAGGCCCCCTTGCCGTCGTCGACCGAAACGCCCATCGCGGCGCAGAAGTCGGTGATGACAGGCACTTCCGGGTACTTGTACGTCCTCGTGATGAGACCACGCCCGACCAGCCTGGGGTCGTTCGGCGGGATGATCTGGACGCCTTGTGGAACGAACATGTACTTCGGCCCAGCAGAACCGTCCGTCCCGAGGCCGTCGAAGGGGCACCCGCAGCTCGGGTTGGTCCCCGACAAGCCGTCGAGGGGGCGATACCCCGACCAGTTGAGGTCGACGTACTTGGGGATGGCGGGCTGGCCCGATGCGAGGTGGTAGCTCATGTTCACTTCATCCAGTCTGGCAACTTGTCGCCGTGTTCTTGTCGCAGCCTGACGTATGCGCCGACACCTAGCATCGCGCCAACCGCTATCCAGATCCAAGCGGGGTATCCGCCTGCCTGGCGCACGGCCGACAGGTCGTCGGCAGACACGCCGAAGACCCTGGCGGCCGTCTCGTACGTCTTGTCGTAGGCGTCCTTGGGGTTCTGTACGGCGTAGATGGCGGCTCCGGCGAGAAGCTCAGGCAGCATGGGTCACGCCTTTGCTGGCGCGGCAGCAGCCTCTGGTTCCGAAGTGGCCGCGTAGACCCCCAGGCCGACGAGGAGGAGGACGCCGGCACCGATGCCGATCTTCGCCGCGAGGGGAAGATCCATCATCATGTCAACGAAGCCCTTGTCCTGCGGCGGGGGAGCCGGCGGGATGGTCGGAGGTGCAGGGTAGCCCGTGGTGACGTTCTGCGGGGAAGGCTGGTAGGTCTGCGTGGGCTGACCGATGACGACCGTGCCTGTGGGGGGAGGGGGGCTGTCGACGACCACCGGAGGAGGAGGCGCGTTCGCGGCATCGAGTGCTGCTCGTAGAGCTGCGCACGGGCCGCCCCTGATGAGGAAGGCGTTGGGGTAGTTGACCGTGGCTCCCTGGCCCTGAGCCCACGAGTTGATGGCAGCCTTTTCGGCCGTGGTCCAGTTGCCGCCGGACGCGACCGAGATGCCGACGTCCCTGGCCGCCTGTCGCAGCACCGAAGTGGCGGCGGAGACCTGAGCGTTGTTGTTGGGGTCAACGCTGAAGCCGCACTGCCAGCTATCGCCCAGCTTCAAGCTGGGGAGCGCGCCGAGAGCGCCGATGGCGTTGGATATGGTGATGTAGCTCATCTTCCGAAGCCTCCGCTGCCGGCGTAGGCGATGGCAGCCACTCCTATCGTAGCAACCACTGCCACGAGGACCCAAGAAACGTCTATCCCTGCTTCTGCTGCGTCCGTTGACGATGGCAAGAACGCTTCGCCACCCCTCGGGTCGGAAGCGTCAGTGCCTCGCCGCAGTTGGAACTGGCTTGGTGAAACAGTTGCCTGTGTCGGGCCCGGAATGGAACCGTCCTTCGTCTGGTACCACAGCGGGATGAAGTTCAGGCTGCCGTCGCTTGCGATCCAGAAAGACGAGTCTGGTGGTGTGATGCGAAACCACTCGATGGCCAACGCCTCAACACCCGTGTTTTCCTTGATGTGCTTCTGGATAGAGTCAACAATCTCTCCCCAGGCGGCATCTCGCCCAAACATCTTGGTCTCGTACCAGGAGACCACTATCTGGACAATGTCCTGACCACCCTGTTCTTGCAGGTATGCGGCCACTATCTGCCACGGCATTCCTGCGGGAGTAGCCGTCCACTGACCGACCAGCTTCGCGATAGCCATCAGTCTCGACGGCGTCCCGACCGTGCCGGCCGGCAAGGCTATCTGGAGCATGTTCAGGTCTTTTGACGAGAACATCCCTCCTGGTGGGCTGTATGTGCTCCACAGACCGTCCACGAACCGCTGCGGGGCCACTGCCCCTACACCTTCGTAACCCAAGCATGGGCTCCCGTAGCCGAGGCGCATCACGACCACCCTCCCTGTCGCGGCAGGTTGTGGGACACCGGCAATTTTTGGGTTCGCCGGGCGTGTCGAGGAGAGTCGTGAGGCGTCTTGGCCACGGGAGTTCGCTTCAGGGCTGGATGTTCTTCATGAAGATGTCCAGAACAGTCACCGGCATCAGGTAGCCCCTGATGCACGCCTGGACATACGGGATGGGCTGCGGGAGAGGCTGGAAGATGATGCACTTGACGCTGACTGAAGACCCCTGCGGGGCGACCTGCGTCCACGGCCCTTGCCGAGGCCCAGACCTGTTCGTTCGAAACGGCAGAGTTGCCCTTGCCGAAGCACCAGCAGCCGCGAAAGAGTTCGAAGCGTCGATGTCGAACTGCTGGACAGGAGACCTCGTCGTCGTGACGGTCGGCTCCTGGTAGGCTCGCTTGCCCCCAACGATGGGAACAGGATCCAGCTCGTACGTGGCGTTCACGTTGCGAGACTCGTTGATGGTGATATCAAATCCCCACACCGTCGAGAACGAGCCCTCTTCGAGCGGCACGGTGTTGCCAGCCGAAACGCCGCTGAAAGCCCCAGCCGTGAACTCGTAATCGTACAGAGCGAGCGCCATGCTGTTGGGCACTCTGTACGATCCTATTTCAAACGTGAACGGCCTCTGCGGGCTCAGCTCTGGCGAGAACATGGAGTCCTCGGCGAGCACCCTGTACTGGCGCTCGAACGTCTCCACGGCAGGGTGCTGTGATATCTGATACAGAGCGCCGCCGGGGAGGACAACCTTCCCGGCGACGCTTCCGCCAGCGCCAGCCACCTGAGGTGGGGTTCGGTTCGGAGGCCACGCTGCACTCTGCGTCATGCCTTACTCTACCTTGCCACCGCGAAGAGCGGTAAACTTCTGGCTCAGTAGACGCCAGGCGGGGGCAGGATGCGGTAGCCGAGGAACCCGATGATCAGGATTCCGTCTTCGGCGCGGCTCACCCGATCCGTCGTGCTGGTCGAGTCCCCCTGAACAGATCGGTCGTTGATGCCCTCGTGCCCGTCAAACTGGCCCGACAGGAAGGGGAACGGGCCGACGGGGGCGGGGTTGTTGGCAGACGATGCCGTGGCGGGAGTGAACGTGAAGTCGTTGCCCTGATACATCAGGCCAGAGATGTTGCCGAACTGGGGGTTGTTCGGATGGTTCGGGCGAACCTTGATCTCGATGGTCTCGCCCGGGTCGAAGATGTCCTCGCACGCCAGGGGGAACGGATCGCTGCCCCTGGTTGCCCAGAACGTCGAAGGGACGCCGCTCGGGTCCTCCGCACGTTGGAACTGCGACCCTTTCACCGCGACGACGAACCGGCCGTCGAACTGCATCGTGCGGAAAGCTGCCATGGACAGCGGCGACGTGTAGATCGGAGCGCCGTTGCCGGGGAAGTTGGGGAGCAGGTTCGACTGGTCCGACGTCGCGGTGCCGGCGCCGCCACCGTTGCCGACATGAACGGCAGCGGGGTTGGGGACGGGGACGATTGCGTTGCCGGCCGGATTGAGCGTGGCTCCGACGTACGAGGGCTGGTACATCGAGAGCTGCTCGAAGGCCCTCTGCGCGTCCATGATGTCGTTGGCAGAGTGGATGGGGCGGAAACGGCCATACGAGCGACCGCTGAAGGTCGACACGCCGCTCTCCGACGAGTAGCGGAACTGGTGCGCCGACTGGAAGATGGCGTACCGCGCCGTCGCCACGAACGGGCCGTCGGGGGTGACGTACAGCGTTCCGCTCGTCTCGCTCGCCTCACCGTTTCGGATGAGGATGCTGACGTGGAAGTCGTAGGGGATGCGGCGGCCGGGGATCTCGTCGAGCGACACCCACTTGCCGCTCGGTCCCTTGCCCATGGGGGCGTTCGAGCCGAACCGGCTCACGCCACCGCCGCCACCGATGCTCAGTCGCGACATGACGCTCTTCATGCCTTCGAGCTGGTTCAGTGCTCGCTTCGCGGCCTCCTCGCTGGCCACGGTCTTGTCGCTGAGCTGCCGCAGGAATGCGTTCTGACGGTTGACGTTGTTGATCAGGGCTTGGATGTTCGGATCTTGCATCATGGTGCTCGTACTCCTGAGCTGGGGTCCCAGAAACGAGACCAGCTCGAAGACCCACTCGGCGCCGCCAGCCCTCGGTCAAAGGGCGGAGCTGAGTGGGCCCCCGAGCTGGTCGAGGGCTCCCGCCGAAGCGGGGTGAGTGCAGGTAACTGCACGTCGCGCGAGAAGAGGCCGTCGAAGGTGAACGTGATCACCTTCTGGATGGCGTCGACCGCGTTGAGGTTGGCGGTCAGCGACAGCATGTTGCGGCTGCCCTGGGTGGTGCCGAACGTGGTCGCCTGACCACCGTCGGGGAGCGCCTGGATGACGGCCTCGCACTTGATCGACTGGCGCGGCACCAGGAGGATGGCGCGAGCGAGCTTCAGCACGTGATCGTGCCCGGCGTCGCCGTTGTAGAGGTTGATGATGTCCGACGCCCCACCCAGGTCGCCGGGGAGGCCGCCGCCGTAGGGGAAGTAGGCCGAGGGCATCAGCTCGATGCTGGGCTTGCCGCCAGCGCCGAAGGTCCAGAAAAGCTGCTCCTGGCTCTGCCAGTAGAGGCGGTACACGTCCTCGGTGGCGCCGAGGACGTTGTTCTCACCGATCTCGCCGGCGCCGTTGGGGAAGTCGCTCACGTCGCCGTTGTTGGCTTCGCCGCGCAGGATGCTCTGGCGGAACCACGTGAACACGCGCAGCGCCAGCACGATCATGCTGTTGTCGCTGGGGAGCTGGTTGCCCGAGGGCAAGTTGGTGGACCCGACGTCCTTGTTGGTGCCGTTCGAGAACAGGTTGGTCCTGTCCTGAAGGGTGCCGGCATAGAGGCCCGAGGTGCGCACGAGCGCATCGCGGAAGGGCTGTTGAACGCGCTCACGGATGTTGGTCAGCTTGGCCATGGTATTCTCTCCGGTTGTTAGCGTTGTTTTGCCGGTCGCTCCGGCTCACCCGAGAGGGTGAAGTCTTTGGGGAAAGACCCCCGGCGCGAACCGGGGGGCTCTTCGGTCAGTAGCCGCGGAAGATCCCGCCGCTGAGCGCCATCTCGCGGTCAGCGTAGGTCGGGACGTTGATGTCGCGCGAGGGGATGGGGCCATCGCCGCCGGCCATCTGATCGGCCTCGTTGAGGGCCTGCTCGATGCTGGCACCGTCGGGGCGGATCCCGTCAGCGATGACGCCCATGCCCGACAGCTCGTAGGCGCCGTACCCGGCGGCCGCCTGGACAGGGTAGGCACCCATGCCAGCGGCGGCCTGAGCGTACGGAGCGCCCATGCCGGCCAGCTCGTAGGCGCCCATGCCAGCGGCAGCCTGGACAGGGTAGGCACCCATGCCAGCGGCGGCCTGAGCGTACGGAGCGCCCATGCCGGCCAGCTCGTAGGCCCCGATGCCAGCCCAGCCGGTCGTGTTGACCGCGGGGATGTCGCCGACGCCAGCGAGGTAGTTGGCGGCGGCGTCCTGACCGGCGGCCTTGAGGACCGCGAGGACGGCGGTGTGCAGCGCAGACGTAACCATGCCGGCGCCGACCGCAAGAGCGTTCGAGGGCATGAACTTCTGGGCGAGGGGAACGCCCGCGAGGGCCACGAGGACGCCCGCGATCGAGCTGCGGAAGGGCGAGTCCGCGAGGTACCCCACCATGGTCAGCACCTTCTCGGAGACCACGTTCGAGGCCGCACGGTGGACCAGGAAGCCACCGAGAACGGAGGCGCCGGTCGTCAGCGCGGGGCGGAGCATCGCCATGAAGTCGTTGCGGCGCATCTTGCGGCGGCGGCCATGGCGGCGGTTCGCGGCCATCGTCTGCACGACCGCGCCCTCGCCGTTGCGGCGCATCCTCTTGCTGCTGCGCTTGCTGCTGCGCTTGCTGCTGCGCTTGCTGCTGCGCTTGGCAGCGCCCTTCTTCAGGAGACGGCCCTTCGAGTCACGAGGACCGTACTTCGCGTAGTTCTTCTTGCCGCGCTTGGCAGCGCCCTTCTTGCCACGCTTGGCAGCGCTCTTCTTGCCGCCGCCCTTCTTGCCGAGGGCCCTGCGAGCCTTCGCCAGGTTGCGCAGAGCGATCTTGCGACGCTCTGCCTTCGAGAGCTTGCCGCCGCGCTTGCCTCGTTTGCTGCTCTTCTTGGAGTTCATGACGTAGAAAGACTCTCCCTTCCTGACACGCTCTTCTTCGGCCTCGAACGCCTTGGCGGCGCGGTCGGCCTTGGCTTTCGCCGCTTCGATCGACTTGGCGGCGCGGCGCTGAAGAGCCTCGATGGCCTTGCCACGCTCTTCGACGGCCTTTGCCGTTTGCTCCCAGATGCGAGCCGACTGCTTCTCGTCCTGCTTGGCCTTCTCGAAGGCTTCCTCGGACTTGAATCCGAAGAGGGCCCACTGAGGCACTCGCTTCAGCGACTTGCCTTTGCCCTTGCCTTCTCGGTAGGCGAACGGGATGGGGCGGCCCTTCGAGTCGCGAGCGAGACGGTACGGGCCATACGCGACGCGCTCGCGCACCTTCACCGTCTTGGTGACGAACTGGCTGTTGCCGCTCTTCTTGCCGCGCTTGCCGCCGCCCTTCTTGCCGCCGCCCTTCTTGCCGAGGGCCCTGCGAGCCTTCGCCAGGTTGCGCAGAGCGATCTTGCGACGCTCTGCCTTCGAGAGCTTGCCGCCGCCCTTCTTGCTCTTGCGGCTACCGTTTGCTTCGTAGATGGTCATGGGTCCCTTCGCGCCACCCTGCGTGGCGTCTTTCGAGTTGGCGACGAAGCCGCTGAATCCCTTTTCTCTCTTCCCGCTGTGGTAGTCAGAAAGGAAGTCGTCGGCGAAGTATTCCAAGCCGGCTCCACCTTGGAAGTCGCTGAACTTGAACGTCTTCTTGCCGACCTTGATGGTCTTTTTCTTGGGGTTGACGTCAACGCTGCTCGCCTTGAGCTTGACGTCCTTGCCGCCCTTGCCCCAAAAGCGAAGCTCCGCCGGCTTGCCCCACTTCACCCGAACCAGCTCTTTGACCTTCAGCCGAGCCAGTTTGCCGTCGCCAGCCTTGGTGCCCGACCAGTAGAGCGAAGTCTTCTTGCCGTCTGGGGAGACGTGTACCGAGTAGGCTTTGTCGAACTTGTGGGCGTCTACTTTCTTTCCGCCGACAAGTACCTTGCCCTTTGACAGCCTCGCCTTGCTGATGCCGGTTGTGAGGCTGCTCCTCTTGTTGGAGGGCTTCGACTTGGAGAACTCACGCTTGCCCATCGAGTGGGCAACCGCGATGGCCTGTCGCTGGCCCATCCCATCGTGCTTGATGAGGTACGAAATCTTGTCGCTGACCCAAGAGCGCTGGGCCTTCGTCTTCGGCCGCCAAGCCTTTGCCGCGCCACGACCATTGACGGCAGCCAGAGCGACGACGCCGAGGCCGTTGGCCGCGTACTTGTTCGCGGCCAACCCCTTGGGTTTGTCGTAGCTCTTGACCTGCTTCATGGTCACAGCGGTCACGTGGGCGGTAGCCAAAGACACACCTCTCCTGAGAGAAGAGGGCTCAGACCGCCTCCCACGCTCGACACGCGGGGCCAAAGCCGTTCAGGGACTCATTGTTCTCGCCGGCATGGCGAAGTGACAAATTTCTCTTGCGGCCCCCCTCAGAAAGAAGTACACGAGTAGTACATGGCCAAGAAGAAGACCGATGAAAACGCCGTCGTCACCGTCCACGTGGGCATGACGAGGGGGCTGAGGGAGCAGATAGTCCTCGCTGCGAAGCAGGATGACAGGCCCGCCTCCGCCTGGATAAGGCACGTGTGCAAGATGGAGATAGAGAGGAGAAGGAAAGATGCTGGCGGGGACCAATCCTGACTTCGGCACGGCGGAGATGATGGTCGCAAAGTGGTGGAAGCTCACCAGGAGCGTCGAGAAGCTGACGGGCAGGACTCGCATCGTTGCCAAGAGACTGCCCAAGAAGGGCCTCAAGAAAGAGATCGTTGCCTTGCATATGAAAGATGAGGAGGCCGTGGCGGCGATTGTTCGGGTCTGGAACAGTCGCATGATGGCAGCCAGGATAGGCTATTCGGACCAGGAAAAGGCTGACGCGCAGATCGCAGCGCTCAGCATTGGAGTATGGTGAACACATGAAGCTCCTCGTTGTCATCGGTTCTTCCGCGCTCGAAGACGCGGCGTGGTCCGTGAAGTGGTCTGACTCCATGATCTCGTCGGTCATGGCGGACTTCGATCCAGACCATCTGCTCGCCGGAGGTTCTCGCGGTCCAGAGGCGCTGGCGATCGAGATCGCGACGGCCTCACGGCTGAAGTGGACCAAGTACCAGTGCAGCGGTGTCGTCGAGCGCTCTTGGTCAGATGTCCCAGAGAGGTGGTGCGAGGGCCAGGGAGAGGCTCACTTCCGCAACAGGGTCATGATAGGCAAGGCCGAGGAGTCACAGGCCAGGGGGTGGGAAGTGAGGGCCCTTTTCCTACAGGCCGCCTGGTGTCCCACCTTCTCCACGTACCAAGCCTTCTGTATCGCCGTCGACTGCGGTATCCTGTGCTCGTATGCCTCCCTCCGAGATGAAGCGCAGGCCCTTGTCTACCTCAACGCTTGCAAGAGCAAGGAAAGCGCTGAGGCGAGGAGAGGCAGTCCGTATTCTCGGCGTCTACGAGAATAGGGCGGGTGAGACGACGTGGGACTGGAAGAACGTCTGCCCAGACGACGACGGGTCAGCCACGAACGTTCTCTTGTCCAGGCGAGGCATTCCCGTCATGCCGCGCCTGAAGTCGGTCGTCTTCGGCTCTTTCAAGCCTGAGGAGATCCTTGGCTACGTCATGCCAGGGAGGTAACCCGACAATGCCGTCGGAGGTCACGTCAAGCTCTTCGCCCGTCACGATGGCGCACACCATGTCGCCAGGAACAGCCAGGACGAGAAATGGGACCTTGCCCACCGGGGTCCTGGTGCCGAACAGGATGCAGTTGGGAATGCTGATCTGTACGGCTTTGCCGTCGTGCAAGACGCTTTGGATGCCAAGGCAAGGGGCCAGCTCGGCCACGTGACTGGGGAGCGGCTCGCACATCTTGACCCTCTTGCCGGACCACTTGTGTCCAGCGAGGTTGCTGTTGACGTACAGCTTCTGGGGGCCCTCAGCGACGTGTTTGTAGTCGATGAACTCTCCATCCTCGTACCACTTGTCCGAGGAGTACATGACAGACTCGCACGTGCCCACGTGCACCAGGGATGTGGGCCACATGACACCCACGTCGTACTCTCCTCGGCGCAGCGGCTTCGCAGTGAAGGTCTTGCGGAGGTTGGCGGCGTAGGGCTTGGTGTCGAGCACTGTCCTTGGCATCAGTCCCTCGTGACGAAGTAGCCTATGGCAAGGAAAGCGACGCCTGCGACGACCAGCGTGGTGATGCCCGCCATGGTGTTGGCCGAGTCTGCGTCAACGAAGCCGAGCCCCGTCCGCAGTTCCGTCGTGGACCCAGCCCCTGGCATCGGAGTGACGCACCCCCTGGCTACATCGCCACGGCCTATGTAGACGGCACCGTTGGGCAATGAGCAGCCGATGGTCAGGCTGCTCACCCCGATGGGGTTGGGATGCGCCACCACGGGCACATCGACGTCGTCGTTGATCGGGACCGAGGAGCCTGGCTTGCCGCGGAAATAGTCGTATCCGCCGGACAGTCTCGGGACGGAGTAGACCTGCCCTTCCGTTGGAGACGGAGGTGGCAGGTTTGCACCTCCAGCCCTGCTCCTCGTTGCAAACATCATGCTCTCCTCGCGATCAGAGAGGGGAGACCGTAGACCATGAATAGGTATGCCGCCGCGACGCCGCCGACGACCCAAACGGCGTTGTTGAGCGCCTCCGCCGTCGGATCTTGTCGACTGAACATCCGGCACAGATCCTCAGCCAGCTTGTTCCGTTGCCCCTGCTTGGCCGACTCAAGCGCTTCCTTGCAGGCATCATTGTACGCGACGGCTTTAGCCGTCATCTGCGGAGCGTACATGATGACCCACACCACCGCCAGCAGAGCGATGGCGATGACGATGACGATGAGCCACGGCGGCACAGCCGTGATGATGGGTGCGATGGCGGCAGCGGCTCCTCCGCCAAGACCGGCGAGCCGCCCCAGGCTGCCTTTGACCTGTGCCGAGGCCGAGGTGGCGCCGGTGAATATCGAGGTGAGAGTCCCCTTCTCATCGAGGATGAGCAGCACCTCGAAGAACTGGAGCAGCCGGTAGGCGTCCTTGGCCTGCTCAGCCTCCGAGACCCTCAGGCTGCCACTCAGGTGAGCGCCAGCGGCCCTCGTCGCCACTATGAATTGGGCCACGAGCATGTTGGCTGCCTCGTTGGCCGGCATCGCGAGCAGAGCGTTGCTCACGTCGCCGCTCTGGAGAGCCTGCTCGACGGTGGCTCGGTTGTCGCGGAGCCACACGCCAGCGGCATCCAGGGTCGTCGAGGCGACGTCGAAGTCCACCTCGACGGCGTCCAGGTCCACGTATTTGCGCAAGGCGCCGTCTGCCGCTGCCCAGCCGACCTGAAGCCTCTCGGCAACGGCGAAGCCGACGAAGCGCGGCACGACGGCGTCACCGACGAGCTGTTCGAGGCCCATGCTGCCCTCAGTGGGTCTTGGCGTAGTAGGCGAGGCCGCCGACGGCGAGGAGCGCCAGGCCGCCGACGACCAGCGGAACCATCATGCTCTTCTTGGCCGGAGCAGGCGGGGGGGCGGCGACGACTGGCTTCGGGGGGGGCTTCGCGGTGCTGGTCCCGGTCGGAGTCGGAGCCGCCAGGTTCACGCACTTGCCGTTGACCAGCTTCTGGCCGTAGGGGCAGTTCTGCTTGGTCGGGTCCACATGGGTTCCCTGACCACCCAGGAAGTCGTAGTAGTCGGCCGACGAGACGCACCCCTTCTTGACAGGGTCATACACCTGGCCCTTGGGGCAGGTCGTGTTGACCTTCGAGTCGAGGATGCAGAAGTTGGGGTTGAGCGGGTCTTGGACGTACGGCGGGGCGCAGATGTCGAACTTCGGCACGGCGCCTGGAGACGTCTTGACGGGAGCCTCGCCCGTCTGGGGCGTGAGGGGTGACGTGTCGACGCCGCCGCTCGTGTCGCCACCGCCGGCACCCTCGGTGCCAGCGTCGATGGGAGCCGACCCGCCGAAGAAGTCGCCGAAGTCGAAATCGTCGAAGATGCCGAGCGCGCCGGCCGAGCCAAGAGACCCGAGACCGCCCTTGCCCGCGAGAGAACCGATGGACATGAGGTAACCTCTTCAGGAAATAGATAGCACCAGCCAGCAGCAGCAGCCCACCTGCGACCATCACGGGGGTGCTGATTCCACTCTTCTGTGGCGGTGGCGGAAGAACGGCGGGCGTCGTCGTGGTCGGCATCGGCCTCGGCGAAGTCGGCCTCGGCGAAGTCGGTGTTGATGCGGGCTTCGACGAGGTCGGCGTCGAAGGTGCCGTCGCCGGAACACAGCCGCCAGATGGAGACACCTGATAGCCGGGGGCGCAGAAGTCCTTCGGGAGCGTCCCTATGAAGCTCCACCCCATCTGCTCGCAGACGAAGTCTGGCATGTCGTGAGTCGTCTCGCACTGTTCCTTGACGTAGGCAGCCCCACCAAGGATGGCGATGAGCGGAAGGACTCCAGCGGTCGCGATGTTGCCCGCTTCGGTGGCGTCAGGCGTGTCGACGCCATCGGAGCCGGCGTCGATTGCATCGACGTTGTCGAAAATACCCAGAGACATGTTACCTCGGTGAGCGGAGGGTTGGCGGCGCCCATCCTTCGTCTGTGGAGGGCGCTTCTTCCTCGTAGTGTCGCAGATCGACGCCAGAAGGCCCAAGTCGTTTGCGCCTCTCAAGCTCGCCGTACTCGGCGATGCTGTGGGCCCGCTTGGTCATGGCTCGTCGCTCTGCCTTCTCCTTGGCCCTCACGATGGCTCCGCGATACTGAGCCCAAGGGTCTCGCTCCGTGGTGGGAGGCGCTTCGTATGGCTCGTGGCGCCAAGATCGAGACGGCGCAGTGGGGCGGCTTCGCTTCCACTGAGACGCGGCTTCATGTTCCAGATACATCGCCCCGCCGAACGAAGCTGCCGCCGCGATGAAGATGCCGCCCAAGACGATGCCAACAAGAGCTTGCCTGGCGATCTCTGGGTCAATGGCGATGGGGGTCGTTTCCATGTTAGGACCTTCCTCTACGCAGCTCCGAAAGGTCCGTGTCGTCGGCAGGAAGTCGATATGCCTCGGTGGACCACTCCGCCAGGCTATGCGGAGATGCACCGTACTCCCAGTCCCTGACCTCGGCCTCGGCCCATTCCTGGTTCTGTCCGCTGACCGGCCACTCGCCGCTGTCCGCCAGCGGCCCTTCCAAGTTCGTCGCCGGCCACTCGCCGCTGTCTGACACTTGCATGGGCTTCTTTCCGGTCCACCTTGACTCCCAGTATTCCTCGTTTCTGGCGGTGGTGGCTGAGTCCCATATGCCACGTGTCTGGTCCCAGAACTTGCTCGGTATCCCAAGCTCGTAAGCCATTTCGGGTGTCACGAGCCGTGGCGAGCCATGCACCATGATGGTGACCTTCTTGTTCACCTTCCTGTGCAGGTACGCGGCTCCGCCGAAGAACGCGGAGATGCCGATGAGGACGCCGCCAATGACTATGCCGATGAGGGCCTGGTTGATGACGTCCTGATCGATGACTTTGTTCTCCGGCATGGCGTCACCTTCCGCTGAAGATGTAGTAGGCGGCGGCGGCTCCCAGAAGACCCACTCCGATGATGGTGACAGTACCAACACCAGCGCTCTTCTCTGTCGGCTTCACCGGCGGGGTGTCCGCCTTGACGGGCAACGTGTCAAAGCACAGCGACTTGGTCAGAGGGTCGTCTTTGAGCCTCTTGGCATCGTCAGACTTGCACCACTCAACCCTCCTGGCCTGCCAGTCTGGGTCTGCGATGCTTGGCAGCTTTGGCGTCGTCCCAACCGGCGTCGGGCTCGTCGCCACAGGAATGGGCATCGTGCTTGGGAAGCAGATGCCGTAGTTCGGATCCTTGATGCTGCCATCAGGACAAGTCGAGCCTGGCAGGCCGGGCTGCTGCCTGTCTTTCCAGTACGGGTCGGGAACGCAAGAGCCCAGCATGGGGCTGTACGTCGACCAGTCGGGACAGGTCGGCGGAGCGTCGCCGAGACCTGCCATGGCGAGGATGGTGTATGGAATCATAACCACCACCCCGAAACAGACGTTCCCACCATGCCAGACTGGGCTGGCGCGTTGTAGGTCTGCTGCGTCCCGATCATGCCAGGGGCTCCCTGGGAAACGCCCTGAACGGGCGGCGGAGGGATCGCCGGAGCCGGTTCTGGCGCCGACTCGACAGCGTCAACCACGGTGTCGGCCAGCCACGTGATGCCGGCGGCGAGGACGAAGGCGGCGACGCCGTACGTGATCAGACCGTACTTGATGGCGTGATGCACTTCCTTTCCCTCGGAAGAGGACACGTACCCCAGGCCGGCAGCCACGCCTCCCGCGCCCATGACGATAGGGTTCGCCAGAGACGCAACAAGGGCCGCTCCGAACACGACTCCCTTTCCAGCGGTACTCAGGCCGCTCATGCCCGTCGGGGCGACGTGCACTGGAGGAAGGAAGTTCGGCGGGTAAGGGTTGTAGTGAACAGAGCCAGGATTGGCGCTTGGTGGGCTCACCCACCCCATCGGCCCTCGTTGCGTATACATCAGAACCACCCCTGCTTCTTGGCCACGAAGGCCACGCCAGCTCCGACCGCGAGGCCGATGGCGGCCCACATGGCGAGGTTGGCCCAGTCATATCCCCCACCGTCGAGGCCACTGATGGCCGTCGGGGGGATGCGGTCGTTGTTCCAGATGCCCCGCCTGGCGGGGGCGTGAGACGCGAGCATCTCAACCCCTTGAGCCGCGTTCGGGAGCACGATGGGTTCGAGAAGCGGAGGAGGTGCGTCCTCTTCGTTGCCGGGCCACATGAAGAGCCTGTCAGTCACGACGCCGATGGGGTTGTCGTTTCTGTCAACGACCTCGGTCGGGCCGAGACCCGTTTCGCGAGCGGCGTAGCCAGGCATACTCCACTTGTCCTCGAACATGCCGTTGCCGAGGTGCACGGTCGGCATGTCGTCGAACATGCCGTTGCCAACGACGTCGTCCTCTGACTGCGCGTCGAGCACTTCGTCGGTTTCCTGCGGTTCCTCTGCCGTGGCGATCGACGACGGAAGGTTGACGTGCCTCGCGCTGGGGAGCAGCTTCGGGGCGACGGGGGCTTTCACGTGGATTGGCAGGATCGGCATAACTCGTCCTCGTCTGGCGCTTCCGCCTCCGCCCCTTGCTCGACGTCGGGCTCTTCGATGTCCACGACGACCGGGCCGGCGTTCTTCTTCATGTTGTCGTCATCACTCATGAGCCAGTAGAGAAGCCCGGCCCCCGCGGCGAGGCCGAGGACGAGCTTGGGGCTGAGCCATGACGATTGTGGTGGGGCAGCCTCTGCCCCAGGGAGACGTGCTGGCGCTTGGCCAGGCTGCACGCGAAGCGTGGTCCCCATGGGTCGCCCCGGAGCCTGGGGGGCGATGGCTGCTGTTGCGGCAAGGCTGCTCAGGTCGGGAAACTGGTCCATCTTCACCTCTCGACCATAAGGTAGCCGACCACGGCGCCAACAAGCAACGCCGCCCCAAGAACCTCGATTTCTTTGTACCGGCCGCCCTCGGCGAATTCGCCCATGGCGGACTTCTTGCGAGGCTTCCACGACTTCCACAACGCCACATCGAGGATGGTTCCTCGGCCGAGGAGCGCCTTTCCTGTGGTCTTGGCGAAGTAACAGAACGACGGGTTCGATGACTGGTTGCAGATTTGCTGCACCACGTAGTAAGGAGCTGTCCCGCAGATCATCCTCTGGGGGACGCCTTGCGGGTAGAACTTCTTGTACTTCTGCGACAGGATGGGGGGCTCCTCCTTGCTCGTCGAGAAGGGGCAAGAAGGGGCCGTCGTCGTGAGCGGGTCGCCGGACTGAGCGAGCCGTGGTTGCTGCTTGAAGGTCCCGGCACCTGGGTCGAACAGCATCCCAGTGTTGGAGAACACCTTGCTGCAATCGTATCCGATGTGCCCCGCGATTCCGTTGCCGCAGACGAAGTCGCCGGAGTTGTCGTTGTACGCCTGGAGACCACCATTCGCGGCGCACGACTGAATGGCCTCGGCGTACCGCTTGCCGGGGCCATAGCAGTCGGTGCCGGTCAGGCCCTTCGTGATGTCAACGATATCTTCACTCATGACTTTCGGCTCGCCATGTAGGCCAGCCCGCCGAGAACGAGGATGCCGAAGCCGACGTACAGCATCGTATTTTTGTCGCCATCCGACGCGGCAGCCGATTCGTCTGCCGATGTCGTGGGTATCCGGCGGTAGTTGAAGTCCGCCGTCTGCTTCGTGATGGGGTACGATGCCCCGCCGGGCGAGGTCATCGACATCCCAGCCTTCAGCCCACCAGCAGGGATATAGTTGGCGGGAGGCGCGGCGGCCTGCTGCCTGGAGTCCTTGCCGGTGAGCGGGTCGAAGTAGTACCACGCCTCGTAATCCTGCCACGTGCCCCTTCCGAGGTAGGAAGGACCGAACTTCGTGGCGGGACTCGTCCTGGTCTTGGCCCAGAAGCAAAACTGCGGGTTCGCCGTCAAGTTGCACTCGGCAACCTGACGCAAGTTGGCGAGGATGGGAGGCAGGTTGCAGAGCCTCCGCTGAGCGACCCCCTCCGGGTAGAACTTGCGGTAGGCGGCCGAGAAACCGGCCGTCGGCTGGTTGTTGAGCGCGTTGCCGGTGACCTTGGAACAGGTCGTGGTCGGTGCCCCAGAGAAAGCCTTCGCCTGGGCATCCGTGAGCACCGGAGCGGCCGGGGGAGTGTATGGGGTGGGGGCAGGAGGCGGGGGCGTCTGGCCTGGCATCCACGAGGTCGCGGAGCAGTCGTGGAAGACCTTGACCTGAAACCCGTTGGCGCAGCTCCCCGCCAGCTCTGCCGTGTTGCCAGAGCCTGACATCTTCCATGGGCCCAGCGTCGAGCCTCGCTTGACGCACTCCATGATGGCCGTTCCGGGGAGGTTGCAGCCGCCGCCGGTGTACGACGACGAGCCAGAACCGGAGCCTGCCGCCGAGACCTGCGAGGGGTCGACGGTGATGCTCGCGCTGGCTGAGATGGCTCCGATTCCGTGGTAGCTCATGGCTGTTCCTCTCGTAACTTCGCAGCGGCCTTCGCCTTGCGGCGCTTCTGCCACACGTAGTACCCGCCGCCAGCAGCGAGGGCGACGAGGGCCAGCACGACGTACGTGGTGGTGTTGTCGTCCCCGGACTCGGCCGCGGCGCCGGTGTCGTATGCCATGGCGGCAAGCTCGTCGGCGGGAACCCAAGCCTGCCACGCCTTCACGTCCTGCGCGCTGCCTCGACCCAGGTACGACATGCCCTGCATCTTCGCGTTGAGGCAGAACGTCGGAGCCGCGCTCTTGTTGCACTTGGCAACGATGGCTTGCGCCTCGGGGCCCGACAGCTTCGCCCACGCCTTGGCATCGGCCGGGCAGACCTGGCGCTCATTGGCGAAGCCGACCTGCATGAACCTGGCGCTCAGGCCGAGCGGCATGTCCTGGCTGACCGGCTTGGGGCAGTCGAGCATCCCTGCCAACCCGCCCAGACCTGAAACCATTTCGTAGCTCATGATGTAACCCTTCGTTGGAGTAGTAGAGCACGCCGGCACCGAGAATGACCAAAGCCCCGATGCCGATAGCGACGTTTCGCTTCTTGACAGAATCCGACACAAACCTCGCCGCGTAGGCAGCCTCCGAAGAGGCCGTGGCTCTCGCAGCCGCGGCAGCCCTCGATCGAGACTCCAAGGTGGCGGTTTCAGCAGTGCTCGTCGCCCTCATGGCGGCGTCCCGTTTTGCTCGATCTGCCTCGGCGCGCCTGGCCTTTTCGGCGAGGAGTTTGCTGTCGTCCCGTTTTGCTCGATCTGCCTCGGCGCGCCTGGCCTTTTCGGCGAGGAGTTTGCTGTCGTCCCTGGGAACTGGAGGTGGCGGCGGCGATGACGTTCCAGGGAACCAGAAGATCGGCTTGTGGGTGTAGAACGAACCGTCCTGAGAGTTCCTCCAGAAACGGCCCTGAGCGCCCTTCGAACAGGTGAACTTGGTGTCGCAAGCTCCGCTGCCGAAGGTGGCCAGCCTCGCCTTCGTGTACTCGTCAGGCTCGTACGAGTAGACTCCAGGGACGATGCTGTTGCCGACCCTTTGCGGAGGCTTGACGGTCACCTGCTTCCATTGGCATCCTGGGTCTTGGAAGTCCTTCAGCCCGCCACCCGGGATGCACCTGATGTAGGCGTCAGCGAACGACCCTTGCGGTGGCGGTGGCGGCAGATCGATGTCCTTGCTCTTTGCAAAGACGGAGATGTCGTCGTAGAGCGACTTTCCCGTCTGGTAGGCGAGCGCCGCGATGGTGAATCCCGCTGCCAGGTGAGCTGCCGTGACTCCTGCTGCCACTGGCGCCAGAGCACCGGCCGTCGCCATAGCTCCAGCCCAAGCGGCGACGAGCCCAGCGTACCAGAGCGCCTCATTGACGCTCTCATCCTCGCCAGCCATTTGGTTGGCAGCGTTGACATAGCCTCGGTATGCGTTGAAGCTGTCGAGGGCAGAGGAGCTTGATTCCCCGAGTCCGTGGTAGGTCATTGTGCCTCAGTCGAGACGAATGGTCTTCCACTGCGCGGCGCGGCGCAGCATCTGCGTCTCGTTCGTTCCGGCTACGGGGTCGGTCACAACGAAGAGTTTGCCGTTTGTTCTCGGCACCAAACACCTCGCGAAGACGTGAGAGAAGGGCGCCGGCTTCGGCCTCAGGGCGATGGTGACGAATTCGGCCTTGTGCCCCAAAGACAACCACATGGAAGTCATGACGCACGTGTATTCGTCACAGTCCGCCTTGACGACTCCGTGCCTCTTGATCTCTTCGAGGATGGTCTGTGGGTCTCGGATCCACTCAACGTGAACCGGATCGAAGGTGTAATATATGTGAGCGTTGACCCAGTGCCTGATCGCGAGGATCTCGGACAGGTAGTCCTTGGGGGTGACGTACCTCGTGACCTCTTCCGCCGCGAGGCGCACCATGGGCGAAAAAGCACCACGGGGCGAGTGCACTGCCTTGAGCATCTGCTCAACGGTGTGCTCCACGCCCCGGTATGGTGTCAGATCGATCTTTGGGTACACGTCGGCCGCTCACGGCCGCGACAGCACGCAAAGGGATGCTAGCAGCCTCCCTCAGGGAGGCACAAATCACCCGTTCTCTTCGACGATCTTTCGGTGCAGAGCCATGGCCCTCTCAGCGTTCTGGATGGCCGGGATCTCCTCCGGCTTGAAAGCAGGACGGGCGCGACGCAACTCCTTCACAAGCTGCTCGATGGTGACGAACAGCATGTGCTGAGCGTTCGCATGGCTGTTCCCCTCCTCTTGGAAGGCCCTGCTCCACCTGTCTCGCTCCTTGATGACCTGACCGATGGTTTCCCTGGCGTCATCTCGCTGCTTGCGCAGCGTATCCACCTCCGCCATCAGGCTCTCGACCTTGTCGGCGGCCTTCTCCATCGTCGAGGCGTTCTCGCCCAGCTCGTCGGCGGCCTTGTCGGCGGCCTTGGTCATCGCGTCGAGCTGGCGCTCCATCTCGGCGCACTGCCTCTCCAGTCTTCGGCTGGCGTCCGCTGCCTGCTGGAGAGCAGCGTTCCTCTCCGATAGGGTGTGGATGATGTAGGACATCACGGCGACGGCCAGGACGAAGAGCGCGATGATGACGTGGTTCGGGTTCATGCTGGATCCTTCTGTTCTGGCGTCGCCGCCAGAGCTTGACGACGAGCCATCCATGTTCTCGTCACCAGCTTCCAGTCGTCGCTGCCCTCGCCATAGACAGACTTGGCTTTCTTGACGGATGGGTCTTCTCGGACAGCGTCGAGTTCTTGCAGGGACGAGCATCCGTTGATGAGGGCGCCGATTTCCTGTGGGCTGAGCACCTTCTCGCCCTTCAGCCACGAGCGAAGGATGCCGGCGACATCTTCCCCTGGCTTCTTGTATGTGCCATCGTTTGTCTCGATGAGCATGGGGCATCGCGACTTGCTGATGACGAGGTCGTTCTCCCTCGTCATGTCACCGACGACATCGAATTCGTATTCGAAGCCGTCTCGCTGCACCGGCGCGAGGCCGATCTTGACCGGCTGCACCTTGCCCTTCTCGTTGGTTTGAAGCTCGTAGGCCGTCTTGACCCTCATCGTGGCGATGACGTGAGACTTGCACCCAAGTATCGCTTCCACGAGGGCGTTCTGCTGCGGCGTCACATTGCGCCATGCGTTGAACGAGTTGCCGCTTGAGTTGCCCGTGGCGGACTTCTGCGAGGCGCGCTCCACCTGCTCAAGGGCTCCACCCTTACCGATCCAGGCGTGGCTGAGCGAGTCGATGCCGATGACCTTGTACCCCTGCTCCGTGAGGTAGGCGATGGCCTCGACGTAGGTCGACGGCTCGTAGGTTTCGAGCGGCAACGTGTCGAAGTCAAATCTGTCCGCGTACTTCGACGCCGACCCGTGCTCGGTGTCGATGACTGCCATCCTGTCGCCCGCATCGAGAAGCGCCGTGCCGACGCGAAGCATGGTGTACGTCTTGCCCGAGCCGGCGGGGCCCATGAGAGCCATTCGCAGCCGAGCGTCCGCCTTCACAGCCTTCTTGACAGAAAACTTCATGATTCTTCTCCTTGTGGGACAGTCATCGTAACACGGTCAACAACGTTTGGTCAAATGGCAAAAGCTGCTAGACTGAGACGTTTTTTGCCATACCATGGCATGCCATGGGAAAGAAGCGCGGTTTTGCCGCCATGTCGCCGGAAGCGAGAAGGAAGATAGCGGCTTCCGGCGGCAGGAAGGCCCACCTCGAAGGTGTGGCCCACAAGTTTTCTCCCGAGGAGGCTTTTCATGCTGGCAGAAAGGGGGGTCAATCGACCCTCAAGCGATTTGGTCATGATTTCTTCGCCCGCATCTCAGCTTCGGCGAAGGAAAAGCGTGTCGAAGACGCCGAAGGAGGGTGACAGGTTCTGGTTCTCCAAGTGCTCGGACTTTTTCTCCGAGCACGGGTCGTTCATGGGCCTCACGACTCTGGGACTCATGCGGCTTCTGTGTGACAAGACTGGGGTGTCGAAGTCGACATCTCGACATCTTGTCGTGTGGATGGAGACTCACGGGTACATTCGTTCGGTTGCCGGGGAGAACGGCTCTTGGCTCTGGCTCTCGACAGCCGCGAGTAGCATCTTTGGCAGAGTCCCCTAGATGCGTGAGGTCTGTCTTTGGTGCCGCATGAAGAGCAGCAGTCCGGCTTCGCTCCGTCTCCCCATCCACCCTTCTTGCCCCTCACCTTGCTGTACCTGATAGGCTGTCCATCTGGCACACTGGATAGGTACTCCATGATCTTGGAGATGTCATCAGTCTTGTAGCCGAACAGGCGGCTCCTCTTCAGCCCACCGTTGGCCCCAACCCTTGGTATGGGATACTTGTGTATCCCAAGGGCATTGGCGGCGCCGTCGATCCTCGTGTCGGAGTACCCGGTCTCCCTGTGGATGGTCCACGTCGTCTTGAAGCACAGGTTCTCTTTGCTCAGGCCAAGCCTGTGAGCCTTCATGTGCACAGACTTCGGCGTCCTGGCGAGCCTCTTGCACATGAGCGTCATCGAGATGAGGCCCCAGTACGCCATGAGGAAGACGGTCTCCTTCTCTGTCCATGGAACTCCGGTGAGGGGGAACCTGATGTTCCCTGGCACGGGGCACTTTTCGCACCTGTAGCCTTCCTGAACGTCTTTCCCACACCTGTAACAGTGGGGGCGCTCGCACTTCTTGCACAGGGTTCTGCTTAGCCTGACAACGCCATTCAGAACGACACCCTTTGTCTTTCCGCACTGAGAGCAAGGCATCTTCACAGAGTGCATGTCCAGGTGCGTATCGCTGTCGCTGGCGTGACCAACCCTCAGCCTGTACTTCTGTCCCATTTACCTTCCAAGAGGTACTTGGTGATGGCAGCTTCGGCGACGGGCCCGACGACCAGCTTGCTGCCAGACATCGCCCTGTTCTTCCTGGGCCCTGTGGCCGGAACTCGGTATAGCACGGCTCCCACCTTCGCGGCAGCGTCTCGGATGGTCTCCGCGCAGAAGCCCAGCTTTCGTTCAAGAGCTTCTATCGTTGGGAACTCGTTTCTTGGAGAAGGCGGAAGCTTCATCTGGGAAGCCTTCTGTTTGATGGATGCAGGCGACCTCCCGAGTCGCCTCGACAGTATTGTCATGGACACGTGGCCCCAGTTCGCGGCGAGCCACGTCGCCTCCTTTTCAAGCCACCTCTCATGCTCAAGTGGGAAGCTGCGTCTGCCTCGTGTCTCGACTGACTTCACGACGCACTTTTCGCAGAACTTCCTGTTGTTCAGGTGATTCTGTTGCATCTCGCCGGAGCACCTGGCGCACCTGCTCGACTCTCCGGTGCACGACTTGCACAGCTTGCCATCGTCCCTGATCATCCTGGCCCTGCCATGCCTCTTGCCGCACTGTGGGCACCGGAGCCTGGGGCCGTACGAGTAGCTTGATGGCGTCTTGACGGTAACGAGCTTCTTTCTGGCCCTCCTGACGGCTCCGTCTGAGCACCTGGCGCACCGACCGTCGCTCATCTCGCTTGAAAAGCGACGGCAGGTGCGACAGATGACAGGACTGTTCCGCCGCATTTGCTGGTAGTGCTTCGAGCAAAGGCCGACTGCCAGGGTGACACGGTCGCACCCAGAGGCGGAACATGTCTTCTTCATGACTCTTCCATCAAGTCGTCGATCATGTCGTCGATGCAGGTGAGGGCAAGCTCGGCGTCGAAGTTGCCGGTCCCATCGATGAGCGGGATGTCGCTGAGGAGCCACAGGACTTCGCACAGAACGGCCGACACAGCGACCTCGCGACCCTTGGTGGACACCGCCGCTTCGGTGACGGCTTGGGCCGCGAAGCCGACCTTGGGGTACTGACCCATGGAGGTGATGATTTTCTTCGCCTGCCTGAAGCCGTCGACCTTGCTCAAGGTCAGAGCCTTCTCGGCGTTCCTGCGCTCCAGAAGCTCGGCGAGGATGCTCGCAAGGTCGCCCATGATCTTCCCTTCGAGATCGGCGTCATTCTCGTCTGTCGAGAGCGGGTCGGTCACGGCTTTCAGGTACCTGTCGAGCAGGCTGTCACTCAGGCGCCTTTCGATCACGTTGTCGTTCATAAATCTGCTCCTTCGAGCGAAATTTCGCTCATGACTGCGTCGATGTCGTCGACTTCTTGAGACACGTCATTGTGTCCCAAGTCTGGCTCTCCAAACCTGGCGTAGGCCGGCAGATCGGACGGAGTCGATTCCGCGGCGGATTCCTCTGACGGCCACACAGGAAGGCCGCCGGTCACGTATGACATGGCCTGCTCCTTGGTCAGATTGTAGTAGCCGTCCTTGCACTTGTGCATCGTTCCGTGCCAGTAGCCAAACTTGACGAACTGGTACGGCGGCCTGACGGGCATTCCGCGAAGCGTCCTGCCGACGACGTACAGGTCCGAGATGAAGAGACGCGCCGCTGGTCTCCACGCCATGTTCTGTATTATGGCCTTGCCGCCGGGTCTCCACTCGCCATCTCGGAAGAACCTGTTGTTGACGGCGTCGTACCTTGGCGACGACAGAAGCCTGTGCCTGTAGTCTGAGTACGCCTTGAAGTACCTGTTGTTGCCGCATGTGTCGGGGTACCTCTTGCTCAGCTTGATCATGGCCTGCATGGCGACGTACAGGGCCGACTTGGCGATGGACCTGTAGCCGAGCGTCTGGCCAGACCGAGGTCGGTCTGCCCTGTTGACACCGTCCTCGCCCACGGAAACGGCGAGGCCGAAGAGCTTGACGAGAACGCTCTCCGTGTGAGCCCTCTCCCAGTCGATGGTGGACAAGGCGTAGCCGCACACGTTGAATGCGCCAAGGCAAGGAACGGTGGAAAGCCACTCCCACTCTGGGAAGTGCTTCAGCAGCCTCACGGCCTCCTTCTTGTGCTCCGCCATCTGCTCGTCGAAGCGGTCGATGTCTCGCTGGATGCTTGCCCTCGAAAGGGCGTCGAGTGTGCACTTGCGCACCTCGCCGGTCTTCTTGTCTGTCCTGTCGGACATCCTCAGACGAAACCTCGTCGCCATCTTCGACAGGTCGTTGTACTGGGTCACGCAGGCGGAGAGCCTGATCCTTGCTTCTTCGAGTGAGGCTGGCGGAGGCGCCTTGGGGGCGAGGATTTCCTTGATCTTGGACTCAGCGTTCTTCTTCGTTGCCATTCTTTTCCTCGTTTCGTTCGGTTGGTTCTGATTCATCGGAAGCAATGACTCGTTCTTCCCACATGGAAACATCATCCATGACGCTCGATTGCGTTCGTTGGATCCATCTTCGTCCTGGCTCGTTCGAGGGAATTGGATCCATCTCTTCCCCAGCTCGTTTTCCTTCTTGTGATCCATCGTGGAAGTGGCTCGTTTGCTAACGTTGGACTCATCGACTTGCTGGCTCGTTCGAACTCTTCATGAAACATCGAAATCCTCGCTCGCTCTTTGACTCTGGAACCATCCCTCACTTCGGCTCGATGTGCTCGCTAGGAAACATCGTGTACCTTGTCGCTTGCTTCTGAGGACTTCATCTCTGCCTGATGCGCGTTCTTCGTGCGTTGAACCATTGGCTCACATGAACGCTCCTCATCCTAGGATTCATCGGCCGTCAAATGCCCGTTCCTTTTCTATGAGTCATCCCGCGTCTGGCTCGTTTGGATACCAATGATCCATTTACAGATGTGCTCGCTCTGCCCCCTTGGACTCATCTGCTCCAGGTGCTCGTTCTACCTTCTATGGTTCATCGCCGACTAGTCCCGTTCCGTCTCTGTGGAAACATCTTGCGCGGTGCTCGCTTGTCAACTACGGAATCATCTCATCCAATTGCTCGCTCGACTCCCTTGGAATCATCTTCTGGTTTTGCTCGGTTTATTCGGCGTCGAAGCCAAGCGCCGACATGGTCTTCTTGAGCGATGGCTTGCGACATCCTGGCGGGGCGGAGAGCTTCTTGTCAAATCCGTTGCCGGACTTTGCTGCCTTGATGGCGTCCGACATCCACCTGTCGAACTCGCCATCGAGCCACTCTTCAAGTCGCGAGAGGCGGATCTTGGCCACGCTCTGGCCGTCCTTCATGCCAGTTGCGATGCGAGCTATCCTCCTGGCCGTCCCATAGTCGAGGATGGCGTCCCTTGCCACCGTCTCGTGGATGACGGCAAGGATGGCTTTCTCCATTGATGGTCCAGGCATCGTGTACGCAAGGTACATGATGACCTTGTCTCCCATCTTGTACCTGATGACGTCGCGGTCCCTTGGCCCCGCTCGAACCGCGGCCTCGACCTTCTCCATGGCGTCTTTCCTCTTTCTGGCCATCGTGGCGGCCCTGGGCCTGCCGGTCACCCTCGCCGCCCACGAGCTTGAGTCAAGGCCGCAGGCGGCTGTGTACTCGTCAGACCAGGCGTCGATGATGGGAACGATGATGTCAGAGATCCTGAGCCAAGCCGTGTCTCCGGTCAGCGCCGTCGACTTGAGCTTCGCCTCGGCTTCTTTCAGCCTTGTCGCTGCGTCCATGTGGGCAACCTAGTCCGAGTAGTTGTTCTGGTCAACCTTGTGCCTTGAAATGAGTGGCATCGTGTGGGACATTGCGCACATGTCAGTCCAAGGTATCGACGTTTCCTACTGTCAGCGGCGCGTCAACTGGCCAGAGGTCGCCAGAGAAAAGAGCTTTGTCTTTGCCAGGTGCGGGTGGGGCTCCTCTCCCGACGACATGTTCGTCAGGCACGCCACTGGGGCTGCCGAGGCTGGCCTCTACGTGGCCCCGTACGTCTTCGCCCTCGGCAGAGAAAGCGTGGACGCGCAGCTCGATGCCCTTGCCTGCGCCCATGACTTGTGCGGCGAGAAGAGGCTTCCTCCCGCCATCGACTTCGAGCAGCTCACGGAGAAGGGGTGTCGTGACACGAGGGCGTTCTGCCGCAGCATGATCCTCGGCGCGGTGGCACTCTTCGGCCACGTCATCGTCTACACGGGCGCAGGATGGTGGGGTCCCTTCGGGGACGAGTCCACCGACACATCTGGAGCGAGCCTCTGGGTGGCCCACTACGGTGTCTCGCGACCCATGCTCCCCAAGCCGTGGAAGAGCTGGGCTTTCTGGCAATACAAGGGAGACGAGGGAAGGGCCACCGGCGTGGATGGCCCCTGCGACCTGAACGTCTTCTCCGGCGACGAGAAGGCCCTCGCCGAGCTTAGCGAGCTGGCTTGCTTGAGGTTAGCCAGCGGGGCGTCACCAAAATCTCGCCTTGTTGATGGTCTTCTCCACGAGAGACTCAAGGTCAGTGGATGTTTCGATGCCGAGGCGTGAAGCCCACCACCACTGATACCTCACGTTCTCGGCCCACGGTGGCGCTCCGAAGGTGACCTTGCCGCTGTCCTTCCACCGCCCCCATTCGTCGTTGGTGGTGAGGGATGGCATGTCCGGCATCCTCCTGGGGATCCAGAACATGATGACGGTGGCTCTCTCAAGGGCCCGATCTTCCCACAGGCATTGACGATCGAACTCGTCGTCGGCGACGTTGTCTCGCGCTCCGTCCCTGAACTCTGGGACGTACAAGAACCCGTCGAAGCCGTGCCTCTCGAACAGGTTTATCGCACCTACCCTCCAGCTCTGCGTCGTCGCCGACCTCGGAGTCGGTCCTGCGAGGAACACAGACTTTCCGACAGGGTGTTTCTCGTGAGTGAAGACCAGCTTCATTGTCAACCCCCTGCCTCCTCGAATGGGATGAGTAGGCCGAGGACGCCGTTGCTCTTCTTGTGGCCCAGATCAGGGAAGTGGACGACGTACACGGCGTCCTTCTCGTCGACCCTGATGATCTCTCCACTCATGCCATTCCTGATGACCTGATCTCCGACGGCCTTGGATGGCTTGATGCCGTTCTCGGTCACCCACTTCCTCACGGCGTCTACCTCGGCCTTTCGCGAGACTACTTTGAGTCGGCTCAGACTCTCGACGAGCGACTCGTCAGGGTCGATCCATTCGTGCTCAAGCTCCCTGGCGAGGTGATAGCCGTCGAGGTTGAGCCCGGCGTCGATGGCGCTTTCCATGGCGTCCCTGGCCTCTTCCTCGTCGAGGTTGTTATCCCACCCCATCAGGATCTTGACCGCTTCCGAAAGAACGGCCTCTCGAACCTCTTCACTGTTGATGTACGTTGGCCTCTTGCTGCTCATCTTTCTTGCTCCTTTTCTTGGCGACAACAACCGTAAACTTGCGCTTCGACCGTACACCTCTTTTCTCTTGCGACGGAAGGAGAACGTCGTGACCTTCCCGCTCACGACAACCGTCTTCCACGATGTGTTTTGAGGGGACATCCCATGACGAGCGGCAGAGACGGCGTGGTCGCAGATGGCTTTGTATGTAGAGCCCATGTCATAGCACCATCCGGGCGCTACCATCCTTGCATTGTGGGCAATGCTTCCAGCCAGGCTCCACAACTGTCGCCTCCACCTTGCTTTTCTGTCGAGAACCGCAAGGTCAAAGTTGCCCCTCTTTCTCCTGAGGATCTCGACGACGATGTGCTTGAACTCTTCTTCAGTCATGCTCTGACCTCATCCTCTCGAACGCTTCTCTTTCGGCCATCTCTCCGTACTCTTCACGAAGGGACGTGGCCATGGCGGACCATGACTCTCGCGCATCCTTCGACCATCTGTTGGCCACCCTCGCCTCGACATTCCAGCCGCATTGAGAGCATGATGAGGCGCCGCTCGACAGGTACTTGCTGCCACCACAGCACGGGCACCCAAGGATCCTTCTCGATGACGAAGTCGAGGCGCTCATCGTACCCTCGCTGCCCTCGACAGGGCCACCACAGTGCCGTCAGCGGTGAATCGGCGCGTGGAGATGGCGTAAGGATGTCTCGCCATGGATGTGGCTCGGCAGTAAGACGCCCAGTGTAGAGCCCTCGCCCTGTCGAGGCGACAATCGTGAAACCAACCGCTCAGTCGCCGAAGCTCGTGGGCAATGTCTTGCGACATCTGCCAAATCCTGGCTATGCCATAAAGTCGCTTCTTGTGGCCTCGTCCCAAGAACCTGAGCCGCGGGACTCCAAGGCACGAAGTCGGCAGCTCCTCCATGCTAGACAGCATCCTTCGCAAAGCCTCCTTGCGCATCTCCCTTGCCCGCGCAGCATCGTCGTCTGTCATTTCTGCCCCCTGACCGCATCCCGAGCTTCCCGCATCGCCTGCCCCATCATCGCTTCAGTCCCGTACAGCGGCCCGCCGACCCTCGGGCCCCGAGCCAGCCACGACACGCCGCCCAGAGGGGCCCTGAAAACGACGATCGTCCACAGGCCGTCCGACCGCTCCCGGCAGTCGTACCGGGCCGGGGATGACCCTGATTGACGTCGAGGGAGGCGCTTCATCGCTGCCCCCTTGCGCATCGCTCTGCGGCCTCGACGGCCGCGGCGTAGGAGGACGATCCGTAGTCATCGAAAACGTTGTCAACCTCGCCAGCAGCCCAGAACCAGCGTTTGGTCCACACGCATCGCCAGACGCGACAGGTCACGCCCCTGACTCGCCAGCGCCTCGAGACCGTCTCGACCCTCGTGAGTGTCGCAGAGTCGCCCAGCAGCCTGGCTCGGTTTACTGCGGCGACGGCCTCGCGGCGCGATGTGTAGAGGTCTGGCTGGCAGCCCTCGATGGTCACCCTCCACCGCACAGGAGCCCCGTCGCTCATCGCCGCCCCCTCACGATGACGAGCCCGTTGCTCGTGACGCGCCGAGGCCGCAGGCTAGATGATATCCGTCGATCGGCACCAAACGAACGCTCGCGTGCCGCGAACATCAGATGCGTTTGGCCCTGTGAAAGAGTTTCTCGCCAGTAGTCGTCAGCAAACATGCTCAGGTTATTGAGCAACTTCCGCGGCATGTGCCGCGCGCGGTTAGGGACGCACACGCCGCTGTGCCCAGTCAGCAATCGCGGTCGGCCCGACCCGTCGGGCAAGCGCTGCCAGCATCGGTAGCTGAAGGCACGCAACAGCGCCGCATCGCAGCCATTTGCCGCGCGAGCGGTCGCCCTCTCGATATCGCCCAGCGCCGCCACGTCTGCCTGTGTCATCACGGGAAAGTCGCAGCCGCTCATGGCTTGCCCCCCAGCTTGGCGCGGCCGGCGTCGGTGATGGTGAACTCGAACATCGCACCAAGACGCCTATTGGTTGCAAACCCCAGTTCCACAAGCGCCAGCGCGATGCGCTCTTCTTGGCTTGTTCGGTATCTGTCGTAGGCAACCGACACAGGCGCGCTCGCCATCCTCGTCAGCATGTCCTTCGCCCGCTTGCCAAGCGGTTTGGCACGGTCGACGGAGCGTTCTGCCTCCCACACCGCTGACCTCGCGACACGAGCGCGCTCCCCGGCGGCACTGTATGCCTCGTCAGCAGCCTTGTAGGCTTCCTGTGCGGCGGCGAGAGCCGCTTTTGCTTCCTTGAGCGTCATCGCTTCACCTCCGACTCAAGCAACAAGGCGTAGTTTCTCCAGACAACGGATGATTCGCGCAGTTGGGAACGCTCGCATCGACATCCCCCGTTGGTGGTCTGCCCTCCTGGTCTCCTGCACGCGCAACCGCTGTCGCCACACCCCAGTCCCATGGTCTTCCCGCGCAGCTCTTCGAGCTTGATCTTGCGACACTCTGGACAGTCGACGCGAGCATAGCTGTGCGCGGTCTCGCCGAGTGGCACATCCGGGCCGCACAGTACGACGGCGAATCGTTTTCTGCCAACGTCTTTGAATCTGACGAGGATGTGTTTCATCGGCCGACCGTTGCGACGACGCCTTTTCCGTCGCCGTAAACCTGCCACATGATGTCTTCTCGCTGGTCATCGACCATCCACCTCATCAGGCTGATGACGTCGACACCAAGAGACGCAACCTCGTTGACGAACTTTTGCGCCGCCTGAAAGACAAGAATTGCCCTCAGGCCATCGTCGGCAGCCTTTGACAGCTCACTGCCCCACGCGCTCATTATCATGAGCGTTTGACCTGTTCCTGGCGTCTCTTCGTCAAGAGAACCAAGCTCTTCCCTGTATGGGTAAGCCCTCGGATCAAACAGCTCCACGGGTGTCCAGTTCATCGTTTCTTCCTTTTCCTCTCCATCGCCGCCGCAGCTCGCCTCTCGTGCCTGTTTGCCGGCTTCTTGGGCTCTGACTTCGTCGCAGTGAATGGCACACCAGTCATCGCGTGCGACACAGACCTCTGGTCGTGCGTAACCGTTATGACCCCTTCCGTAGAGGCAGATGTCAAAGCCGGCCTCGGAACGGTTAGAGACCATGTCGAGACTGTCATGCATGGTCCCCAGATGTCCATCATCCAGCCTCCTCGCTTCTGGCCAGGTACTGGAGAAGCATGTGCTTGTCACCACTTTTCTTCTTCCAGTCTGGCGCCGTTCTCAGCTCCACAGCAGAGCACGAGATGCCGCCGTCCGAGATAACCTTGCTTGACGATCGCGCTTCCTCCTCGGACATCAGGTGGAATCCGCTTGCCGACCAGACCGTGGTCCAAGGGTGTAGCGCGCTCTCTCTGCCAAGCGAGTAGAGGTAGATCCCCTCTTCTCTTACGACGACCCAGATCACTTGCACACCATGCCGGCAACACCAAGGCCCATGATGGTGAACAGCAGGATCAAGAGCGCCGCTCGATGGATGAGGTTGCTTGCCACGGACATGCAATACGACCATGTCACCGAAAAAGCCATCGAAACGAGAACGGCTACAAGTGCCATGTCACTGCCCCCACCCAGCCGGCGGAGTCCACCCGGCACTGATAGCCTTCTTCTCCCACGGCTGCATCTTCTTCGGCACTGGAGGCAGTCGTCCTCCCCAGCCGCAGTGGTAACAGCTTGCGTTCTGGCATGGATTCGAGTGAGAGACGCCGTGGTCCTTCGCACTGTAGTCGTTTCCAAGATCACGAGGGTCGCACTCGCAGATCAACCCATCGCATCCTGCTGTGGTTGAGATGCACTTCGATTTTCCGCCAGCCCCATGTTTGCCGGCCACCGCTCCGCACGTGGGGCATTCCCACTTGAAGTTCACTTCGGCTTTCACTTCGGCTCCTACCTGTTCGATGGCCAAAATCGCGCTGGCCACCAGCTTGCCTGAGATTTCGTAAGCTCGAAAAGATGCCAGCCTTTCGTACTTGGTCATCCAGTCTTCCGCATCCTCTGCCTTCTTGGCCAGCTCACGGTACTTCGACTCCAGCTCCAGAAGCTGGTTCCTGAGCTTGATAAGAACATCCTTCTCGTTGCTCACCGCGAACGTCATTTACGACCGCTGGCAAGGCTCATCGCCTCTCGTAGGCTGTCGCATGTGCCCCACGATGCTGGGGCCCCTGCGTACCAGTCCCAACCTCCGAACGAGCCGTCGTCCTCGATGTGAACGTCAACCCAGACGTCCTCATCCGATGCCATGCACCAGTGACCGTTTCTGAAGCCAAGCGGTAGTGGGTGAACACCGAAGACGCATGTCTCTGGGTCGGCCTCGATGTACTGCTTGCACCAAGCAAGGAAGTCGTCGTCGTTGCCACCTCGTGACATGATTTCCTGAAAGGCAGCTTCTGCCCCGCCTTTCAGGAACACGAAAGTCTCGTTGATGAGAGGTGGCAACATCCCGTAGACCATGCCCAGGAGCGACTGCGGAGACAGTTGTCCTTCGTCTTCCCTCAGCATGGCAACGTCGACAGCGGTGATCGCGTCCCACGGGATCATCGGCTCGACCGATCCAACGACGACCTTCTTGAGGATGTCTTGTTCCACTCCGAACTTCACGGCATCCTCTACGGTATCCCAGATGTCGTCAAACTCCTTCTTCAGGTACCCGTCGCTCTCAATGAACCAAGCAAACTTCGCCATCTTCGTTCTCCTTCGTGAGACCAGCCGGGCTCGAACCGGCGACTTGCAGGTTTAGAACCCGCCGCTCTACCTGCTGAGCTATGGCCTCGAAGCCAGGCCCGAAGTGGACCTGGCCATGTGTCGATGTTATGCCAGCTTCAGCTTGCGAAGCAAGCGCTTGGCGCCTTGGTCGATGACGGCCATCGCCGTGGGCCGGTTGCCCATGTCTGGCTCACTGAAGAGGACAGTCGTCATGTTCTTCTCGATGGCATCGTCGAAGATCGACGTGAGGCGCTCCTCGTCTTTGGTCAGCAACACCACGACGGTGTTGGAGCTTTTCCACCACGCCCTGAATTCGCGTGGATGCTCCACTGCCATCTCGACGGCGGCGTGAACCGACTGGGCTACCCTTGCGCCCTGCGGCAGGTCTTCCCTCACCACGATGTAGAGCTTGCCCTACGCTTCGGCGCTCTTGGCCGCCCTGCGCTCAGCAGCCCTAAGCTTCCTCTCGGCAACCGAACCAGGAGCACAGACCTTGACCTCGTACGAGTCGAGCTTGAGCCACTCGACGAAGTCCACGACCTCGTGTACCGCCATCGCCGTCAGCGTTCGGTGGCCAGGCTCAGCTCCATCTGGCGCGGTGTCAACGCTCAGGATGTTCCTCATGCGACGTGCCTCGCCCTTGATGAAGGCAAGGCTCTGCTCGCTCACCCTACGCTCCACCTTCTCTCGCGGCGTCTGGATCATCCAGTTGTAGATGAGGTGCTGGAGCCTGCTGCGCTTCTTCAGTTGCGAGATGTTCCGAAACAAAACATGGTTGTTCATATCTTCCTCCACGGACAAGCGTTTCTGTTCACGGGACTGGCTTTGTTCGAGGAGGGCGGGCCTCTTGGCAGCTAGAGCATGGCTGCCATAGTATCCGACCTCACATGCCAGGTGTCAAGGAGTCTGAGTGGCACCTTGAGCAGAGCAGGTACTCGTGTTTCTCGTGAGGCATCCTCGCGAAATTCACTGAGTGCCCGCACTCAAGCTCGAAGACGTAGAGCATCCTCACCCTCTTGAGGTTGAACATCCTCATGTTGACGGTCTTGGTCGACACCCGAACGACCCTCTTGGGCTCGTCGTCGAACGACCTGACGACACCCCTTGCGGCCCTCTGGGCGGACGCTTCCTCGGACACCTTCTGAGCCTTCTTCGCGGAGGAGTAGTCCAACTTCTTTGCCATGTCCAAAGCATGACCATGACATGGAGCCGTTGCAACCGCCGCGAAGAAAACATGTGTCATCTTGTCCCACATGTGCCCTACGTGGGGAACTCCTGCACCATCAACCACTCGGGCCAGTCTCGCTTGTCGGCGCCGGATCGCTTGTCGTGTGCGAGTGGCCACGGCTTGTCGCCAAACACCGGGTTTGCACCTAGTTGCTTGAAGAACACTGGCACGCCGGACAGCTTGCACTGACGCATGAGCGACCCTGCGTGCAACAAGTCGAACGGTCGCGCATTTGGCCCGCTCTCGCCACCCACGATGACCCAGTCGATGCGCGGCGGGCTCTCGTAGTCGTCTTGCGACGACCAGTCTAGCGGGCAGTGCCTGCCACTACGATAGGGCTCATTGTCGCGGATTTGCGGACAGTTCTGCCAGTTGCATTCGCCGTCCTTGCCCGCGTGGCATCCGAGCCTGTACGTGAGCCGGATGGGGCTGAGCATGGGCTCGCAGGAAAGGAAGCGTGTGAGTGCGGGCACTCGAAGCAGATAGTGGATGCGCGAGTCAGCCGCTGACTGGTCCTCTACCGTTGTTCCCGCCCACACGTTGCTGGGCCACATCCCAGACCATCCGGCGTCCTTCGCTAGCCTTCCCATGTCTTGAGGCCGCTTCGTGAGCAGTAGCCAGTCCAGGTTTGGGGTCGCTTCGATGACCCCAAACACGCGCTTCCTAGGCTCAGCAAGATCCGCCCTGTCCTCGAAGACATCTGCCAGAGAGGCGCAGAAGACTCGATGCCTCTCGCCAGCATCTCTCGCCTTGCGGTCCCATGACAGGGGCTCTTTCCACGAGCTGGGGGCAGCTATCCTGCGCCTGCCATCGGCCCCCCATAGACCTCCTCCGAACCTGCCCTGCAAGCCCTCCGCATAGCAGTTCTTGCACCCTGCTGACACCTTGGTGCAGCCGATCCACGGGTTCCACGTGTGTGTTGTCCATGCAATCTTGCTGTTTTCGGCCATGACCTCTCTCCTCACTCGTTGGTTGAGAACCAGTACCCTCGCCCCAGCTTCCGTGCCCAGTGCGCCGCAGTCGCGCCACACAGGAAGTAGTCGTCGTCCACAGGAGAGAACTGGAAGAGTTCGAGACCTCGATAGTCGTCGGCGCTTTCACCGATGCTGTCGCAGTAGGCCGTCAGAGCGTCTTCGGCGCTCTCGGCAACGACGAAGTCACCTTCTTGGTTCTTGAACATCCTCATTTACTTCTCCACGGCCGGCTTGCACGGCCACTCCATCTTGCAATGGTGGCAGACCCTGTGGATGTGGATTCCAACATCCAGGCGACACTCGTGCTCTCGGAACAATTTGTCGAGGAAGCTCTTGCCAGTCACGCCGCTGCACGTCCTTACGAAGGGCAATGAAACTGACACGTACTTCTCTTTGCTACAGTCGTACAGCGACCTCGCGCTGTGCCCGCAAGGTCCTCCGCAGTAAGGGCATGTTTCCTGCGAGAACTCGAAAAGAACGGAGTTCCTCCTCTTGCACTCCGGGCACTCGAAGCGAAACTTTTCGTCCTTCTCGACGGCCGTCCTGTAGCTCATGGCTTCTTGCTGACCTTGCGGTAGCAGGAGTCGCACAGCTCTGGGTAGTCGTCACCGGCGCCATCTGACCAGCTCCTCAGCTTCTGGCACCTTGGGCAGAGGTAGACGCGAAGCTCGTCCATGACCTTGATGAACTTCTTGACCTCGGCGTGAGACATGTCGAGCTTGCTGTAAAGGCTTCTCTTGGAGTGCCTGGGGCAGCTAGCCGTGCCGTCCTTGGGTACGTCCCAGCAGTTTTCCTTGGCGGCTCTCCTGCTCTTGGTGTGGATGCTTGCTGTGCACTTGGGGTGAGAGCACCTGGCGACGAAATCTACCATACTTCCACCTGAGCAACCCCAAACGGGGCGCACCTCTTGACGAGGTCCTCAAGAACGGACTGGAACAGCCTCTTCGCCGCCGCGGGCGACATCGGCATGATGGTGTCCTCCAGTGGAAGGACGCCCTTCTTGATGGTCGACCACTTCTCGAAGCTCGTGAGGCCCATGAGGTCCCTGGCCTCGGTAACCAGCATCACCTCGTCTGCGGCGACGACCTTGTCGAGGTGGTGAGACATAGGAGGCAGCCCGATCTTGCTGTTGATCGCCAATTGGACGGCGTGCTCGATGGCCCTGTACTCTGCTCCCAGAACCGTGCCGTGCTTGAGCGGTCTCGGAAGGTCCACGAGGAAAGCCTCGCTTGCGTCGTGGAGCAGCGCTGCCAGAGCGGTGACTGGGTGCTCGTCCCAGTCGATGAGGTTGCAGGCTCTGATGCTGTGCTCCGCCACCGAGTAGAACTCTCGGCAGTGGCCGCCGAACCTGCAAAGGTTGGAGAGAGCGTGAGCAACGTCCCTGAAGTCGACGTCCTCTGGGAGAGGCGAGAGGGGCCAAAACTTCTTGCCCGTGTACGTCTGAATCCAGCTACCTTTTCGGTCGTTTTCCATGTTCTTCACCTGTATTGGTCGAACGCGCAGTTGATGTTTTTGAGCTTGTGCCTTCGCGGCAGGCTGTCGCTGCCAAGCCATGTCACCATCTCGTAGAGATCGGTGGCGATGTAGTCGCATGACAGAAACATGAGGTCCACGGGCGTATCGCCAGTGAACAAGGCGACAGTCCTCTTGCCTCTGCCGATGGCGAAGCCAAGCTCGATGCCCGAAGATGGCCCTGCCGGCCCAACGAACGCCACGGCGTCTGACAGGATGAGCGCGTCCATGAAGATGGAGAACCAGTGCTGAGCCTCATCGTGGGCCAAGGCCGCCTTGTGCTGAGCAGACGACGCTGGGCCCTCTGAGAAGAGCTTCGGCTTCCACCGCCTTTCCTCGCCGAACGGGCTCCTGAAGTCGAATACTCGGTGTCCGGCCTCGCGGAGGGCGCTCACGGCGGCCCTCTGGACCTCGTTTTCGAACGAACTTGCAACGTATATCCTCATCGTTGTCATCTCCCTGGTAAAGTCATACTGCGCGGCAGCGCTGTCGTCAACCGAAGTATCTCATGGCGTGAGCCAGCAACAGGTGGTGGCTCGCCACGAACATGCTGCCTGGGTTCTTCTCCTCTTCACCGATGAGGTCTTCCACTTCAGATGCGCTCTTGACGACGGGGATGCCCTCTGACAGCACGTCTGGCCTGTCCCACGCCCTTCGGAAGGCTTCCGGCTTCCTGATCAGCCTGGCCGTCGTCGTGATCATGTAGTCGCCGGGCCACTGGACGCTTGGCAGACGCCGTCGAAGCTCGTACTCCTCGTCGGCAGAGAAGATTTCGTCCACCATCCTTGCGTACCTGACCTCTTCGTACGTCTCGCGACAGATGGCCCACCGAGATGGCTCGTGCTTCTCCCTTCCTCCGCTGATGAGGGAGTACCTTCCTCGGCAAGCCTCGTTCGGGTGCTCGTGGTCCTTCATCGTCAAGAAGAAATTCTTCTTGTCGTCGAGCAGAACCAAGGCGACGCCGCAGTCATTCTCCCAGTCATGAAACTGCGGGTGGTGCTTTGCCATGCCAGCGACGCTCATCAGAGCGGCGGCCCTTTCCGACTTCACTTCGAGGGTCGTCTGGTGTACTCCGTCTCGGCGCACTCTGACCCTCGTGTATCCTGATGGCAAGAAGTCTGCGTCTGGGCCTCCCATCCAATTCACGAAGCCGAAAGAGACCTTGTCTCCCACGGAGGGCTCCGCCTGGCAAAGGACCCTGAAGATCCAGGCTGCATCAGGTTCGGTCTCGTGAGGCTTCTTCTCCTCGACCTCGACGGTGGTGGTCAATGTGCCGTGGTTGTAGCTCAGCTTCATGTCGCCTCCTCCTCACTCCTGTCAATCCTGTTCCACAAGACAAGCATTCTTCTCGCAATAAGCCTTGCAGTGATCATAGCCCTTGATGGGACCTCTCCAGGGCAGCGCTCCATCTGGAGTTCCCCGTACCACAGATCCTCGGCTTCTCTCGGGAATGATCTGGTTTCGCCGTTCCTGACGATAAGCAGCACTGTCGTGAGAGAATCGACGATGTCGTCGTCTGGGTCGATCTCACGCTCATCGTCGAGGTGCGACTTGATGGAGTTCACTGCAACCTGTTTCGAGTATTCATAAGCCTGTTCCCTGATCTGGCACTTGGATGCCAGGTAGGACAGGTCGCTTGTCGCGATCCACCTGATGGCCTCCTGGCTGTCCATCGGTCTTCCTCGCAGGACGATGTCGACGATGTCGCCGACCATCACCACGTGACCCCATTCTGTGCACTTGACCTTCGTCGCGTAGTTGGACGACCGAGGGTCTTGCCTGAGGGTCCACCATCCGTCGTTTGCAACCTGCCCGCCATTCATGAACACGAGCTTGTTGGTGCCAACAGACATCTCTTGCTCAACCTGTTGCTCGTATTCCTTGAGAGTCATACTACTTTTCATCGGACCCCTCCGGCGCAGCGGACACCCACTACGCCATTTTCACATCAGTTGTGCTGGTGGCAGCCTTCTCTGCTGCCGCCACGGCCTCTTCGATGGAGTCGGCGATTCCTTCCTTCTGGAGATCGCCATGACTTACACACCAAATCCACCCACACTCACCCTCGTGAATCAGCCACACCTGGAAATTCCACCCACCACGCTTCCACCTGCGGGAAGCGGTGATGACGCGGGTCACAGTGACCTTCACATTTCGCGTCTTTCGCAGGGACCTCGCGTGTTCCATGGCGGGGGCTCTGTGTTCGTGGTGTGAGCCCGACCACTCGCCGTCGGCAGTCACACGCCATCTCACGTGCCCGGCGGGCATTTCACGCCGCTTCGGGCCGGCGCTTGTCATTCTTCTCAATCCTTTCTGCTTTTCTCCGAAGCGGACCACGGACGTGAACCGATGCTCGGCAGTGAGACATCTGTCCACGATACCTTTGCGACACGTATGCTTCGATGGCGCCAACCATCTCTACCGGGCTGACGATGATCATCTGCAAACGTCGGACTGACGTTCGACCCCCCATGAGGTGCACACAATACGTGCGAAGAGAAGGTGGCCTTTATCGATGAGTCTCGGCACAGCTCTCGTTCCACCTCTCCTTGCCCACCTCCTGTCGCAGCACCTGTCTTGCATCATTATCTTCCGTCTCCTGTCGAGGCACCTGTCTTGCGCCGTTATCCTGTCGCAGAACTCGTTGTGGTCGTAGCAGTCCTCCGACGAGCTGCACCTATCGCTGGACACGACGCATCGGTATACGACAACCATCTTCAGTCTCCATTTCCTGCGGCGAGCACGGCCGCTGCAATTCTTCCGACGAACACGGGGAAGCCTTCCTCGTTGCTTTCAGTTGCCACACATCCGAGAATGGATCCTTCAACGACCCTCTCCCACTGACGCTCCTCTTCCGACGAGCCGTCAGAGAGCCAGCCGCGCCACCTACGCCTTTCGATGGTCAAGTGTGGCCCTTGCGGCACGATGAACCACGAGCAGGGTCGCACCAGCTTATCATGGCGCATCGTGGGGTCTCGTCCTGACACCACCCACCGTGACAAGGTGAGAACCTGGACATCAGCGAAGACTCGTCGCCGTCGCTGTTGTGGGCAAGGCTGTAGGAGTACCTTGCTGTACCAAGAAGGTCCAGAAGCATGTCCACGTCAACTCGGTGGAGAATGTGACCCTCTCGAAGGGTAGCGCATGAGTCGTCACCCTCTCTTCCGGCGAAGAGGGAGATGACCCTGTCGCGGAGTTGCCGACTGCCATCGACGCGGAACCAGAGACCACGGCGCCTCGAAGGATCGTGAAGAGAAACGCACGTCAGCGTTCCTCTCATGACCTTCCTTTCGACAGGTGGCATGTCTCCAGGCAAGAGCGTGCGATCGAAAGTGTCGCAGAAACGGCCTATCTCGCAGTAGACGATCAGTAGGCCGTTCTCAGACTCGTCGCACGCCCCTGCCACCTGTAAACCCTCGTCTTTCTTGCCAGGCTTCCAGTCGTCGCCAGGAACGTCGATGCCGAGGCTCTTCATGGACTTGGCGAAGTCGGACTTGTCACCGGCGGCCCACAAGAGTGCATCAGCGAGAACGCTGACCGGAACGAGGTCGCCGGCTCCAGAGAGAAGATTGGCAACGTGCTTGATCAGCTTCGACGACCTGGCGTACTGCTTCTTGGGCTTCTTCTCGGCAGGCTCGTGAACCTTGGCTTCCCTCTCGATGAGGAGAGACCCGTCGCCGCTGCCGATCATGCCCTTCTCTCGAAGCTGTTCGATGACCTTGCGCTGCTTTTCGCGAGGCATGTCATCGAGCCTCTTCACGTCCTTGAGCGGGAGGCCGTCTTTGACGGCCTTCTTCACCGCAGGCTCCGAGTTTGCCAGGACGAGGTAGGTCTTGATGGTCTTCTGGGTCACGCCGAAGACGACAGCCGCGTTCCTTTCGTCGCCCGCCATGTCGATGTAGCGCTTGATCTTCTCTGCGCGCATGACTTCGTCATCGTTGGTGCGAAGCTCGTTGGTCAGGTACATCAGCGCCTGAGCCTCTGCGTCGTCGCACTGGATGATGCGGGCGGGAACCAGAACTGGTTCCTTTCCTTCTGCCCTCAGCCTGACGTTGGCCTCAATGGCGGCCTTGGTGCGCTGCCGACCGTTGATAACCTCGACAACAGGCTTGCCGTTGACGACACCGTTCCTTCTGACGAGGATCGGCTCAGCCACCCCGCTCCTGATGATCGAGTCGATCATCGACTCCGCTGGTTTCCACTCGACCCTCGGGTCATAGAGTGGGTGCTCCTTGTCCTCTACGAGGGTCAGATCCTCGGGGCGGTAACGGAAAAGATCGCCGCGGCTTGCGGCGCCCAGCTTCGAAAGGTCAGTTGCCATCGTCGTTCTCCCTTGGTGGAGAGAAGTATGCCGATGGCAACTTTCCTTGTCAACAAGATGTCTAAGATAAGTAAGACGACGGTACCTGATGTAGGATAACTCTGCCGCGGCTTGCTGCGGCTCCGCCTCGGCCTGCTCGGACTTGGCCTTGCGCTTGGTTTTGGCCGGCGCCTTGACCTTGCGCCCCTTCTTGGTGGCCGCCTTCTTGGCGGGCGCAGCGGCCTTGGCCTTCTTCTTCGGCTCGCTGCGAGAGATCCTCGCCAGCCTGTTGCCGTCGAGCTTCTCTGAGCCGAAGGCCGTGGCCTGGTACATGCCCCGATCGACAGCCTCGATCAGGCCCTCTCGGACCATGTATCCGATGCGCGCTCGAACTCGGAACGACGCCTCGCCGATCTTGGAGGCGATCTGGTCGCTGGTCATGCCAGGCTTCTTCAGGAGCGCCTTGACGATGAGCGCCGTCATCGTGCCTCCCTCGGGGCGATGTCGCGACACGCCATCGCCCGCCTTGATGCCCTTCAGCTTTTCCTTTGCGTCCGCCAGCTCTGCCGACAGAGCCTCGACGCGCCTCTCGTACTTCTTGATCAAGTTGTTCGACATAGGGCGATGGTACACACAGGCTTGTGGGTGTCAAGACCACATGTAACACAGAGTACAAGAGTCTGATCTTCTCCAGTATCTGCTCAGCCGCCTCGCGCAACCAAAGCACTCGACTCTCGTACGAGGCCCCCTCATCAGGCGGGCTCACGTCGTACTCCAGTCCTACATCGTCACACAGCTTCGAGATGTTCTCGGCCAGCTTGACGATGGCGAAGAACCTGTCGGCGGCGGAAGCGCCAACACCGGAGATTCGGACGACCTCTCTCGCGACCTCCTCAAGGTTTCTCACAGACCTCATGTGGGTCTCCAGGGGACTCATCTCAAAATCCACAGACCTCATGCCGTTCATAACCACCTCGACGAGGTACGGATTGATTCCAGTTGAGAGACCACGGAGAAGAGCCTCTGTTTGAAATTCAAAGACCAACGGAGGACATCATCGGTGCTCGCGCAAGCATCGAGGCTCTCCTCCTCTGCGGGCAACAGTAGATGGGCGTTTCGAGCCATGTCAGCGGTCATCCTGGCCACAGCAAGGGCGGCCCCACTCTTACGGCCATCGACATTCTCTGCGTACGAAAGCCTGGCCACGTCGTCGAGGGACGCGACCACGGACATGGCAACCCTGCTCACCTCTCGCGATGCCTCCGACAGCCTGCACTCACCTGCCGCCATGACGACTGCATATCACGCCACCCCCCTCTCGTCTCGAAGATCCAGATAAGTACGATCTATTGGTCGGAATGATTCTTGCAGCACGCTCGAACAGGATGGTCGCGAAACAATCTGCCAAATCACGAAACAATCACGAAACAAAGCGACAGTTTTGGTCATGACGCAGCACGGCAAACGAAACGGTTTCGCGATCTGGTGGTGCGTCATGAGGAGGTGGGTGTGGCAGGTGTGGTAGGTGTGTCACACGCCGCTCGACGTTTTGGCTCTCCTGCCAACCTACCACACCTACCACACCTTTTTTGGAGACTTCTCTGGAGTGGTGGGTTCTATTAGGTCTTGGAAAAAGGTGTGGCAGGTGTGGCAGGTTGGCAGGAGAGCCTTTTTGTCCAGTAGCTCTCTGCCACACCTGCCACGCCTGCCACACTTGCCCCCTCGGGTGGGGGTGGGCCCAGGTCGGGCTATGTCGGGGTAAGGTCGTAAATCGCTGACGCTCGTCCTCCAAATAGCTCAACATGACCCGAGACTCGACCCTGAGCAAGTCGTTCATGCGACCCTGATCCAGACCATCCTGAGGTCTGAACCAGGGGACGATGCGGGCCTTGCCAACCATCGTGCGAAACCCCTTCTTCCAGCCAAGGCGTCGGAGAACACAAGCGGCCCGCATCTGCTCAGGCTTTCGGTGATCCTTGGTGTGCAGGCCGCAGGCCGCAGAAAGAAGCTCGGACACGTGAGTGACCTGCCTGCTCGAAAGGTAGCTCGTGATCGGCGCCTCCCAGGCGTCGACAGCCTCGTACCTCTCGTTGTTCTCCCGCCTCTTGTCGTCCTCGTTGGCGGAGAGCCACCACCAGTTGTCGTCCATCGTCGAACGCGCCTGCTCGTAGAGCAAGACAGCCTCGGCCCATAGCTGGTCACGCCAAGAGATGAGCTTGGCTTTGTCGATGGGCTTGCGGACGGGAATGATCCAGTAGCGCCTCATGCCGTCCGTCGTGTCCTCGACCACCTCTTCCTCGTTCGTCGAGCCGACCACCACCGTGGTGCGTGGGTGCATCTTCGTCGCCCTGTCGTAGGGGGCTCGGAAGTTGTCGACGGGGCTCGACAGGAACGCCTTCAACTCCGCGCCTGCACGACCCCTCGTGTACTTGTCAATCTCTCCCCACTCGTAGATCCAGGCCGCATGTAGCTGCTGATAGGAGTCCTTGTTCGCCAGGTTCATGTGCGTGTCGCTGAACCACTTGCCGCCGAGCACGGCGAAGAACTGCGACTTCTTGAGACCGCCGGGCCCCTGAAGGACGAGCGCCGTGTCGACCTTGCACCCAGGATCCAGTGCCCTCGCCACGGTAGCGATGAACCACTTCTCGATCATGACGCTCTCAAGCCACGGGCCATCCTCGTCTGGCGGAACGAGTCCAAGGATCTCTTCGGCGACCCTGTGAACGCGACGCTCCCCGTCCCACCGGAGGCTTGTCAGGAACTCCCTGACGGGGTGATATCTCTTCTCGTCGCTGACTGTCCTGATGGCGTCTTCCACGACGGCCTTCGGCCAGTCCACCAAGAAGGTAGCCTCAAGCCCTTCTCTGATGGAACCAACCATGGGTTCGTAGATGGGAGTGCCAGCGTACTCTGGCAACAACGTCATCTCGTTGTACCTGAGCATGTTCGTGAAGGGAGACCACGACCTGAGCAGCTTGCACGTGTTCCCGAAGCTCGGAAGGACCTTCCACGAGACGGACTCGCCCTCCGACTTGACCCTGTATCTCAGGTCGAGCGCCCTGATCAGCTCGACCGTCTCTGCGTACGACAGAGAAGGGACTTCGACGCGCTTCTCCTCTTCTTGGTCGTTGGCCCCCCTGGCGAGGACTTGGAAGTCATCCTCGAAAGGGAGAGGCCGAAACGTCATCGGAGATCGTGAGCGAGGCTTGCCTTCGCCCTTGAGTTGGTGATCTCGGCCAGGTTGACAGCGTGCTCTTTGACTTCCCTCATCTCAGAGATGAGCATGGACATCCTGTCCTTCGTCAACTCGTCTCTTGTGATGTCCATCGAGGCCAAGAGCAACTCTTCGATCTTGTCGAGCATCGAAGCGGCCACGGCGACCGCCGTGCTGAAACACAACTGCCTGATGACCATGCCGTCTACATGAGAGGCAAGGTCCGCACCATTGCTTCGTTCCATCTTTCAACCTCTTGTCAGAATCTCGTACACGAGCAGCATGGCTGACGCCACTGCGCAGAAGACGATCCAAGCAGCCAGGTGCTCTTCTCGGATCTTCACTCTGCTGCCGCCCTCTTGGCACCCTCGAACATGGCACACCAGTCCTTGGCACCCTTCGGCTTGACAGAAGCAACCTTCTTTGCACCAGCCGCCATCAGGTCGCCACAGACGGAACGAACAATCCCTTGCCCAGCCGCGTCTGCGTCGAAGGCAAGGAGGGCAAGGTGGCCGACAGCATATCTTGACCATGACTTGTTCCACGATTTGACGCCAGGGATTCCAAGAACAACCCTGTCTTCGCTCGCCTCAGCGTATGCCCTGCGCAGAGCAAGGCTGTCCGTCGCTCCCTCGCAGTAGACGACGACCGTGTCCTTGCCCATGTGAGCCATGGCTTCTTCGACACCGAACGGCTCCGGCGCAGTTCGACCGCGTGGGAAAACGTACTTCTGGTCGTTCGTGCCATCCCTCTCCCCACGAAGAAGGCGACGCTGGATCGTCAGCACCATGGACCCCTCGCCAGAGGAGAAGTATGGGATGAGAAGACGGTTGTCGGCCCTCACGAAGCGCCGCGTCTCGATCTTGCCTTCATCCGACTTCCATAGAAGACCAGCATCCACCAGCGTCTCTGCTCCGAACTCGCTCACCATGCGAGACACGATGCGTTCTTGGTCGTTCCATGCCGGAAGGCAGCCCCACATGGCACGCCTAGCTTCCTCCAAGATCCCGCGCCTGGACAGGTACGAGGCGCCATCGGAGTCGAGAGGGCACAGCTTGAGCAGGGCCCTTGCGATGGAGTCGAAGGAGTCCGAAGAGACAGACTTGAAGTTGAGAACCGAGCCACCCTTCCGCTCTGGCGCCTGTATCCCAATCATGGCCTCGCAAGCAGCGAGGGAGTCGGAGAAGCCGGACAGCCCGCGAACCTTCTCGACAAGACCGAAGATGTCCGACGTTTGACCGCACGACCAGCACCGGACAGCGATGGTCCCATCCTTGGCCCTGTGCACAGAGCACGATGGGTTTCGGTCTTCGTGCCACGGGCACAGAACGAAGACACCTCCGTTGTTCTTCCTTGCTTTGGCCATGAGGCCGAGCTTCTCACAGAGCTTGATTGGGTCGGAGAGAGCGCTCTTGACCCGGTCCCTTCTCTCGTTGTCCATGTTCACTCCGAGAGCCCCTGCTTGGCTCGCTCGATGGCCTCCTCTGCCTCGTCTGCGCTGTGCACAACACAGGCGAACCCTCCCATGTCACGAACACCCTTCTGCCACGCCTCTTGCGCGGGAGAGCGCTTCTTTCCAGGCATCTTGACCTCAAGGGCGACAAATCTGCCGCCCGGCTGAAGAACACCGATCAAATCGGAAGAGCCCTCGCAAAGTCCGCACCTGACCTTGCGAGGGCTCATTCCAAGCGTCTGAAAAACGCCAACGTTGTTGCGCCAAAGGCGAAGGTCTGGACGAGTGCCAAGACGCAACCGGATGAGGTTCTGAACGTCTGTCTCGGTCACGGTCGCCTGATCTTTCCACGCCCAAGGGCCCCGGAGAACCGAATTCGCAACCCCTCACAGAGCGTAAGGTCACGACTGGCAACGTATCGTCACGATTTCCTGTTGAGGCACACTTGGAGGTGCTTGACCTGCGTCGTCAGCTCGACAACCGTGGACCTGAGCTGCTTGGCTTCTGCCTGGCTCCTCTCAAGGGAGAGCGCCAGGCTGAGGACCGTTGCTTCCGAGTCCTCCAGCTTCTTTCGCAACTCCTTGATGGTGTCGTTGAATGCAAAGCTGTTGGGGTCGCTCATGTTCTCCTCCCGAACAAGTAACAGGCTCCCAAAAGCAGAGACACCTGCAATCCACCGATCACGAGAAGGTTTTTAGGAATCGACATCTGCAAATTCCTCACCGCCCTGAAAGCCCGGCGCGCCTCTCTCAAGACGGACTTCGTGGCACCGCAAAGCTCGACGTCCGACTCTTCCAGGCGAAGTGCCCTGATCCTCCTGCCAAGGCTCCTCTTGTCACCGAGGCAAGACACGTTCACCTTTGCAGGCGAAAAGGTGGCGTTCGTCTTCGCCATTCTGCCAGCAGCCACGGCAACTCGCCTGACGAAGATGGCTCTGACAAGGTCCAAGCCCTTCTCCATGTCTGGATCTTGGCACTCAGCAAGCTCCTCGGCGATCCTCACGAGGTCTTCGTGTTCGAGAACGCTCTCCATGTCTTGCTTGGTCACGAGCGGAGCGCCGGAGATAAGGAACTCCATCTGAAACGGCTCGGTGAAGAGCCGGTTCGCCGACATGTTCCTCATGACCAGAGCACCTTGAAGGCGGGGCTGTCGAGCGGACTTCCCTTGGAGGCGAAGCGCTCCATCTCTTCCCTGGCCTGCCTCCAGTGCTCCCTCGCGGAGTCGTCTGCGGCCCACTGTCCGTTCGTTCGCCTCGAAGCGTCGATGACGACGGAAAGGTGGCCAGAGGCTCGCTTCAAAGCCTCCGACCAAGGCCCAGCCCCGCGTTTCCCGGTGCACAGCTCTGCGATGTAGACCACGTCGTTCTGGCTGGGGGCGAACCCGTCCTTCATCCAGACCATGATCTCGCCGACCCTGCGCACCACGCTGCGGCTCTTGTCGACGAAGCCTCTCATTTGGCCGCCACGGCCTCCGCGACACTGATGCCTGGGACGTCGACAGAGCCGCTTGGGAGCTGCTTCGGCTCGGCCTCCTCGTCTCCCAGACCCTGGAGGTAGAAGGACATCACGTCTCGCAGAGGCCCCATGACGACGTCGACCAGCTCGTCAGAGGCGACGCTCATGGCAGAGACGCGAAGCTCTCTGGCGATGCTTGCTGCGACGCTCTTGTGCTTCTCAGGCAGAGGGAGTGGAACTGCCGTGAGGGCTCCTCCGATGAAGGCGCGGAGCATGGCGTTGCCCATCGGCGTCTTCATGAACTCGGCGATCTTGACCCTCATGGACGGGTCGCCTGGGTCGAGGTGTCGATGGAGCGACGCCGAGATCGCATCCCCGCTGAGCTTCACGAGCTGGCTTACGGCGGTGCGCATGGCGGCCTCTTGGGCCTCGGTCTTTGCTGCCTGGACGATGGTCCTGGCAACGCTCTTGCTGTCTGGCGTCTCAACGGTGCTACCGGCGGTGATGTTCACGTTCGTGTCCTTTCCTTTTCCTTGGCCGTGGACCTTGCTCCACATCTCGATCGCTACCTTGGATTGGTGCTTTTGAGGCAAGCACCTGATCACTTTCCCGAGGCACTCTCTCGCCCACGAAGGTAGATCCTTGTCGTTGATGTTGTCAAGTAGGACGTTGAACGAGACCTTCGCCAGGTTGTGTTCTGGGCCAGAGAAGATGAAGAAGACAGGATCGTCTTCCGTCCTCCGCATGGAGACCGTTCCGTCCCACAGGTTGTGGTCTGCGGTGAAGAAGACGTCAACGTCTCCAACATGTGACATCCCATAAGCCGCCCTTAGTTCCCTCAGCCTTGGCTCGAAGAATGAAGTGTCGACGCTGTCTCGGAACTCAAGGATGGCCTCTTGAATGACGGCCGGCTGGCCTGCGCCCCACAGCTCTCCCCTTCGCGTCGCTCGCACTGACGTTGTCGATGACACCTGGAAATGGCCGGGCACAGACCCGGTGAAAGTCACCGTCTCCGTTCCTGGCGTGATGTTCTTGACCGAGACGAGAAGCTGACCGTCCCACTTGCGAAGAGCATCCGTATCCTTTTGGGGATATTGAATGAGCACGCCGTTGGAAGCCACGAATTCCGCCCACTGTGGGAACGGCGGGGAGTCCTTGGCGGCTAGCGCCCTCAAGGCGGTCTTGGTATCCAAGAACCCTTGGTCCTCCATCTCCGGCCTGGACCCATCGCTGGGCTGCTTGTTCGCGCGCAGCCTTCTCACGACGACATCGGCGACGGCTTCAGCAAGCTCTTCGCTTGACATCTCCTGGCTCGCAGGATCCGGTTCATCTTCGGCCGCCTCCGGTTCATCTTCGGCCGCCTCCGGTTCATCTTCGGCCGCCCCCGGTTCATCTTCGGCCGTTTCCTGTATCAAGACCGCGTCCATGACCGCGTCCATGACCGCGTCCCTGGCGCCCTTGAGCAGCCTTTCCTCGAACGCTGCCATCTTCTTCTCGATAGAGGCATCGACCTTGGCAGCAAGCTGGTTGGCGATCGAGTTGAGTTGCGTCTGAGTCAGTTCCGACACGTTGTTCTCCTTCCACGTTTTCCAAGTTTCGCAGACGTGGCGCACTTCAGATCCTTCCACGCACTTTGCTATGACCTTATCAACAAATCCTGAACAGTCAACGCCGGCCAACGAAAGAGCGTTCAAGGCAGGCAAGATGGTGCCCGCACCGGGTTGAAACTTTGATGATGTTACTGTGGGGACACTGGCGGCCCACCGGCCTCTCAGCGGGGCGTAGAAAACCTTCACCACGGAGCCGGACAAGAGCATCACGTAGCCATAGTTCGAGGCGATCACCAGACCGTCGCCATTGAAGATGCCGTATGCGTGCTCCTTGCCATGCGCGACGGCTCCGCACATCATCTCCACGGCGTCTGCAACCTCTGTCATCGTGCGTTTTCTGTTCCTTGTCGCGGCTTGCCCTTCCCATATGTCTGAGGCCAGGCTGCCATCCTTGCCCTCCAGAAGGGCCGACACCTTGACGCTGTCTCGGAAGCAACAGACTGGACCATCTGTAGACTCCCTCAGGCACTGTCGGACCCAGTATGGTATGTATCTGGACCAACCAAGGATGTCCCTTCCAAATGCGTCGACAACTGGCATTGGTGTGTCGTCGTTGAGCGAGACGCACAGCTCTTCTGGAAATCCGTTGTTGCCGCCGCGTAGAAAAACATGGATCTTGCAACCACCTTCATAGACGATCATTCGGCCTTCACCGAAGATGACGAAAGACGTGGATGCGTCATTGTTCTTGTGTTGGATTGCGCCTGTTATCGAGCAGATGCCGTCCGCCAGAGCCTCACTAAAAGGAGAAAGTTCCCTGCTCGAAAGGCTTCGAAGAGCGCCGTCCACGTGAACAGAGGAAGCTATCCTGCCCATGTGGGATTGCATGGACGCCAGAACTTTGACGGCATCGTGGAAAGATATCGTCTCCCCGAGCGCCTTGTATCCATCCCTTGGCGGTATCCACCCGCGGTGTCCGACGCTGCCGTTGTACAGCACCTCCAACCGGGCGGAGGTATCCGCGTGGTGCGCTGTCGTTCTGGCCCCAACTTTGGGTGAAAACCACACTGAGAGCCCGCCATCCGTATCGGGGGTTCCCACCAGAATCTCAACCGTTCCGTTGGAAACGGCGTTCCTCAGCCAGCTCTCGTTGCTCACGTCATACCCTCACCAGTGATGGTTCTGCCCACGAGCGAAGCGGCCAGTGACCGTACTGTGACTTGAACATGTGCGCGGCCCATCCTGGCTTGTACCCGCGGCTTGCGGCAGACACGAGCAGGTCGTTGTACTTCCTACGCCTGTCTGGCGAGTCAACGATCTCGACGGCCATGGAGATGCCAACCTCGGCGTTTGATGGAAGTGGCGGAGCCTCCGAGGCAAACACATGTCCGCACCTCGGGCACTTTGGTGTGCTCGGGGGCAGGACGGCGCAGCACCATGAGTTGGGGCACGTCTTCAGGGCCACAGAGGAGGCATCCTTCTTCCTCTGTATGCCATTGTCAAGCGAGAACTCTCGATCCTCGTCTGGGAGCCCGAACTTGTGCACTACACCGTGCAGGTCGATGAGAACGGCCTTGTCCTTGCCCTGCTCTGGACGCAGGGCGCGGCCTACCATCTGAAGGTACATGCCCTCACTGCCACATGTTCTTGCTATCATGCAGACAGCCGTGGCCCTGTGGTCGAAGCCCTCGGTCAGGCAGAACACGTTGCAGAGCACGGTGATGGATCCGCGCTTGAACGCATCGACCACCTTGGCTCGCTCGTTGATACCCATGGCACCGTGGACGTAGCCAGAGCTGATGCCAGCCTCCATGAAGCGCGCCGAAAGGTTCTTCGCGTGGTTCACGTTCGAGCAAAACACGACGGTCTGCTGCCCCCCTGCGTAGCTCTTCCAGGCGTCTACCTCGTCCCACGCAACAGAGCCGGACTTGATGGTCGACGGAGGTCCAACGACCTCGCACGGGACGAGGTACCCTCGCGCCGTGAGGTCTCCGATCGTGGCGGCCACGACGAGGTCGTTGAACGTCTTGAGCGGTTTTCCGTCCGCCCTCTCTGGAGTCGCAGTCAGCCCCAGGTGGATGGCGTCTGGGTACTTGGCGGCGAAGGTCTCCCACGTCTTGGCAGCCACGTGGTGGCACTCATCCCAGATGATGATGTCGGCGGGAGGCGTGAGGTTACGGGCGCGCAGGGTGTCGAACGATGCCACCTGGATGCTTGCCTCGGCGTTGCTCCTCTTGGTGCCTGGACAGATGACCCCCACATCGAACGGGCTCACCGTCGTGATGGTTTCGTACGCCTGCCCTATCAACTCCCTACGGTTGGCGTTCCACAGCACCCTCTTGCCCTTCGTGACAGCGCCGTGAGCGAACATAGCGCCCATGAGGCTCTTTCCCGAGCCGGTGGGCGAGACGATGCACACGCTCTGGGTCCTGTGTCCCTTCCTTCGCTGCTGGACGACCGAATTTCGGCACGCTTCAAGGCACGCCTGCTGATAGTCGCGAGGCACGAGTTTCATCTTTTGTCCAAGCTCTACTGTAGGCGGTTCATGGGGGTCTTGCAACATGTGGCCAGTCGGGCTACGTTGCCCGACATGTCGGAGAAAGATGACGACCTCCTCGGAGAGGATGAGAAGAGGGTCGCGGCCACGACCCAAGAGATCGCCTTCCCCGTTTCTGAGGCAGGCAACGACGAGATCGGGTTCGAGACGGCCGACCACCATTTTGACGCCTTCCCTGGGCAGGCCACGCCGATCGTCGTCGACCCGAACGACAACCTCCCTCGTCCGGCCGACGTGCCGTATCGAGAGGACAACCAGCCTCTCAACGAGGACACCCTCGTCTGTATGGAGGACAGGAGGAAGTGGGTCGAGGTGTTCCGTGACGAGACCCTGTACGTGGACGCCCTGCGAGACATGGCAAAGTTCCTCAGGAAAGACGTCGCACCCCCCAAGCACGTCGTCGAGCAGAGCACGAGGAGTCGCTTCGACAAAGACGGCGTCGAGTGCACCCGTCGCTCGTTCTCCATCGATCAGACCGTGGTCAAGTGGGGAACGCGATGGGCTGTTGGAGCTGCCGGCGCGATCTTGTGCCCCGTTCGTCCCGTGCGACCGAAGTGCATCCACTATTCAAGGTTCGCGCTCATCGACGCGACGATCGACAACGCCGGAAAGCCGGCCACTCCCATGATGAGGTTCTGCGGCGCCTACAAGAGCGTCGGCGGGGCCAGGATGTCTCTGACAGACGAAGCCATCGTGGCTTGCGAGTCAAGGATGCCGCCTGATCCGAGGGGCATCGAAATGCTTGAGCTGAAGGACGAAGCGAAGAAGCAACAGGGCAGAGAGCGACAGGGTGTGCCCCTTGTCGAGATCGAAGACAGCAAGGAGAAGTGAACATGGTTGCACCAAAGTGGAATCTCCCCGAAGACGGCATCTCAGACGAACTGCCGATGGACGACCAGAAGGCCCTGACGAAGGTCTTTGGCCGCCTTTCTGACGAGCGCGACAAGATCCGTTCGGCGGACTCCAGCAAGCTCCAAGGGCGTGTGGCTGACAGCCTGATCCCTTTGCTGTGCGGCTTCGTCAAGGCATCAGCCGTCAAGTTCGAGTTGCTTGAGGCGCAAGTGGCCGCTCTCATGGACAACGACGATGGCGACGGTGGCATCGACGTCGAGAGCTACAACATGATCGGTGACGCCCTTTCCTCTGCCGCCATGGTGATCCAGTCCGGCATCGATCAGGCGAAGGACGCGCCTCCCGAGAGCGTGGAGGCACTCCGATCTGTCATGGACAAGATCGTCTCTGCCCAGCAACGCCTCGCCGACCTGGGAGGAGACGAGGACGAGGACGACGAAGAGGACGAGGGGTGAGCACGCTCAGCGACCATCTTGCCGAGGCTGGCGATCTGCTTGAAGAGGTGCCTCAGCCGAAGCAGAAGATGGTGCGGTTGAAGCGGCGAGGCGCTCAGCAGGAGCAGCCCACCGTGGTGGAGGCCGTGTCGTCCACCGAGTCAGACGCACCACTCCCCGCCGACACGAGCGAGCCGCCGCCACAAATTCCAAATGTAGCCGCGGCTCCAGTCGTCGAGCCTGAGGTGATTGCCAACACCGCTCCACTGCTTGCCTCAGAGGACGAGGCGGACGACATTCTGAGGGCATTTTCTGCCACTCCGAACCCGATGGCCGCTCAAGTCTACGACGAAGAGCAGGGCGCCAACGAGTGGAAGCAGAGGGCGCAGCAGAAGGCGTTGCAGAAGGGAAGGGCGAAGGTCGAGTCGATGGCCGACTTGGCCACCGCTTTTCCTGACCTGAAGCAGCCTGCCTCCGGGTGGTACCTGCACGTGAGGCGCACTCAGCCGACGAAGATGGGAGGCATCGACGTCGGCGGCTTCCTCGGCACGACCGGGTGGATGAGCGACGAGGAATTCGCCATCAGGTACGGCGGCTCCGCGTATGAGATACTCGTGTACGGTCCTGCAACGAGGGGTCCGCTCGACATCAACGGGATGCCTCGCGTGGTCAAACATGCAACCGTCCAACTCCGATTCCCAGGGCCTCCAAACCTTGGCATCCCTGTGCAGCAAGAGGAACAGATGAGCCAGTCGTACATGCCCAACTACGGGATGCCACAACCGAGCGGGTGGCCCGCTGCCGTGGCGTCGGCAAAGGCGGACAGCGAGGTCGTCAAGGCGTTCGCTCCCATCATCACGAAGATGATAGACACCTCGTCAAGGCAGCCATCTTCGGCGGCAACCGACAACGTCACCGTCAAGCTCTTGAGCGACATGTCGACGGCCGCCATCGACTCCGCAAAGGAGGGTGCCAGGAGTCAGGTCGAGATCCTTCAGCGGCAGCTCCAAGACGAGCGAGAGGCGCGGAGGGAGATCGAGGCCAGGCTGTCGAAGCTGGCCGACGAGAGCCCCACGTCTCGCATCGTCCAGGCTCTGGTGGAGCAGAAGGGAAGCTCGGAAGATGTCGTTCGTATGAGGGCCGACTTCGAGACGAGGCTCTCCGCGAAGGAGAACGAGCTGGCGAGGCTGAGGGACGACTACGAGAGGCGCATGGAGCGCACCGACTCGGCTCACCGAGACGCATTGGAGCGAGCCGAGGCGAGGCACCGGGCTGACGTCTCCGAGATGTCACGAACGTTCGAGATGCGTCTGGAGAACGAGCGAAAGTCGTTCACCGAGAGAGAGTCGATGCTGCGCGGCGACATGGAACGCCGGGAGCGCTTCCTGACCGACACTTCGGAGCGTCGTGTCAAGGACGCCGAGGAGCGACGTGAGCGCGACCTTGCCACCGCGAAGGGTGATGCGGCCAGGGAGATCGCGTCGATCAAGGCCGATCGCGAGCGCGACATGGAGGCTGCCAGGAAAGAGCACGAGCGCGACATGAGAGCGCTGGAGCGCTCTCACCAGCTCGTCGTCGAGCAGCTCAACATGGAACTGAACCGCCTGAGGGCCGAGAACTCGACGCTCTCAGACAAGGTCGACCGGCTCAACGCCGAGGTCAACAAGCCGTTCCTCGATCAGCTTCAAGAGCTGGACGCGAAGGCATCTCTCCTCGGGTACGCGAAGGGCTCTGAAGAGCCCAGCGAGCCGAGCGCGAAGCAGATGATCGCCAAGGGTCTGGCGGACGCCCTCCCCAAGCTCGCTCCGGCCCTCGCTCCGCTCCTGCTGGGGGGGCTCGGCGGGGCCATGCCGAAGATGCCTGGCCAGGCGCCGGCCTTGCCATCAGCCCCGCCAAGGGCTCCCCAGCCCCAGCCACAGCCCGAGGCGCCTCAGGCCAAGCAAAGGTCATACCCTGGCAGGCCCCAGTCTCAGCAGGCGCCGATGCAGCAAAACCCATCGCCGGCTCCGCAGCCATCTCCTCCCGCTGAGGCTGCCCCCCCGCCGGAGCCTCCTGTGCAGGGAGAGATCCCGCCAGAGGAAGCGGAGCGGCGGCGCGCACTCCTTGCTCGCATCAAGGTCAACGGGCAGATGCCGTTCCCGCAAGAGTTCCTCGTCACCTTCGTGACGAATGCGGAGGCCGCCTACAGCTCTGGTGCCAGTCCAAAGGACTTCGCGGCCAAGTTCGTGGAGGTCGCTGGCGACACCGCGAAGAAGGTCATCGAGTGGGTCGACGCGACGAATGCGTGCCTGATCGCGCAGGTCGTTTCCAAGGATGGCCCATGGGACATGGCCGCCGCCGAGCAGTGGATGGCCGAGGTGTGGGACGCCGTCAAGGCATCGTTACGCAATCCTTGCGCAACGAACTGGTCAGACCAAGTTCGCTTTTGGCTCGGTCTGGTTGCGCATGGCATCCATCAAAGTGTGTCCTCCGTTCTGTATGTGTCCAACCCTGGCTGGGTTCCGATCTTTGGCAAGACGGCGGAGAGGCCGATCTACTGGTCTCCCGCCGGCAGGGGCACGGCACGAACATGGTCGGAGGTCATGGCTGCTGTTCGCAGCAACGAGCGCTCGGGAGCTTCTGTTATCGAGGTCTCCCAGCAGACGGGAGACCCGCCTCTGGTGATCCCTGCGGGGACTCACTACCTGGGAGAAGACGGCGCCATCATCGTTGCCCCGAAGAATGGGGATCCGACTATCAACACCATCCAGATTCAGGATGGCGCTGTGCTGAGGAACCTGTGGCTCCCCACCGGCCCTCTCGTTCTTGAGTTCAACAACTCCAGCCCAAACGCTTGGGTCAACGACCCTATCGAGGTTACTCAGCCTCCGGTGTATCGAGTCGGCGTGAACGCTGTCGTTGCGGCGGCTGGGACTGCCCCCATCGTACAGACGCCTGACTCTGGGATGGCAGTCATCGCTCTTGCGGGAGGCTCGTTCAGATCAGACTCGGGGCAGCCTTTTATCATGTGTGGCACCACGGCAGCGGCGTTCGGGTTCACTCTGCTCGTCGTCTTTGACCAGATCAACCCGTCGCAACCTCTCGACCCAGCCATGGTTCAGACGCCCGCCTTGGCTGTTGGAACGGCGCTCATACTCGAACATGACGGAGGCATAGCCTTCCCCTTCGCAATGCCATCCTTTGCTGGCGCCATCATCAACGCTCCGTTTGGTACTTGCGGAGGCAGCGGAGCCTCGTCTTTCCGCCCAATCGCGCCGTTTGGGCCGCCTTCGCAGCTATCTACCGGATGCACGTTCTTCGAGACTTCCGGCGCCTCTCACCCGCCCCCTTTCCCCATATGGTACGATGGTGCCGGAGGATGGGTTGATGCCACAGGGACTCCGGTGCCATGAGTGAGACGAAACCACCTAACCCAGTGTACTTGAACGTGTCCGAGGTCGAGATCCCTCCTCTTGCCAACGGAGGCGCTCCTCCTGACACGTTCTACATCGTATGGGGTAGAGTAAGGACGAGGAAGGTGGGAACTCCCCAGAAGCTCGTCGGCGGCGTTTGGGTTAGCATTTTACTCGAACGCTTGCTGATTTTGCTGTTGCCAGATGCCTCGTGGCATGTTTGTCGAGGTGTCGTCTCTTCCGTACGTCCAAGTTCCTGGGTGGGTGCCCATCTTCTCCAGCGGCGGTGCTGGGGCGACGGGCCCCACTGGCCCCACGGGAACGACCGGCTCAACTGGGGCGACGGGGCCCGCTGGCCCCACCGGACCCACGGGGGCGACGGGGGCGACGGGGCCGACCGGCGACACTGGGCCCGCTGGCCCCACCGGACCCACGGGGGCGACGGGGCCGACCGGACCCACGGGTGCCACGGGCAGCGCCAACGCGAACTTCGCGACCCTGTCGTTCGACTTCGGCAGTGGGCCCGCGCAAGAGACGACCGTGACGGTTGCGATGCCGGTGGCCACGTACACGTGGCTGACGGCGTTCACCCAGCTCTCTTGGAGCTGCCAGGACTCTACTGCGACTCACACACCCGAGGACGCTGTTCTGGAGCAGCTCGGGATCCAGTTCTTGCCCGATGGGGCAGGCGGCTACAACGCCGTTGCGTACGTTCCCAATGGCACCAATGGCGTCTACACCGTTCGAGTGATGGGGATTGATCCATGAGCGTCCAGATCCGCGGCGGCGCGACGACCGATGTCGCTGGCGTCGATACCAACAAGAACCTGCAAGTCAACCCTCCCACTGTGCCCGAGCAAGCAGGTTTCACGCTTGCAGGATTCGAGGTGGATCCGGGCGCCGTGACGACATCGAGGCTCGTCAGGGAAGGTGACGCAGACCCGGAATACGCCCAGCGCGTTGCAGTCGACCAGGCTGGCGCTGACTACGTTTTCAACAGCATCAACCAGCAGGATTTCACGCAGGTCGTTGCCACCATGACGGTGGCACAGTCCGCCGGGTTCATCAGGCTGAACTCGTCATCCGTCATGAACAATGGTGCATACGCCCAGCTCAGGTCGTACACGACCTTCCCAATCCTTTCGACGTACCCGACGTACTTCGAGTTCATTGGCATCATCAGCAGCTCCAGCGGCGTGTACGAGCCGAACGTCGTCATGGAGATCGGGGCCGGGTGGGCGGCCACGAACGCTGTGCCAACCGAGGGTGTTTTCTTCCGTCTCACGGCCGCTGCATCGTGGGAAGCCGTTCTCAACTACGGCGGCGTGGAGACGAGCACTGCAATCCCGGTGGCCGGGGTGCCATCCATAGGCGAACGCCATCACTTCCTGATCGTCTACCAAAGCGACGTGGTGGAGTTCTGGATCGATGGCGTTGTTGTCGCCAGCATCTCGGCTCCCATCGGCACGTCAAACCCAACTGGGTCTCAGTGGCTGCCGATGTTCTTCCGGCAGTACAACGGTGGCGTTTCGCCTGCCAACGCGATGCAGTTGTGGATCGCAAGGTGTAGCTGCAACTACGGCAGCCAGAACTCGATGAGGCCGTGGGAAACCATGCTGGCCAAGACGGGTCTTGGCTCTTGGCAAAACCCGCCTCCTGCCGCTGTTGGACAGACAGCTCAGTGGGCAAACAGCGCTGCGGCGGCTCTGGCCACGCTGTCGAACACAACCCCTGGATACGCGACTCTGGGCGGCAGGTTTCGTTTCAACGCTGTTGCGGGAGCCGCCACCGACTACCTTCTCTTCGCGTACCAGTCACCTGCTGGGTCGGCGAACACGCCCGGCAGGTCGCTCATCATCGACGAGGTGGCCATTGACTCTTACGTGGTTGGTGCCGCCGTCGCCACGACGGCGACAGCGCTTGAGTGGGCCATCGGTGTCAACGCAACCGCCGCCAGCCTGGCAACCGCAGACAGCGTCACGGCGCGAGGGTACCGGAGGATCGCTCTCGGCCACCACACCTACATCGTGGGCGATGCCATCGGTGTGAGCGGCAGGAACGGCGCCATCAGGGCCTACTTCAACACGCCCCTCGTGGTCGATCCAGGCTGCTATGTCGCCATCATCCTTCGAATCCCGCTTGCGACGGCGACCGCTTCCCAGGAGTTCGACGGCGAGGTCAGGATCAGCGGGAGGTTCGAGTTATGGTAGACGCTATACTATCAGGCGGCGAGTTCGGCGGTGAAGTCGTGACCCAGGTCTCTGTCGGCGACGAGATCAAGAAGGTGGATGCTGGCAACAACACCTGGGTCTACGTGGTCACCAAGGATGTCTCTGACGGGCGCAACATCGCAGTGTTCACCCAAGTGGTGCCCCAATGAACGACCTCCTCGTCGGTGACCTACCGGACCTGTCCGCCGAGATCCCTTCGGCGCCCATGGCGCCGCCGGAGCAGTACACGGCTCAGTCCGCACAGGCGAGCGCCATCCCTGCTCCTGGTCAAGGTGGCCAACCGCTGCCTTCCTACTCGCCCCCTCCTCCCGTGGTGGCCCTCTCTCCGCCGCCCCTTCTCCAGCGGCCTGGCACTCCATCCAGGGCTTACGCGAGCGTCTTGGGCAGCGTGGCGCTCTCCTCGTACGGGATGGCCAGGTACGGATGGAAGGGGGCTGTTGGCGGCCTGGCGCTCGGCGGGGCGGTCTTCAACGGCAACAGGGCACTTTCCACGGATGTGGCCGCGGAAGAGCGAGTTTCTTCTGGCGTAGCCGCCGTGGTAGGCTTTGGACTGGCAGCCTGGATGGCCTACGAGCTGTTTGCCAAGGAATGACGCATGGATGTCGCTTTCAGCACGACCAAGGTCCTCAGGGGCCCCAAGAATTTCGAAGACTGGTACCAGGGGAAGACGATCAACTACCCACTGGTGCTCGTCGATCAGAGCCAAACGCCAGATGGGCTAGACCCGATCTCGACCCAGGCGTGGGGAAAGCTCTCGAACGAGGCTCGCGAGAACGGCGGAGTGCCTCCGCCTGGTGGCTACGCGAACAACACCACGGGGTTTGACCCTTACCTGTGCGCAGGGGTACCAGTTCCACTCGGAGCCAGGTGCCTTCTGTGGCTCCCGTTCTACGGTCCAGATCAGCAGACTCTCGGGTCTGAGTTCCAATACAGCCTCATCTGGAGGCTTCGCTCGGCGTCTACGTATCGCCAGCTTCGAAAGCCGTTCCACCTCGTCTCTGACCGTGGCTACGACAGCGGTGACCCGGCGCTGTACGCCAACAACGCGAGGCTTCGTCGCCTTGTGCCGAGCTGCCGAGAGACCATCGCCTTTCAGCAAGCAGAGCCTGGCGTGGGGAGCGCAACGAACTACTACGGCGACGCGAAGCAGAACCTGTGGCCTGTCGCCATCAAGACCCACACCGAGTGGGGGGCCGATCTGAACGGAACAACCAGGCTGCGGGGTCCACTGATCAGGAATTTCGAGTCCCCCACGGACTACTCGACGGCTGTCGAAGGGTACTACGAGCAAGGTATCCTCGACCAGGGCACCCCCGACTCGCACACCACAACTTTCGTGTGCTACGAGACGAGGTGCAAAGGCGATGAGCTTGTCATCGCTGTTATGCCGACCCCTGGCGAAGGAGTCGACCCAGAGGTCGCCACGTACAACTTCAACGCTGCGTCCGACCAGTGGTTCATGAGCTACCTGTTCGGTCGCTCCGGCTACACATCGTCGCCGACGACCATACCGTTCAACACCAAGAACTCTGCACTCGGCGTTTACATCTCGACAGGGGTCGGCTGATGCCGAACGAGATCGTCGCACCGCTCGCAAGCTATGGTCTGCCTGGCCTCATGCTGGCCCTCGTCGTCGCGCTGAAGTACCGAGACGAACAGAGGTTCAGCGAGAGGGAGAAGGCCCTCATGGACACAATAGCAAAGAAAGATGCGGAGCTTGCCAGCATCAACAACGCTCGGGTGTCCGACGCGCAGGCAGTGACAGGAAAAGTGCTGGACATCCAGCGAGAACTCACCGACGCAATCGACCGCCTCGAAAGGGCATCGAAGTGAAGAGCCATGAGCAAGACGAACGTAGCGATCAAGGCTCCACAGCTCCAAGTCGTGACTGATGCCCTGGCGACTCTTGACGAGTTGCACGCGAGGGCCAAGGGCGCCCGAAGGGCAGCCACGGCCAAGCTGAGGCGCGTTGACCCAGACTCGGACAGGCTTGCCAAGGATGGCAAGCGCGAGTATGATTCCGTGACCAACGAAGGAGACTGATGTGAACAACAAAGATCGTGGACACTTCGCCGGCTACGAGCGCGAGGCTTTCGGGGCGACGGGCGGCATCTTTGGCGACGGTGGCATCGAGCAGGGAGCTGGCGCGACGACGAAGATGGCCCAGACCGGGGTCCAGGTCTCGTACGTGTGCCAGTGCGGCATGGCCCACTCCTGGGAGGCCCCGTGGAGTGAGGTCTGCATGATGGCTCACGGCGTCAACCCCAGCGCCATCGGCGTTCCATGGCAGCAGCGGCAGGGGGCAGACCCCGAGTTCTGTCCCTCGATGCGCATGTCATGTGGTCACGCCGCAGACGGTTGGTTGACCAAATCTGAGTGCGCCTCGTTCCTCGGCCGAGCCATGCAGGGCGGCATGTGTCACGCCGACCCAAATTGGCGCCAGGCTGCTGGGCTCATCAACACCCTCCGGGCCAAGGCAGGGATGCCCCCCATCCAAGCATGAAGAGGGTTTACTTCAGCTACCTCGGATGCCCAGATGCCGATGCCGTAGCGGCACGGCGCGACGGCGTCGTGGAGATAGGACGCCTCTTCATCGGGACTGGCGTTGGGCTCGTGGGAGGAAGAACTCAGGAACAGGTGGACCTGTTCCTGAAAGCGTGCGAGGGTCGGGCGAAGTGGTCCGGCAAGTATTCCACCTGCGCCGACATCACGAACGCCATCTACAGCCTCGCCGGGTGCAGAGACGAGCGCTTCATCAACAGGGATGACGACGACTGGGACGGTGTCCCTGACGACAAGGAACAGCCGACCCAGGAGTGGTTCGAGGAACCGTCGTTTCACCCGTGGAAGATGGGGTGGAACGTTACCATGTTCCAAAATGGCGCGAAGGCCGTTGGCGCGTGGGAAGGTCCGTCCTACAGCGGAAAGCCAGGCGATGCGTTTCTGGAGGGAGAAGACGGCGCCGAGCATGTTGGGTTCATCATCGACACGTACATTGACGATGAGGGCAACGAGTGCCACATCTGTGTCGAGGGTGGCCAGGTAGACAGCGGTGGCCAGTGCGTTCTGGTTTATGCCAGGACCAAGAAGAACGGGTGCCTCCTGAGAGCTGGGAGGACGACGGGAAAGAAGCTGATCGGGTACGTCAACCTTGAAAAGCTGCCGCTGAAAGCGGCTGCCATGGTGCCGGACGACTGCGCGTTCGGCTGGGAGATAGAAGAAAAATGAAAGACAGCAAGTTCACCAACTCGGAGATCACCCTCACCTTCAGCACGCAGGATGGTCGCGACGGGAAGCCGTTCTACATGTGCATCCCAGACGCCAGCTTTGCCCTCGATGCGGCGCTGGACGAGTACCACTTCATGTTTTTCCCTCCGCAGAACAACAAGCCCGCGGTCATGAAGATCACGAGGCTCAAGGAAGACGGCTGATGTCTCGCGGCGGGAAGCAGAAGTGGGAGTGCATCCCAGCGAATGCAAGCATCAACCTGCGTTCCGCCGCGAAGATGCTGGAGCCGTACGTATCCGAGGTGCGAGCTTCGTTCCTTCGTGCTGGCCTCGACAAGATCGCATCTTGTCGCGTCGAGGTCAGCGAGAAGGCTCACGACGGAGGCCGGCACTTCGCTGCTTGCAGGACTGATGGGTGCCTGCTCATGATCAGCCCACACATGGTGCACCTGCCGGAGGCCACGGCCATGGGCATCATAGCCCACGAGTTCGGCCACGCCGCCGACTTCCTCTACCCAGGAAGGTGGTCGCCGTCGAAGTCGGGAATGGTCCTTACGCCGGCTGGGAGAACGTCGAACGACGGCGTGCCGACGAGGATCCTGAAAGAGTGGCGCTGTCGAAACGATGACGTCGTTGAGCGCGCAGCAGACTCGATCGCTGAGACCGTTCTCGGAGTCAAAATAGGGTACGCAGGGCCTTGCCTTCTGCAAACGATAGGCTCAGGGCAGAGGCCGCGGCCACAGGGGCTGAGGTGAGGACGTGAGGCGTTCCATAGTTCAGACAACTTGCCCTGTCTGCCTTGGCGGCAGGATTCTGTGCAACTTCTGCCAGTGCACCGGCCTGGCTTGGCTCGATCTGCCTGAGTTTGAGGACGAGAACGGCCCTCGAATCTCCCTCAGGGGGAACACGGGAACTCACAGGTCTTGCGCCCCCATCTTTGATGTAGATAGTAGCTCTGCGCCGTGGTATTCGAGCTGGGCAAGATGAAATACACCTTCTACGACACCAAGCAGAACAAGTACGCCGCTGTCGGCGGAGTCGCTTCTCGCGTCACCGTCGAGTGGTCCGACGAGCCTCATCAGAGCCTCATCTTCGGCAACGTCGTCGAGGCGTTCTTGCAGTTCGAGAAGCTGCCGCCGGACATCAAAGAGAATGTTTCTGTGGTGCGGCTATGACAGAAGACTCCGCCACCGTTCTGGCCATGATCCCCATCCTCTTCGGCGCTGCCTACCTTGGGAACATCCTCATGGACGCAGAGGACGGAAGGGAGAGGGCGAGAGTGGCCATGGTGGGCGGAGCCGCCATCCTTGGCCTTGCCGGCCTCTTGCACTACTCTTGCGGCGCAGACAGGCGAGGCGCCTGCCGCATAGCAGGAGCATTCCTGGGATGAACGAAACGCCACCAACACCGGCCACGCACCCTCATCTTGGGTGGAGAGTCGTGGCCGATGCACCGTACATCGTCTTCGCCATCGTGCCGAGGCCAAACGGGCTGTTCATCCACGTCATCTCCACCAGGACCGGGAACAGGCTCGACAGGCCGTGTTCCGACCCGAGGAGGGCGCTCGCCAGGGTGCTTGATTTCGCCCGACAATACGGGTGAGTGCTACTCTTAGGCGATGTCGCCGAGGGTCGTGCAGCAAGGGTCTTCTTCCGATGTGGTCATCGCGTACCACATGGGGGAGCCTCTCGATCAGATGCTGGCGGCGTCATTCCCCGACGCCACGATCTTCAACGAGACCGGCATCACGTACCATGACCCCAACGAGGTCTCTCCGCCGCCGCAGGCGGGGAGGCTCATCCTCGTTGGATGGTCCGCCGGGTGCCAGGCCATCAGGGTGCAGCTCCAGAGAGGCGTGGTACCTGCTGCCATCATAGCCTGTGACGGCATCCACGGCAGCTATGACGTGTGGAAGAGGTACGTGGAGATGGCCAGGTCAGGTCAAGTCGTGATGGCCATCACGCACTCTCAGGTTCCAGGCGTCCAGTTTCCATCGACGACAGAGATGGCCGAGAGGTTGACAGGATTTGTGCTCGACAAGTTCGGACCACCGAGCAACCCGGCCGTTCACAGTGTTGGCAAGCTGATCGTCTACTCTGCCGAGGGCAACGACGCTGAGGCTCACAAAGCTCAGGTCAGGGTCGTCTTTCCCATCGCAGCGTCCGCTGTCATGACAGCTCTCAACACTGGAGAGGTGCCGACTGGCGATAGCGAGTTCGCTCCGACCGGAGCCCAGATCCTGGCTCTCTTGGCCGGCGTCGCGCTTGGAGCGGCCACCATATCTATCGCATCGTCGAGGAAGCCATGAGGGCACCGCCGTTTCTCGAACTCGAAGAGGCCCTTGCTTGGGAGGGGCTTGCCGCCGAGAGGGGGGTATCTGAGGTGGCGAGGAGCAGCTTTGGCTTCATGAGGGCCTACGAGGCTGCCGGCGGTGACCCGGAGAGGCTGAAGCACATGACTGATCCGAGGTCCGGTCAGACGTGGTGGGACAAGAGGAACAACTTCGTCGCCAGGCACAAGGCTCAAATGCAAGGCGGGAAAGAGGCCCAGTACGAGACCTTTGGAAAGTACGATGGCCTCCCCACAAGGCGACATCTTGCTCTCATCATGTGGGCCTACTCACCTTCTCCAGAGAAGCTCGAAGGACTGGATCCTGACCAATGAACCTCCTCATCTGGGGTGGACCCGTCAACAAGAGCAACCTGGCCTCCGTGGCGCTCCCCGAGGACACGCAGGTGCTGGTGCTCAACCAGGGCCCTGACGGAGGCATCGGGTCTTCTTCGTTCGGACTCCTTGCCGCGTCGTACAGAGACTCCTCTGGGAGGATCTTGCCGTCTCTCCTCGCGGCTCATGGCCTCAGCAGAGACTCCTTTGACAAGGTCGTACTCGCCGGCTTCAGCGCTTTCCACGGCCTTGCCGCTGCGCTTCTGGAGACTGACGCAGACCTTGTCGACGGCATGGTGGCGCTGGACTCGTGCTTCTCTTCTCCAGGCGCTCTCACGAAGCCTGGGTACGTTCGCTTCGCGAACATGGCGGCATCGGGATCGAAGTTCTTCGTGCTGACCGCGTCCGCCGGTGGCGGAGCTGGGTCTGGTGCAGCCATCGGTCCAGGCGTGCCCGACTACTCGACAGGATACGAGTGTGTCTTGGCGAACGTGGCCGATGCTGCCCCAGAACCCATGCCGCCATCGGACGTGCCCGATGGGGTGCCGCCGCCAGAGGCTTACTACCACAGCGGCGGACTCTTCGTCCTCGATTACCGTGGCCGTTTCACCCACGGAGATCACGTCAACAAGATCGGACCTAGCATCCTGAACGGGTTCCTCGTCCCGTACCTCGACGGGAGCTTGTCCCTTGGATTCCCATGGGGAAAGGTGGCATCGGCGACAGCGGGCGCCGTCGCCGGCTTCCTGCTCTTCAGGTATGCACTCCGATGAGTGGGAGTTGCTTCTTGACCTGATCCTCGCGAGAGGCGTACTGGATCCTGACACCAAGCTCGTTGTCGATGCGGGCCTTCGCCACGCCGAACATGTTCTCGTCAATCTCGATGCCGAGGAAGTTGCGGCCCAGATGGGCAGCGGCCACCCCCGTCGTGCCGCTGCCCATGAACGGGTCAAAGACCAGCTCTCCCTCGTTCGAGAAGTTGTAGACGAGGTCCTCCATCAGCAGGATCGGCTTCTGCGTCGGGTGGAACCTGTGACCTCGGTCCCTGGCGAACTGCCAGAAGGCATGGGAGCCGCGCCCGTTCCACTTCTTCTTGCCCTTCTGATGCATGATGGCCACGCCGTACTCCTCGGGCTCGTCGTCGGGCTCGGAGGACATGATGGCGAGGCCCTCACACGCCTGGCCAGGGCGGTCTCCCGATATCTGCGGCGTCGACTGGCACCTCCGGTACACGCCGCTTCTGACGTATTCCTTCTTGCCGCACGACCTCTGGTAGTCGCCGAGCTGCTCAAGTGCGCAGAAGCAGATTACCCACCTCTTTGTCACCCGAAGGAGCTGACGAACGAAGTCGTAGCTTTGCAGCGGGTCGAAGTTGATGTCTGCGTACATCACCCTCTTTCCGTCAAAGCTCTTGGCGTTCTTGTGAACAAGCTCCGTGTATGGTGGGTCACAGATGGTGACGTCCACGCACTTGTCCGGCATGGCCGCCATGTAGTCGTAGCTGTTCGCGTTGATGAGGTCGATCGTTGTCATAGATCGACCATAGCATGGTCATCCTGGCGGCACAACGTCGCTCGGAGGGGTGCTCCTATCATCGTATTCGTAGTAGACGTTCGTTGTGTAGGCGTCGGCCTTCTCGAAGACGAGGTTGGCTGTGCCCATCTGCCCGCGAGAGAACAGCTCTCTCGCTTTTGTTTCGCTCGGAAAGGCATCCGTCTTCATGCTTTTTGCATGTGTTGACAGGAACACGTTTTCCGAAGCCTTTTTGATGATTCCAACAAGAGCCCTTGGCATCGTAAACCCCTGACAAAGTTCCGAAACAGGACGAACCCGGCAGCGAGCCCGACGACTGCGGCGACCACGTTTTCGACGGACACGGAGGATGACGTGCCCCCGTACCCCATTTCCACGAGCGTGTTGTTGATCTCCACGGCGCGCCTGGAGTACGCGCTGCTTCTACCGTTTGTGCAGTCCTCGACCATCCCGAAGCTGTTCTCGGCCGAGGTGCCGTCGAAGTCCCACGACCCGCCTATGGTGTCCTTGCACCTCGTCGTCGGAGAGCACTTGGGGGCCCCGGCGTTGTAGGCCGCGGCCACGGCGGGCAAGTCACCGTGCTTTTCGACGAGGGTGCGCAAGAAGGCGGCGCTCGCCTCGATGTTCTTGGCGGGGTCTTTGATGTCGTCGGAGGACGGGTGAACGCCGGTTCCTGCGAACCACGCCCCCGGAGTCATGGCCATGACTCCACCGGCGCCCGCGGAGTTGATGAAGGTAGGGTACTTCCACCCACCCTCGACGACAGCGATGGATCGCATCCACAGCGGGGGCACGCCGTGCTTCTCCGACGCCGCCTGGATCATGTCACCGAAGGCCGCCTGGACGCGAGGGATGTTGGCGAGGTCTCCCCAGTAGTTGTCGCTGGAAAGGATCACGCCCTGTCCCTCGACCTCTACCTGGCCGTTGTCGAGGTAGCGAAAGCGTGGTCCTTGACAGACCTGTCGCCAATCTGATGCCATGTGGCTAAATTACCTCACCGGACCATGAATTCCAAAGAGCTTGCCTATCTGCTCGCTGCCGCCCTGGCAGTGACCGTCGTCGCCATCCCGATCTGGGCGGGAAGTAGGCTGAAAGTGGGGCCGGAGGACAGGGTCTTGCTTCTGGGTGACTCGCTCGCTCAGGGCCTTTCGAGGCCAATGTCTCAGCTCGCCGAGGCGGACGGCATCTGGTTCGTGGGCGACGGGCGGGTGAGTACGAGGCTCGACCAGTGGCTCGACGGTGGCTGGGCTCAGGAGGCCATCTCCCAGTACAGGCCGACGCTTGTCATCGTCTCTCTCGGAACGAACGACGGGGCAGCGCCGAGCCTGATGCCAGCATTTGCCGGCAGGGCGGCGTCATTCGTGGCCATGGCTCAGGCGATGGGGGCAAAGGTTCTCTGGGTGGTTCCTCCAACCATGCCCGCTCGCATAGACGTGGCTACAGTGAGGGCATCTGTCGAGCAAAGCGGAGCAGCTATCTTCGACAGCTCGGAGATCGATGTTGAACGAGGCCCTGACCAAATCCACCCAACCATCGCGGGAAACAGCGCGTGGGCGAGCGCGATCTGGCGCACCATCACATGAGGCAGCCGTCATCGTTGACCCGCCGACCGTGTTCACCATCAAGGTCGTCGGGCCCGACGGGTCCCTGAGGATGGTTGTCGAGGTGCACCCTTACATGACCGTTCTGGAGGGGTGCAACGGGACGATGAACGAGGACGAGAAGGGCATCCTGCTGAGCTTCGCCAGCCGTGTCAGGGCGCACGGGTGCAAGGCAGGCATGATGTTCACGACAACCGCGGCCTACGGTATCGGAGACGGCATAGAGGTCGCCCCCGGCGTTCGCTGGAGCTTTGCCGTTCCGCTGGCTTTCACACCAGGACTCATCCGAGCCGCGAAGATATACGGCGGGCTGGGCAAGGGAGCGGAGTTGGCCAGGCAGGTCGTCGAGTGGTTGCGACGGTTCGCTGTCATTGGGCCAGGAGTTGTAGGTCACACCAACGCCTGCCTAATTCTTCATCTTCGGCTCATGCACGATCTTGTTGTCGGCGCCAGGTTGACAGCGGAGAAGAAAGTGCTCAACCTTCCGCAAGAGGAAAAGAAATGAGAAACCTTGTCTTGGTCATGATTCTTTCGGCCTGCGGCGGCGAGTCTTTTGGTATCAGCGAAGGAGAACGTGATGTTGGACGTGACGTTGGATCAGGTCTTGGAGGATCATCGGCTGGGACAAGCCAGGTGTCAGGAGGAGGTGGCACGGTCCATCACCCTGCTGGAGGCTCACATCAGGGCGGCTCTGGCCGCTCAGGAACGGCAGGAGCTGGCGGAGCAACTGCTGGGTCTGGCGCGGGAGGAACTGGCGGCGGCGGAGGGCATGAGGATGTCGGAGGCGGCTCTGGCGGAAATTCTTCGGAAGGCGGAACAGGAGGGTCGGCATCCACAGGCGGAGACCCTTCTCCAGCGGGCGGAGAGTCCGGCCATGCGGGAGATCAGGGCGGCGGAGCTTCTCCGTCTGGTGGCTCGGGTCAGGGAGGCAGCGGG